CACGGAATACTTTGCTCAATCTTTTCATTCCGTTCCGTGAGCCAGCAAAAGCCTTATCGTCAACTTGCGCTTTATCATCGCCATCGATAATCATTTTGCTTCCTTCTCCTAGACGCTGCACAGCTAGTTTCATAAGAGAGATATCCATGTTCTGACTCTCTGTGATCCAAATTAAAGAACCACTTCCACTGTCATAGCCTCTTATGTCGCTTATGGGTAAAAGGTGAAGTAGATTATTCTTTACCATATCTTCGACTTGCTCTATCCCACCAAGCTTTGAAATAAGTAAGCTCCCTAAACCTGATTGATATATTTTTTCGTCTTTTGTGCCTTTATAGTATCCGTAATCAGAACTATTTGCGACTTTTGTATTGTTTGCGAAGACGACAAGCTTCTTTATTTTGCCTTTTTCCAATTGTCTCATAGCATAAGTTAAGCCAATCAAACTCTTGCCTGATCCTGCTTTTCCTCGTAGTACAGTAATATCATTGTTCATAAGGCTGTCTACTGCTGCACGTTGATACATATCCAAACACTTGAATTTACCAAGTGCCATGGTATCCAACTCATATTTAGTCTTCGTGATAGCTATATGCTTATTACCATTCCATTTGAAACAGTCAATCTCATTTCCTTGAGCATCTTTTACAACAAGGTATTGATTAACCAGTAAATCATATGTATTGTTTTGCGGAAATTCATAGATATCTGCTAGTTCGTTGTCTGTAGGAGTAATTATTTTGTAGCCACTATAGTCGTCCTCAACGACTTCTTTGCACTCAATCAACTCAATATCATATGCTTCTGCCTTTTTCTCCAGTAGTAAATCATTAGTCATTAGGCTATAACCATTATCTAAGCAAGCCTGAATAATTTTATTGTCTGTGTATTGTGGATCAAAGTTTTTATCAAATGTAACTTCGTAATCTTTGATATCAAACTCAAATTTGTTGTTATTCTCTTTAATAAATCGTACTGCCTGTCTAGCTTTATATTTTAGTTCATCTGTTCCATATGTTTTATGCTTATCAAGCTCACGGTTGACATGTGAGAGCATCACATATGTGTATTTATCTTCAATTGTGAATCCATCTAGTAGTATATTCGTATCAATTAATACTTTGCTCATAGGCAATCTCCCTTTATGGTTTAGCAATCATTTTATTGTAGTTTTCCATTAGTTTAACTCTTAATTTATTTTTCTCTGGTACTGTGATGATTTCACCGTTAGGTAATTGCCTTTTGTGCTCTCCTGCAATCTTAGATTCAATCTGAATCTCTTCATAGTAGTAAAAGCCACCGTATTCAATGATATAGTCACGAGTCATATCAAAATAAATGCCTAATATTTGTTCTGCATCCTGATATGTTGATCCTATTCTACGAGCAAAGTTTTTCACAACATGGTCTTTGTTGTATGGTTTTTCCTTGTTCGCCATAAGTGTTCTCCCTAAGTTTTTGTGTTAAGAGCGCATATTTATTGGTCAAAATATCGTTATTTTTATATACTCTCTTTCATATATGTGGTTTTATGGGTGATTCCAAGTTAAAACCCATAATTTCGTTATTAAGTGACGGTTTCTGAATGTTTAATTTTACGGTTGTGCTCCTTTACTTTTTCGTTAATATACGCCTTTCTGTGTGTATTATTACAGTCATTACATCGTTTTTGATTATTGGCTTTGCGCTTAATAATCGAGGCACAATCTTCACAAAAGCTAATTTTTTTATCCTCGTTAAGCAGATCAAAATAATAGCCTGACTGATCAAAAGTAGTGATATCTAATATTTTCTCAGATTTGACATCACTAAGCATTTTGATGAAATCCAACTTCACTAACTCACGTTCCATTATAGTAATGTAGTTCAATTGAGATAGCTCATGCAATATAATATTAATTTTATACTTACTTGGTATTTTAGCTGATTCAATTAGTGAGCGCCCTAATTTTTTACTTATGTTTATGTATGGACTAATATTTTCTTCATTGCCATGCGTACCATTCATTATATTGGACAATGTTTTTTTTATTTTCTTCTCAACTAATAACGCAAACAACAGTTTCTTTTGATAGTCTTGAATAGGGAGATTATTCAAGATTTCAAATTCATGCTTATAGACAGCTATAGAGCTTATTACAATTGGTACTGATGTTTTTTTATTGCTATAAGCGAGAACCGAATTGATCATTTTATAATGGATTTCACGTTCAAAGCTATTAATGTTTTTTTGACAAAATTCGTAAAGCAGCTCTTTACGCTTTTTAGGTTTGACGCCAATGGACTTCCAATACTTTGCCAATACTTTTAATTCGTATTTGTAATATTGAGTTTGGAAACCATTGGCCAGAATTAATTCTGCATATTTAATTTCATTATACTGAGGTATCGCCAAGGTTCAACTCAACTTCCTTTACTTTATAGTTGTCATTTAGATATGTTACATCGTAATCACTGCCGAAATGATTCAGTGGAATACGAACTGTCCTGTTACTTGTCGATAGATTCTCTACAATTACATTACCGTAGACATTCCATAGAAAATCTTTATTCCAGCTAGGCTTTTCAACATACAGAAGATATAACAAGTAATTAACCATTCTTACATTATCGATACCCAATCTGTCTAGTGTCACACCTATAATCTCATATTTGATAGAGATTGAATTTTCGATAACTTGCGTCTCTGAATTTTTGGTAATCTCAAGCCAATTACCAGTTCTAGCTGCATCAGCAACATCCTTAGATATAGAACCATAGGTTTTCTTTACAAGCTCATATTCCCTAGTATTCCACTCTACAGTATCACTCATGTATAATTTATATATATCTGGATCGGTTTCAAGCTTAATTTTATTCTGTATATCAAAATCAATTGATTCAATGTACTTACAGAGACTATTCATGACGGAATCGCTGTCTATTACTGGCATAAACTCGTGATATGTATTCAAGAATTCTATTTCTTTAACAGTTTTACGCTTTTTACTTTTTAGCTCATCTATGCCTATCCCGAAATTGCGAACACATGCAAGATTATGTTTTTCGAGATGTTGCTTATATTTTCGCTTAGTATCCTTGTACAAGTAGATAAAGAAATAGGGATGCTTATCTAACAGTGTGTTATTAAGCAGTTCTTTTTTCTTCTTAATTTCAACAGTGTCATCATCGTTAATTTTGTTATAATTAACCCAGATGCTAGGGATGCCTTTGACTTCACGACCAATCTTGGCCTTGTCAATTTGTGCTGATTGTAATTTAGTACACATTTTTAGTCGATTCATTAGAACTTTATGTTCTTCAGAGTTCTCTTTGAATCTAGGCAATAGAGCAAAGGCTGATGTTGATTTATTTGTAATAGCGCCAATCTGCGAACCAAAGGAGAATAGATCAGCTTCATATAAATCTTTAGGCTCGATTACTTTCTTGACCGATTGTGGTGGGGCATAAACAACTGGCAACTCGTATTCATATACGCCTTTTATTATTGTTTCATTCGATGCTGTTGCCAAAATATCGTAATCAAAGTCACTTCCTGCCCAATTGACTGTCTCTTTACCAAATACATTAACAAGAATACCTGAGTAGCAATATTTATACCATCTCTCGGTTGCATCGTTCTTAATAAGGTTTAATTTCACATGTTCACTACGATAAGTCAATGGTGCTCTCATAGAGTCTACCAAAGAAACGTTCTTGTTATTCCAATATGAAGAGTAATATTGATTAGCTTTTAACAAACCTTTGACCTCTAGGCCACAGACATGTTGCATTTGAGCATATGGATCAGAGACAATAACTTGGAAATTACCATCGACTATTATTTCACCTAAGCAAGCACGTTGAATGCGTGTTTTAATTAAGTCATAAATTTTAGTTCTTATGTATTTATCCTTAAGCAAGCCATGATCAAGCATTAAAGCTTTAATCCAATGGTTATCACTATGTTCAAAATAGTTTTCTAATTTTTCTTCGTCGATATTCTCTCCTAAAAGGAAAAGAAGAGTGTAGTAGATGTTTTCTGACGAAACTCCCTCAATCCAATCAACAAACTTTTTACATACGGTTTCAATATCTTGCTTATTTAAGTTGAGCGTTTGCAGAAATTGATAATTTAGTCGTAGTATGTCTTTATCTTTCTTTGGAGTGTATAGAGATATGCCCCAATATAAATGATTTTCTTCACAATTCTCTTTATATTGCTCAATACTGTCAAATGAATCCCACAACTTAAATTGACTTTCTGATAGAATCACATCGATATCACGAATATCAACAATTTTAGGGCTGCCATTTTCGTCTTTGTAAGATGTTTTGATATTATAGTTTCCATTGTTGATTTCGTTGCAGAATCCATGAATATCAAACGTACATAGCATCCCCTTAATAAAGTTCTGCCTAATGCACCATTGTGCAGGTATGTAATCTAATCCTAGCTCCTCAGCCCACTTTTTAGCCTGCCTTATGCTTACTAGCCCCTGTCCATCGAAGCGATTAAACAATTCTTCAAGCTCACGAATATCAATAATATCATCTTCTTCAAAGTCAGTCTCTGTTACATAGTTGACTCTCATCTTTAGTGGCGTTTCATAATCAGGAACTAAGCAGAATTCTGGGGTCGATACTTTTTTTGTCGCTGAACCAGACACGCCAAAGTACGCATTGAACTTGGATGGTGTCAAAGGCTTGGTCATGTCTCTACCGTTGTTCAGCCTTTTATTTAATTCATCTACAATGCCTTCATCGCAAAAAATTACTGTAGATACCCTAGCTTGTCCTGCTGAGCAAGAAAAACGAACGTATTTTTTACCATTGAGTATTAGTCCATTGTAAAACAGATATTCATAATGCTTAGGATGATCCATTACAATTGATATGTATTCAGGAACAAAAGTGAGTCGATTTATTTCATTCTGTAACTCGATAATTTGTTTTTTGTTTTTAACCTTATCTCGTTTTAATTTATCTCTCAGTATGTATAATTGATCAATATGTTCTAAATCTACATATCTATCTTGGATTTTTCGGACACTGCGCAGCATCTGACTATCAGATAGCGCAATAATTTCTCCTAGTTTTTTTGCTCTATTGAAGTCTAGTGAAATATTGTAATCGAACTCTTTCAACCGTGATGAGTTGAACTTCATAGTAAAAAATTGTCTGTTTTTCTTCAAGCCTTAATCCTCTCGTTCTAGTTTGTTTAATATGTATGTAAATCTTTTTATATTATATTTTATATCTCCTGTTGTAAGCCATTCAGAATGTAAATCATAATCTCTATTGTGGTAAGTACCGCTATTGACTATATTTTCTACATAAATGAGAACATCAGAGATTTGTTCATCTGTATAGTGTTCAAACACTGAAGTAACTTGCTCCATTTTTCACCATCCTTTCTTAATCCTATTATATAATATATAATATAAAAATGTCAATTATTTAACAAAAATGATTGACTACTATTCCCAACTATTATATACTCTTATCAAGATAGTTGGTAAATTTAACTAAGAAAGGTTGATGAATATGATTACTGAAACAAATAAAGATGTAAATTCGAGAGTAAAAAAGCCAATTGATTACATTAATGCTTATCTTAATCAATATAGTGATAAAACGAGAAAAGAGTATATGAGAGACGTGAAACAGTTCTACCAATATATGCAAGACAAAGATGTGCTCCAGTTAAGTAATCATGAAATGTACTGCGACAGTAATGGTGAGCACTTTACTAAGTCAGATATTATTTCTTATCGCACCTACTTGATTAGCAAGGCGAAAGAAGAGAAACGTAAAAACTATGAAGGCACTGTTAAGCGGAAAATATATACATTAAGAGGTTTCTTTAAGTTTCTACAGGGTGAAAACTTTTCTACTAACTATATGATTTTCGATACAAAGGGGATCACTTATACTCCCAAAAGTTACGATGTACTAGAAAAAGAGCAAGCACTTATATTAGCTGAGTATATAAAAGATAAACACAGATTTGGTCAAGAATTATTTTCGTTTATTATTATCTCTGCTGTCACAAGTGTTCGTGTTAATGCATTATGCAATATTACTTTTGATAACGTGCGTTATCACGACGAAAGATTTTATACGATTAACACTGGCGATGTAAGGGAAAAAGGGAGTAAAGTTGTATCCATGCCAATTGAGCATTGGATGTATGAAATGCTGCTAGAAAATAATAGCGCTTCACTAGTAGAATCAAATAGAGTGTTTCCTAATTTAACACCAGATATTATTCATGATGCAATCACTACAAGTGCCAAAGAGTTAGGATTCAAAGGACGCATTACAACACATTCACTACGTAAAATGGCTGCATCCTATGAGATGAAGACAAGGGGTAATTTGAAACTAGGGATGATGCAAACCAACCATAGTAGCGCTGAAGTGTTTATGAACTCTTATGTAGATAAGACTGCTCATTTTAGTGAATTGTCAGGTATTCGCATGTTCTACAATATTGACGATTCTATTTTTGACAAAGTGAGTAAAGAGCAATTACTAGAATTATTAAAGGAACTAAATTCCTCTGCATACGAACAATTAGCTTTTGCTGTTATAGATAGGAAGCTATAATCCAGTGCTTCCTATCTGATATGAAAGATAAAATATAAAATTTACAACTATTGTTAATCGTGATATAATAGCCTTGCTTTCAATAATAAATAGAAAAGAGGAATTAATAGGTGACACAAGCTAAAAAAATTAAAGTTAAGCTAAAACCAACTTTTCAGATGTATCCAAGAAATGGTGGGATTGAAACAGAGGATCAGTTCTATGTATATTCGTGCTACCTCACTGAGCAAAATGATGACATAGAAATCAATCCAGAGTATCAAACGTTCACAATAGCAGGGAAGATACAAAAACTAGAGCTAAATCAGGAGTATGCTGCTACATTGGCAAAGGCAGATCGACCTTATTCCTACAACGTCACGGAAGGGATATATCAAGAGTTGCCTAGTAGTGGACTACAACAGCGTGAATTCTTTAGAGCTTTATTAACTGAATTGCAATTCAAGGCTCTGTATGATGCTTATGGACATGATAAAGACTTAATAAAAATGTTTCAAAATGACGAAATCGACATTAAGAAAGTCAGAGGCTTTGGCGAAGAAACGTATAAAAGAATAAAAGATAAAATTTTGAAAAACCTTGACTATCAAGTTCTCATTAGTCAATTATCCAAGTATGGAATCAATTTTAGTACCATTGTTAAGTTGATTGATATGTATGGCAATGCTGATTACGCAGCAAAGAAGATTAAAGAGCAGCCCTACTCTTTAACGAAAGTAGATGGAATTGGATTCATCAAAGCAGATGCAATTGCTAAAAACATGAAAGAGGAAATGATTCGAGAGAGACTAGAAAAAGGAGAAATTGACAAGGTTCAAGCACAAAACTTGTACATAATTGAAATATTTAAGAATCCTGAAAGAATCAAGGAAGGAATTAAATATGCTGTTAAAGAAAATCAAAACAATGGTCATACGTTCATCTATGCAGAAGAATTAATTGAAAAATGTAAAGAACTGTTACAGATTAAAGATGAGTTATTACTATATGAGCAACTTGATAGCTTGAGAGACACAAATGTTGTTTATTTTGATGGAGATAGAGTAGCCACCAAGGATGCCTATGATGCTGAAAAAGAGATTGCTTTGTGGTTTTCAGAAAAATTGAGTAATAAAGCAAGCGAATTGGATTTCGATATTGATGAGTTCATAGAAGCATCTGAAAAGAAACATAATATAAAATTAGTAGAAAAACAAAGACATTTTTTCTTTAATGTTAAGCATTATGGTGTTCATTTGCTTATTGGTAATGCTGGGATGGGAAAATCGATGCTCCAAAAATTTCTTAAAGATTTGTGTGAACAACTTAACATGACAGTACGCTGGATGGCTCCTACAGGGAACGCAGCTAAAGTATTGGGTAAGTATGTCGATGCAGATGCATCAACAGTTCACAAGGCTATTGGTTACGGAAGAAATAATCAGCAAAACGAAGACAATGATCAGCCTAATTTTGATGGGAACTCGAATGAAATACATGATGATTACATAGCAATTGATGAGTCCAGTATGTTAGACATATTTATCCTTAACAGTCTACTGAAGAAAATAAAAAATCCAAATGCTCGTTTATTATTTATAGGAGATAACTTTCAAATCCCAAGTGTTGCAGCAGGAAACTTGCTTCACGATATGATTGAAAGCCAAATGATCCCTACTACTAAGCTTGATGTCGTATTCCGTCAAAAAGAAGATGGGGCACTTGATATTGCCACCAAGATACGTTTAGGTGAAAAGTTTCTAGATAGTCATAGTGTTGGCGAGTATGAGTTTGGCAAGGACTTCATTGTAAATTGCATCGATCAAGAGCAAATGGTCGAAATGTATAAGTTCTATTATCAAGATTTACTACATACATACACGAATGATAATATCATGGTTCTGTCTCCTAGAAAAATTGGAGACTTAGGAACACAGGCCATCAATTATAACATTCAACAAATCGTTAACCCTCAGCTACCTTTTGATAAGTTAGATGAAATTGAGTATGGTGAAAATGTTATTTTCAGAGTTAATGATTACGTTATAAATACTAAAAATACATATGATGTATCAACAATTACTGGTGATGTTATTGATTTAGTTAACGGTGATAAAGGGAAAATTATAAAAATAAACAAAGATTACATAAGAACTAAGAAAAAAGACGATGAAAACTTTTTTGATGTTGCTGATGACGATGCAAGCGAGAAAGAATTAGATTTAGACATGAGGAAGAAAGGTGTTTACGTTAAGTTTGATTTAGGTACAGTTCATTTTTCTATGGACTTATTGGGTCAGTTATTACATAGTTGGGCATTGACCATTCACAAATCCCAAGGTTCTGGTAGCGATAGTGTACTAATACTTGTTGATAAGAGTCACTCCTATCAGATGAATGCTAATTTACTTTACACAGCAATTACACGTCTAAGAAAGTTTGGTGTGTTGTTATGTCAGCCTGAAGTTATTAACCGTTCGATAAAAAATGTAGCAAACTTGTCACGTAATACATTTTTGCAAGAACTATTAAAGGCTAATATATAAAAAAGGTTTAACAACTGTTTTAAGGCGTTCTAGTGTCTAGGTGGATAAATTATACTAACTAGAGTGTAGAACGTCTTAAACTGCATCCTGCGGTGTCACAGATGTAAATCAAATGGATCACAAAATGAAAAGAGGAATAGAAATGGAACAAATTAAATTTTACTACTGTTACGATTTACGAATGCAAAAATTCTTGCATGAGAGAGGAGAAAGATTTGTGTGTAAAGGTATCCATCCAACAACATACCGGCTTTTTCATCAGTATATTATAACAAAACGACTAGAAAACCATATAAATGATTATCACACCATAAAAAAGTATGACAAAATGGTTTCTGAGAACCCTTGCCCCACAAGGGATTTGGGCGACAACTTGACAAAACGCTAAAATAATGAAATTTTAGCTAAAATAGCGTGACAAAACATGTGTTATTGAAGATGATTCATGATAAAAAGTATGACAAAATGATCGGTTTTAGATACATATAGAGATTTACATGAAAATGACTGAGAACCTTTATGTAGCAAGGGATTTCAGATATTCATAAAAATTCACACTTTGACAAAATGCCTCTGTGAATACAATTATTCTAAAAAAGTATGACAAAACACTCGATTTTGGGTACTGAATTAATTATATAATAAGTTAATTAATCTTATAATATCTCTATTCCACAACCTCTTTACGCTACGCTTCACTTTTTCGTTTCGCTAACGCTACACTAGGTTGTTCCACATATAGGACTCGCTCACGCATTGTTGTTGGATTAGTTTTCTTTTTATTAGTCATTTTTATTTTTTAATCAATTTAGTTTATATTTTATTTGTTTTAGGAGAATGTACATATGAAATTTAAGGTTAAAAATATTAAACTCAAATCAAATTGGTTTGATGAGAATGGGTTAGTTTTTAAGATAGGGTACGATGCGTTTTTTCTTTATTTGACTTTATACAGGTATTATATGCTATCTCAATCAGATGAGGATTCATTAATTGTTACTTCGATGACTTCCTTGAAAAAGTTGACTGGCTACACAATAGTTAAGACGTATGACTTGTTCAAGGTATTGGAGAGATATAAATTAATCAAGTCAGATGTGACTAGATGGGATCGAAATTTAGATGTGAGTATTATGCATATTGAACTACTGAACCTTCCACAAGTCAAAAAAGACCAAAACGGAGTGGAGAATCCAATTTCTGATGACGATTTTTACATTCCGATAAATTTAGAGTTGGTGCAAAAGTATTTGGATTGTGGTTTCACGATTAAGGAGATTGTTTTTTCTTTTGTCATTAAGAAGTACTCTAACAATGCTGAAGGTAAGTGTTGGATGTCTATCGAAATGTTTGCAAAAGTAATGAATGTGGGAAAAGGTACGATCACTAAAATGATACGTGAATTGAATAGAGAATATTTATTGTCTTCTTATTATCGTAATCATAAACAGCGTGGAGAGGATGGAATCAAATTTGAGCATTATCTATTGAATAAATTGAGTGAATGGGAATCATTTAAAAAGTTACACAGTGAGAACATAGAGAAAAATATAAAAAATTGGAGTCAAGTAGATCAAGTAAAAAAGTCTGGCAATTAAAAATAAGAAATAAAATAAATTAAAGGAGAGTGTTTTAAGTATGGATATGAATAATAATTTCAAAGTTAAGAGTATATGGTTGAGAGCAAATTGGTTTGATGAAGACGGTAAAGTTTTTAAGATAGGTTATGATGCATTTTTAATGTATCTCACCTTGTATCGTTTCTGTGTGAGATATGAGGGTGTTGAATCTAAAAACAGATATGAAGAATTTCGCACATCGATTAGCGAGCTAAAAAAAATGACTGGATTTACAATGATAGAAACTTACAAACTAATAAAAATATTGATTAGACATAAAATGATTAAGACCAGTGTAACTAATTGGGGGCAATATACTGACAAGGAGTTAATAATTATTGTAGCTATTGATTTACCACATATTATCAGTGGGGAGGAATACATTCACCTAGACACGTCTTTGGTTCAAGCATATTTAGATAGAAAATTCAAAGGTAGGGAAATAGCTTACCACTGTTTAGTTAAAGTTCACTCTAACAATGATGAAGGTAATTGCTATCTGACTATTGGTAAGACAGCAAAACTGATGCGCATAGGAATCGATACTACAAATAAAATGATTCGAGGATTGAATAGAGAATATTTATTGTCTTCTTATTATCGTAATATCAAACTAATTAGTAAGACTGGGTTTAAATTAGAACAATACATGTTGAACAACCTAAGTGACTGGGAAACTTTCAAGAAAAAACATATGAACAATATTGAGAAGAATATAAAACTATGGGATAAGGAAAATGAACCTAAGAGAAAGTTGAGAGCTAAAAATAAAATTACATCTGTCACTGATAAGGGTGTTACTAGCAAAGTGGTTAGCATAAATAGTGTAAAGTATACCCCCACCCCTCAAACTAAAGAGGATCAGGAAGAATTGCTTCCTTTTTGATATTGTGTGGAGATTATGATTGATTTAATAAAAATAGTGGATATGTATAGAAATAGCGACTTAACTATCTCAATTTGGGATATAAGTCGCTATTTTTGTATTGTATTGTGGTGTGTAGAAGAATGTAAAAATTGAGAATAAAATCAGTGAATTGCTGATTAATAGTCTAAATAAGACCTATTTCTCAACACGCTTATTCTGAATAAATTGGATGGTTAGATAGTGAGCTGATTTGTTTGAGTTAATAGTGAGTATTTGGGGAATAAATGGAGATTAAATTATGAGCTGCTAGAGAGGATGATTAGTGATGGATTTGTGTAAGAAGCTGTGAAAAGTGTTGGATTTAACATGGAATGGGATGTGATTTGGCAAGAAAAGTGGTAATTCAAGTGGAATTGTGATAGAAAATGATGAGTGGATAAGGAGATAATAGTCTAATTCTGGAGAATAAAAATCGAGTTTGCACTATGTTACATATGAATTTGAGTGAAAAATAGATAGAAGGGATAATGATATGGTAAATATGGTAATAATTGTATCGATATTTGATGGTGAAATTGGAGACGTGAGAGGGATAAAATAGAGGTGAATAGTGAGAAAATATGATGATATTTATAGGATGAAATTTTAACTCGCTACTGAGATTGACGTGCTAAGCGCTCCAGCTATCTTGAGCAGACCAAAAAAATATGTAAACATATCCCCCTATCTATCAGCATTAACGGACTGTTAAAGCTACCAACTATTATACAATAGCAGGTAAACAATAAATAGTTGTGATAGTTGAGCATATAAGATAGTTAAAATTATATATTTTATTCTTGACATATTGCTGCTTGTGTGATCCGTTGAACGTGGAATATTTCAGAAGGCAGACGCATGAAATAGGCTTGCTATATTGAGCTAAAAAAATTTGTATCGAGATACACTTTTTCATAATAACAATGCAAAAAGTTTGACGTAATAATACTTGTCATTTGATAACATTATATTAACAAGTTATTAACAGTATGTTAGCAACTGTATTTAACTCTATTGATATTTAATTTATATTTACTGGATATAAAGTATTAACTATGTATACTATAGTCACTTACTTACATATAGCCACTTACAATTCTATATCTACAATTCAACGTGTCACTCACTGTCACATATCACGTTAAAATACATTATATAAAAACCTAAACTATTTTCAATAAAACCAACACAAAACAGCCTATCTATGGTATAATAATACTTGTAAGGGAAGTTCATACATATAGTGAGGTGATAGCCAATGTTTGAAACCTTACTAAACATCATTACCATTCTTTCTTTCATCATTACAACATATGACATCATAGCTAACAGACTAGACAAGCACAGAGAACGAAAAGAAGAAAGAAAAAAAGCCTATCTCGAATCAATCGAAAAGGCTTTACAGAATGGTGAATATCCTCCTCGAAAGGATAAACACAAATGATGTGAACGACTAGGAGCGACTAATAATCGTTCCTAGTTCCCTTACTAATAATATACAATAGCATTTACAGCAATGTCAATATTACGCTTTATTTTACCATCCAGCTATTCAAAGGAGGAATAACCATGAAAAAGAAAACACGTTCAACTATTCTATATTTTATAACACTTGTGCTATGTGCTACTATGGTACTATCCAACGGAGCAGACAACATGCTTCTAACTGTTATTGGAGCATCTGGAGTAGTTGTGTCAATTATAGGATTATTACTAATCAATCGTAAATAGATAGCCTATACTTTACTACTGGCTACACTTAAAAACAAATAAAATATATTATATAAAATTTACTAAAATGCTTTACAATATCCTATATTCGTGCTATAATGAATTATAAGCAAATGAGAGATACGCACCAAACATAAGCAAGATTAAAACAAATGTTTTAAGGAGATGTGAGTGACAATGAGTAAAATTTACGAAGTATTAGACAATAAGCTAGGAGAAGAAAGCGCAACAACATTTTTGAGAAAGGCTAACATTCTCATGGCAAAGTGGGATTCAACAGGTGAAATAACCGAAAAAGTACAATTTCAAAAAGAATTGGTACAACTTTTCAATGAATACGAGCTTACTCAAGCCGAGCAGGAACAATACATTAACGAAATCAATTCCATAATGAAAGAAAATCTAGTGCTATGGGAAACTACTCGATAACGAGAGTTTCCCATATGAAAGGAGTTATATAAAATGAGTGCAGAACAAAAGAGAATACGTCAAGTCCTAGCAATGGCTAGAGTCAAACAATTGCAAGCACTGAAAAGCCAGTATGTATACGGCTCAATATCACTCAAGCGATAGTAAAAGCATAACCGCTTTTACTCTCCATATGAGCTACTAACAACCTATGCAATAACCTTTAGTAGTTGATATGGATAGTAAAATATCCAACGTTACAACCTAACACAATCATTAACTAGTCACTATGGCAGCTTACTTGTTGACAGGATCAACAAAAGCAACACGCTAATACACTAGCTAAACATTGCAAAATGTTAAACCGTAACAACTAGCAACAATGTGTTACATAGCAAGTTACTTTCAATTCGCACATTGAAAACTATATAGAGTGGTGGAGACCTTTATAACTCTAAGCATAAACGGACTGTATGCGATGATATGAGCATATAGAGCAATCCGAAATGTTTACATAACTCGAAGAAAGTAAAAAATTGATTTTCATAAAAATATTAAGTAATATCATTATATATTATCTGTTTAGAACCGTGTGAAGGGATAGGACGGCACAAAACTTAGGTTAGAACTTGGTGCAAGGATAGGCAAGCGCAAACCGACAAAGATAATTGATATGGTGTTACTTAATATTTTATGATAAAAATATTTTGTACTTTCTTTTCTGTTTCTTGTTAAAACTGGAGGGGTAAAAAATGAATGAAAAAGTTATGCAACTAGTGAATGAAATTTGTAATACGAAATCAAATTGCAGAGGAATCGAAAATAATCAAGAACACATTATAGGCTTACTTAAGTTAAAAGGCATTGAAATTTCAAACATTATTATCAAAGAAGTTCCACTAAATTGGAACAAACAAGTTGTTATTTTGTATCAAAACATAACAACAAATGAACACAGAGAATTGTTTGCTGGAATGGGTACGGATGGAAATTTTTATTTTGAGGATCAAACCGACGAAGATGCTGACATGTACAAATAAAATACATATATAACAAGAAGCAGAAAAGAGAGTATAAATAGAATATTAATAGTCTCTATAACAAAATAATAAAGACTAAAATATAAAATACATAATGAAATGAGGTTTTTATAGTGATTAAAAATATCGTTATTGACATACGTCCTGTAATTATGAATCAATTCCATTTGTACAACGAGAACAACGGAGAATTAAACTTTAAACAATGGATTAAGAAAGAAAAGAAGCCTATTATTCAAAAAATCAATACAACACTATCACAACTAGAGCTAGAGTATCAACCTAGCAAAATTGAATTAAAAATAGAAGGTGTATCAACTATTGAAGCTGTTGTATCGTTTATGTGGACTGAAGATATTAACATCAATGAATGGACAAACATTATTAAGTATGACTGTAGCAAGATAGCAACATACTATCACGGAAAACGATTGATTACATACGTAGCATAACAGGAAACTATTATTCGAGCTGGAGGAATAAATAAGATGAGAACAGAAGAAATGAAAGTAAATAAATTCGTATCCGACAATAGTTTAACAATGGTTGAACTAGGTTATAGCATAACACATAAAAAGCATTATTTTGGTTACAACGCCCAAGGTAATGAAGTTTCATTTACTTATGATGAAAAAAACGAATCTTTTTCAAAAGGTTATGGCTGGGACTACAAAGCATAGGCAAGCTATTGCAAGTCAATTAATGAGCATATAACAGTTTCATTATATATGTGCTCATTTGTGGGCTTACAATACATAATATAAAAAAGCGAGGTTAATCAAAATGAAAAAAACATTATACGATTATTTATGCACTGTTCTTCCGTTGTCCTATCTTCATAAAGAGCTTAATGACAAGTACAAATATTTATCTTGTATTGACTACTCGAAAGAGTATGAATACATGGACGAGTTACAAACAAGCATCACGAAAACTATTGAAGAGATGACGCTAGAAAATGATATTTCTACAAAAGGCCTTACTCAAGCAATAGGCAACATTATTTGTGATATTGATAAAAACAGCCTTGAGAATGCTCAAATTTATACACAAGATGAATTCATTGAGTACATTGTTAAAGAAGCTAAAATGCTACGTAGTGAAGCAAGACGCTTTACAGATATGCTTGCATGGATGCAGGAAAAGGAAAGAGCAAGCTACATTGAAGCACGTTTTATACTTGAATGGAAAAATACAAGAGACCACAACAAGTGCTATTACTACGATGCTAGAATGTCATTTGTTATCGTTGTAGACAAAGCATAAACGCATAACAGCACTCAAATATTCGAACCGGAGGCCTTAAAATATGATTAAACTACCAATCAACAATAACGGCACTATGACAATCGACCAAAACGAGCAAGGTATTAAGGTTAATTCGCATGATGATGAAACATTAATTCCAGAAGGTGACTTTGTAATGCTCATTAATTACTATCGCTGGATCAAGATTAATAATATTCAATGTGACTTTATTAATCCATACGGCATAAAATAACTCGACTATGCGAGTATAAAAAGGCATTAGGCATAGTGCGTTAGCCTACTGTATTTATAGTGGGCTAGGTTGTAACACCAATACATAACAGAATGGAGAATATAAAATTATGACTAAACAATACATATTAAACAAAGAAACACAAAAAATTGAACTTCAATTTTCTAAGGAAGAATACAAAGCATTAAGTGATGAGGATAAAAAGAGCTTGAAAAGAGCTTTTCAATTCACTCCAAGAGTTCAAGCATGGACATCACGTTCAACTAAAAACCATTATTCAGCAATCCAAGCAGCCGAAAAACTAGGTTTTGCAAATGGAGGAACAAAAGGAGAGCGTTTATCATTTGCTGAACAAGTAGAGCAAGAAGCATTAAAAGCTTCTAACCGTGCAGACTACTATGATCATAAAGCTGAAAAAGCAACACAGAATGCAGAACAGCTTCAAAGTGCATGGAATGAAGCGTCTCAAGATTGGTCATATGTTACTCAGCCTATAATTGCAGGTCATTCTGGGTCACAGCGCTTTGCAAAGCAACGTCAAAAGCTTCTTGATCGCTACGCAAAAGGTTTTGATGAGTACCGTAAAAGCGACTATTTCAAACAAAAAGCTATAACAGCACAAGAAACAGCGAACCAAGACAAATATAATAATGCTTCCTATTTGAATAATCGCATTGAGGAATGCAATAAAAACATTCGAGCTTATGAGCGTATCATTAATAAAACAGATAATGAAAACAGCAAGAATGAAGAATATCTTAATAACATTTTAGAAAAATTAAGCTTTGAACTTGATAAGCTTGCATTTATGATGAATCGACTTGAAGAATTAGGCGGCAATCAATACAGTAAAGAAAATGTAAAAGCAGGTTATGAGGTTAAAATAGATAAAGATTGGGGAAAAGTTGTAAAGGCCAATACTAAAACACTAGAAGTACGTTTTTCATGGGTAAATTATTCATTGAAATATAACTATGCTGAAGTAACAGATATGCGCATTCCAGAAGACTACAACGAACAAGAAGCAAGCAACAAGTTTACCAACCCTTACAATGTGGATGATATTGTTACACGTAATTCAATGGTTGGTGACGTAGTTATTCAAGCCTTCCAAATTATCAAGAAAACAGAAAAAAGCGTAACATTACAGGAAATTAATATCATTGACAATGTACCACAATTAAACAACTTTAAGAACGATGAACTATTGAGACGTTCTGTCAAATTGACTAGATACAATACAATTGTTATCAATCATAGAGATTGGTCACTAAGCAAATATAATCAAACAGCATAACAGCAGATCATAAGTCGAACAGGAGGAACTGAAATGAACAGATTAAGAGGCGAAAGAAAATTCAAAATTGGTGACTATGTTAACTGGACTAACTCCAATGGTGTTAACTTAGGAAAAAGAAAAATTATCGGATATGATACAAGGTCAGGCGAAACATATTTCGATTACACTTATTACATTGAACCAATCGACACTCCTTGGTTTTCTGTAAGTGAAAGCAACTTAGAATTGTATGACCCTTCAAAACATGATTTACATATAAACCCATAACAGCAGCCAAAACGTTGAACGGTGACTATATACCGTTCAACGTATTCGCTATAATTTACATGGGCTATAAAACAGACATTTCATGATATAGTTGACAGTAAAGGAATTGATTCAATCAACGCATTGGTCAATAACCTAGTTGAGAAAAACGGAATCAGCCCATTATATAAACCTGCTGAAGTTGTATGACGTGGATAAGTCAAATTGACGTTTACTTTTATTGAGAATAGGAGAGATTAACATGAATAAAAATAATCAAGCTTGTGCTAGTGTGATCCAATTGCGTGAAACTTTTGCACCTACTGGTGAAGACTACATGAAGTATGAAGGTATGAAATTTACAGTTGTTCGCGAATTGGTAACAGGGAGAGAATATGACCAAAGCGAAGAAAATCCACGCATGTATGCAATCCGCTTGGAAAATGGCAAAGAGATTCACGTTTTCAATGATGAAATTGAAGTATAATTAACCTGTGATTATATTTACAATTACATAACAGCGTTCATTTACTCGAACGGTGAGCGCTTGAAATACTCATTTCATGTTGATTATGATATTATTTAAGAAAAAGGAGGAAGCAAAAATGACAGCAAAAGAGTTAATGGAAATACTATCAAAAATCGATCCTAATAAAGAGATTGTAATAACTGTATATGACGAAGATAACGATGCTTATGAGGTGTCGATTGAGAAAGTGGACAACAACGAATGGACTACTTCAGCTATGATTGTAGGCAGTATAACGCTATAGATAAACCGTCTAGGCGGTGACTGAATAACAGTCAAGCAGCCTTAAGCCTAGAGCGTTAACCGTCAGTAATGGCGGTTAGGTGGCTATACTATTACATATTGAAATGAGGTTTTATCCATGTACCAAACTATGAATGTTTTCTCTAAAAATTATGTCTTTCAAAATCCAGTTACAAAAGAATATGCTTCACTGTTCATTCATAACGCTACTAGTGTAATCGTTACAAATGAAACTACTATTTCCACAAAGAATCAAGGACATGCAGAAAGGTTACTACTGCAACTAGGTTTTACTAATCGTGTTCATGATGGGAAAGGCGACTATCAAGAATTGGGAGCTAACACATAACAGAAAGATATTATTCGAACTGTAGACTTGCATAAAAAAGGAGGTTCTTAATTAATGAAATATGCAGTTTATTTTAGATGGATTTCTGAGGATTATAAGGATTCATTTAATGTTAACGGTTTGAAAGAATTAAAATTAAACATTAATGCAATAAAAGAAAATCCAGATCAAGAAATTATATCTATTTGCCAAATTAACAAGCATGGTGAGTATATCCCATATAATAAGATTAAATTTTGACTCAAAGCATATAACAGCAAATACATAATCGAACTGGAGGAATATAAATGAATCTTAATGTTGCTGATAGATTAACGAATTAAATAAGAAAATAGTTTCATAGGTTTTTTGTAAATATAAAATATAAATAAGGGAGATAAAATAAAATGATTAGATATACATTTGAAGTAAAAGGCTGGGAAACAAGGCAATATTCAAATATTGTTAAGTTGTTCGATGACGAATTAAATACGGAAGATATTCACCGTGAACTATCTTTACTGTTTGACACAGGTGAATATAAAAACGTTATGCTTAAGAGTGTGGCACAGGTGGATGAAATTGGAAATGTTGTTAAAGATATTGATTGGAAAAAGTGGTAGTTTCAATTGATGAAAGAGTGATTTCATAACCCTTTATAAAGTGAAAAATATAAAAACACGGAGGAATTAGAATGAAAAATATCATCTGGTTAAATGGATTCACTGTAGATGGAAACACCGAGGAGGAAATTAAGAAAGAAGTTAAGCAACGATTACAAGAATTGCTTGACAGTGATCAAATTCAATATGAAGTTGAAGAAGCAAACGACATGTAATAAAGCCTAGACTGCTACAGTCTAGCATGAGGATTCCAATAACTATATTGGGCTTCTTATAGTATGCTGTAGCTGCTTTTACAGTGTATAACAGCATGAAAAATATCAAACTGAATACTAATTTCGATTATGAAAAATATTATTCTATGAAAATGGAGAGATTGAAATGAAATTGACATTGACTGATAAAAGTATTTTAAGTGAAATAGGTCATCGTAAAGAGGATTTTGAGCAGATTGAACTCGCTACTTCAAAACGTTATACAAAATATGAATTAGATGATAAGCCTATTTCACTAGAAGAAGTTTTGCGTCTGATGGATAGAAAAGAGTATCTAAGCGGTATTGCTAGAAGTGCTTTTCATTGGAGTGCTGTAAGAAACACTTTAGACGGAAGAACAGTATACTTTGATTCATCTAATTTATTCAAATAAAAACAGTGTTCTAATTGTGAACTTATGAATAACAGATTCAAAAAATTCGAACTGAGAAACTGGAGGGAAAAAATGGGATACATTGATGAGGAGTACAAAGGATCAATCGCTTATAATTCTGTAATGTCTATTACGAACAGGGAAGACTTACTTTATAGAAGAGGCTACACTGTCGGAGCAGTTGAATTTCACAAAAAAGAAGGAAACGAAGGACAAGTAAAGTTTTTTCAAGATGAATTAAACCTGATTGACAGAAGGTTGAAATTGAAAGCTTTTACAAGTCAAGCATGACGATGAAATGACCGTTTCATATGCCGTGTGGCAGTATGTCTATAACAGAATGAACTCACTCGAACTAAACTAAACGACAATATAAAAGGAGATTGATAATAATGAAAACTACAGTCGAACACTATCGCATGTCTGTTGATGCACTGCTAGTAACAAACAAAGGAATCACTAAAGAAGAGGTTTTACTGTTCAACGAAGGTGTGGAAGTTGTTTATTTTGAAAGTGAAGTAGAGTTAGAAAGCGAAAAAGAAGAATTTAACAAATACATTCATTCTAATCATTATGAAGTGAAAATGACACTGAAGACAATTAATGAACGAATTGCTGTAGTATTGTGTGATCAATTAATCATATAAGCGATACAGTTAGCACAAATTGAGCCAATAAATCAATCGTTTTATGAGGCGGTACTCAACGCCATAATAAAAAGGAGGAAGTGTAATGAAAATTAATGAGCAAGATCAAACAAAGGTAAGTAATGATTCATTGAACAATAATGGTAATATGAAAGTATTTGAAATGAGTCTGATTAACAATACATACTTTAACACGTTCAGAGATTCTAAGTATCCAGACTGGATGACAAATGAAAAACAAAAGGCCTCATGGTTGCAATATAAGAGTCGTGTAGGAAATTTTCTGGCGCAATTAAATAAGTCGTTAAACGATATTGAATTAGAAGATATAACACAATACATCTTCAATAAATCAAATGCAAAAAATCACATAAATGGTTTTATGTTGTTTCACATCAAAGAAAACACATTAGGTTTTCGTGACAAGGTAAAGAAGGACATCTTATTCTATTTGTTGAATGTATAACAGAACAAAAACTATCGAACTGAACTAATTTAACTTATTGGAGGACTTAACTATATGATCAAATATTTCTCAGACGATACCTTGTATGAGGTTTTAGAGAGTGCAGGAAAAGAAAATGAATTTGATTCAATTGTTGAACATATAAAAGAAAGCAAGGGACTTCTAGTATTGGATCATTATGATACCTATCGCTTTCTATATAGAGAAAGTGAGCTAGAGTTGTCGAATGAATTGAAATTTCTTGAGGACTTTTTAGCAGATAATCTTGAGACAATTCAAAGCTGCATTGAAAGCATGTTTGGTGAGGATGAACATGAAGAAATATCACTTGGCGAACTTAATCTAGACTTAAGTGGTCACGAAGAAAGCACAGCTTTAACTCTTGATGATGCTGAAACATGGGATAAACTACTTAACTCAGATGATCCAGTCAAATATCTGAAGGAGACATTGTATTTTGATCGCAGCATGGAGATTGCTAGTAATATACAAGAAGTAATATCTGATTTGAGAAGTTCACCATATGGCAGGTTGATTGATTGGAATATTATTATCGACTCTCTGCCACAAGAGGCAGTTTACAGAATGAAAATTTTCGAAGTCTTTGATGAAACAGGAGCAAGTAAAGGTCTATATGAAAATTATAACGCTGAATCAGCAGCTACGTATGCATATAACTCGTATAATCCCAATAACAAAAAATGGTCATCTGAAGTCAACTGGACAGCACAAGAAGTCGCAGTATATGGATTTAATCCTAATAGACGTAAATTGCAATCTGAATAACAGCACAGATTTTTTCGAACTGGCTTCAAAAAAAGCTTACTCAGACGCTTATTATAAATCATAGGTAGGAGGAATAGAAAATGGTAACAGATAAGTCTTACAACCTAATCACAAAAACAGTAAATAACGTCATACATAAACTTGAAACAAATAATATAAGTCATGAGGTAGTAGGTGACAAATTCACATTTGCCATTTCTCCAACATGCACAATACATACAGATCAATGCACAATTGATATTCACAAGGATCAAATTAATGTCAATGAAAACAGAGTATCTGATTTAGATGAAATGATCGATGTAATTTTAGAAGTAGAACAATAACAGCGCAAATTTATTCGAACGAACGAATTAAATGAAAGGTTGTGGTTACAAATGGCTAACGCATTAAGTCAAAAAGATATCCAAGAGTTGAAAAATGAAACTTTTATAGTATGGGTTTTCTATCCTAATGGACAGTATAGCCCAAATACTTGGGAAAACATATCGATAAAAAAAGCTGTCGAGCATCAAATTTCAATGGCGTCACAAGGGTATGTTTGTTTGATGTATCCAATGAAATATAAGCATCGTATGCCAGCAATCCCAGCCAGTCACAATGATCGTGAGTTAGATACTGATTGCTATGAGTTCAAGGCTGCCGTTCTGCCACTCCTAATGCGTGAACCATATGTACCGTTTGAGTGGAAAGAGGTTGAAGAATTTGTAAGAGCTAGAGGATATAATAAAGTAAGAAATAATTATTTCGGAGCTATTGAAACTGTTGGAGAAATTGTTGAATAATTTGCTTGTATAACAGCACAAGCTTATTAAAATGAGAGACTAAGTGCAGATATTAAAGTCGAGGGAGAAAAGTATATGAATATTCATAACAGCGAAAGATTAAAAGATGAAACTGTAAAGAAAAGAATTGCATCTTTTAAGGATGGAATTGTTAGTTTGGTTGGGGTGAATAAAATAGTTGTTACTTGTCCAAAAGAAGGTCATGTTAATGATTTTATTAAAAATGTCGATTCAGATAACTGGGATATTGTATATTTTGACGGAGAGATAGCAGGAAAATTGACAAATGAAGACATGATTGAGTTTTTTAATCTATACGATGAACCCTGCTTTCGATTTTAATTTAGTAAATGAGTAAAAGTTGCACTTTCGTCAAAATGGAATGAAACAGCACATGAAATGCAAGTTTTATCATCCATAAAATATAATTTAAGGAGATGTTTACATGAACAACATTAAAGAGATTCGTAAAATTCGTTTATGGCTTGCTATCGACGTTCAGACACAAGAAAGTTTTTTGTTTCAGAGTGGTTTGATACATTTAATAACAAGACTTGCGGTGCTGAGTCAGAAGGCGTTTATTATGACTTACCTGAAAGCTATTACTTCGGCAAAGCAAAGGATGGAGAGTATTACATCTATTCAGAAAACAGCAATAGCCCTCATGACATTGTTACTAGGGTTAAAAACGGTAGTGCATATCCAACTTTAGACGGAGATATTAAACTGCTTACATCAAAAGATCAAGAAGAGATTGAGCTGCCTCGAATCAACATTGATAATAGATATTAATTAGAATGTATAACAGCCGAAACTAGCTCGAACTGGAGCTAGTCTACACAAGATGACAACTTGTGTACTGATGATGGCAAGCCAATCAATCAGACTATATTAGTCATATAAAGGAGAATATAAAATGAATGTTACTACACTACATAACAGCAGCCTAACATTAGAGCCACAAATCAAACGTACAAACTACCGCACGATCAATGGTAAGGCTATTTACTTGAAAGAAACATTTGATGGTGTGCAAACTTATGTTATAAAAGGTAAAAATATTGTTTTAGTAAAAGAATCAAACAGCAAACGATACAAAGCAAAGTCTACGCCTTGTTGGAACAACCTTGATCCAGTGGAACATGAGCAGCTTTACATCCAATATCCTGAGCGCTTCTCAGGCTATAGAGCAGCGTTAATTCGTGAACACATGATCAATAACAAGCAAACATGGAATAAGTGTCCAGCAATCCACAGTTAGAAAGGAGAATATAAAATGTATATGTACAAACCAATGTATAACAGCAAGGGAAGATTACAACTTGAGTTTAAGCAAAGCAAATTAAAGCAAGTTACTCAATATGTATTACTTGGTGCATTGCCTAGTTTGATCTTCGGCCTGTCGATCCTGATTGAGAATTAAAAATATAATATATAAAACAGTTGATAAAATGCGTTATACAATGTACTATATAAATATACATAATACGAAAATACATTGTATAACAGCAGTACATAGTTCGAACGAAAGGCAATCAAATTCAAATTTCATATACTAGCGTAAATGAGGCGGTGTAATTCATGCTACATTTTTGCTCTTCTTGCGGAGAAATGGGCTTTGTTCCAGATGATGAAGAGTTTTGCATAGGTTGTATTGCAGAAAAAAGGTTAGAAAGCTACAATAAAAAACCTGCTGTGAGTAAAGAAGAAATTAAACCCAGAAAGAAAAAAGAAGCAATTGTATGTAAATGCAAAGGATGTAGGGCATGTAGAGACAATCGGTATGAATTAAGAGAAAGTGACGGATTGTGTCCTTCTTGTTGTGAAGAATCAAGACTCTTTGGAAATGCATGGGCTGTGGCTAACGGAAAAAGAAAAAGGGCATCATTTGGATGTAAATTATGTTACAGCAATCAGTCAGATTTAGATAAAAATAGACACTGTTATTCATGCTCAAATGATTTAAGATTATTTGGATTACAATATGCAGAATCACAAGCAAAAAAAAGAATGTGTAAATGTATGGAGAAGTAACAGTCTATTTGTAGTGTTTATGTGCAATCAACATCATGATAAGAAATACTTCACTGTATAAGTAGTTTGTCTATAAAGATTAAAAATATAAGGAGGAATTGAAATGATTAAACAGGAAATTAAGTGGGATAAGTTTGATTTAGGTAAAAATATGCCAGAAGATTTAATTGAAACCAGTCAGAACGAAAAATATAAATTTCAAGCCGAAATTGTAAAAAAAAGTACATATTTTTGGAGAAAAGTTGTTTGGGGACTTTGACATTAGAGTGGTAGTATTTAGTCATCAAGGAAAACAGATCGACATAAAAGAATACAAGGGTATGAATGGAACATTCAAAGGTGCAAACAATCTATTGAATAAATGTAAAGAAGAAATACTTAGTAAATATAATTGATGACTTAACATGAAAGACTTATTTCATGGGAGTTTATGGTAGAATAGACTAGTGAAAAGGAGTGATATTCAATGACTTATACAGTAGAGTATTATCAAAAAGTGCAAAAAGTGCACAAAAGGGCAAATGTAAGTAATGTATCTGAAGAACTTGACGAACAAGAATTAACTAGTCTCTTTTCAAACGAAATAGCTAAACTTGAAAAATGTCCTAAATCTCACATCAGAATTGAAAAATGGTACTAATATTGCATAACAGACCACAGCAGCTCGAACCACAACTTTGTGTGGTCTAATTGGGTAATCACTCGATGATTAGTCAGTTAGACTTCATGAAAGTATTAGTGTAGTGTAATAGAATATATAGACATTGGGAGGAATGAAAAATGGGCAGATACGCAGGCCAAAAGAGAAGGGCGACCAAAAGTGAGACTTATGCATTTGGCAAAGAATATGAGCTAGTCTTGCAAAAAGCAAAAAAGTTACATAGACAGGATAACGAATTCTACATTGATAAGGTGCTTGAGAGTTACACATCAATTTCATCAAATGACATTGATACCTACAACTATGACGTTAATAGACTTGAACATTGGAAATTTATAGGAAACAGATGGCAGAAACAAAATAAAGAGGATGTGGAAAATAGAATGGTGATTACTAGAAGTGTCAATGGTGTCGAGATGGAATTTGAATTAACCAATGATGAAATTAAACAAATTAGAAATCAATTGACTATAGAATTTGCTTCCAATGTAATTAGCAACTATTCTGAAGAAATCGTTAATTATGAGCAAGAATCAAAAAATAGAGAAAAATTGCTTATGTTTGGACTTCTAATTGAACAAAAAGGACTTGAGAATAATTCAGACAAAGAAGCAGAAGCAATAGAAGAAGTCTTTGAAACTGTAAAATATTCATAACAGCAAACAATTAATCGAACTGGAACAAAATGAAACAGACGATGAAAGTCTCGTTTCATTTGATTAAATCAAAGGAGAGAAAATAATGATAAGACAAATTGATATTTATGATTATTATAACGATAATATGGAAATATCCATTATTACCAATCTACTTTCTGATGATATCAAGAAATTATATAAAGAGTGGTATATGAAAGCTCAAAATAGCAATTTTAAGGTTGAGTTTATTGATTATGTAAAAACTGCGAGACTGAACTGTGTAATAATTGAAATCGGTGAATTAGAAGCTGAGAGTGTATTTGTGTAAAAGAGTCATTTCATGCAGAAAGGATCAGTGTGGATATATGAATTTTAAGATACAGAGCTTACCAATTAAACAGTTTATGATAAATGGATTTTACTATACTAATAACGCTACACATTATGCAATATTAATCGATGTCTTGAATGCATTTGGTATTAAGTATAGAAAGGTGCATAACAGAGGAAATAAATTCGCTATTGAGAAATGTTAAGGGGAGTCGCATAAACCATTTTGTAAAGAAAGGTGAATAAGTATGGATAGTATAGTCTTATGCATTATGTTAGCTCTTACAATTATGTCTGGTGTATTATTTGGATTGTCAACATTGGGTTTGCCTAAGAATGACAAATCAATATCAGTCTACAAATAAAGGAGGGATTCATTTGTCAAAAACAGAATGTCCAAAGTGTGGTAATACCATAGGATTTTGTTTCGGAACATGTGTAAATTGTGGATGGAATCACTTAGATAACGAGTGGACAAGTATTCAAGTTAATCCAAATTATCTTCCATATGAAATTAGGCAGCAGTTAATTAACATTCATGCTGAAAAATATAGTAGAAGAAGACGATAAAACCCTTGTTTCATAAGGTGAATATATAAAAACGGAGGTAAACATGAATAGAATTAAAAGAAAATTCGATGTACCGATGTATACCTTCATAAATAAAAGACCATATGAACTTGTTCATAAAATCAAAGAATCTTGGGCTGAAGAAGATATTGATGAAGAAGGATACGTTCACTATGCTTTTTATTATTCTAAAACTTTATGTGGTCTAAAATTAATTCATGACAAATGGGATAATACAAGGGTAAGCGAAATGAGTTACAACTGTGAAAGATGCATGAGTAAAGAACGATAAAAATACGTATAAAAGGAGATTTAGCCAGAGAGCTATTCGAACTAAAGAAATGTACTACATAAATGGGGTCGCAGACAAAAGCTATATGAGTACTCCACTATTAATTCTTCATGTTACTCCATATCACATAGTTGCCAATGATGAACGTGGAAATAGAAAAGTATTGAATCATGACTGGATTGATGAAAATTGGACTTCGTATGATGACTTAATGAGAGCTGCTGATGTTGAAGAAGTAATCGCTCAAAGTAAAATGAACGCACTCTAATCAAAGAGTCTACGAAATGTTACTTTTAAGCACTCTCAATATTAGATGGAAGGAAATCGAATAATGAAAAAATTTATGATAAGAAAAAAGCCATATAATAAATTCGTTGTTATTAATAATCATCTACCAAAATCTTTTAAGTATGGGGTTTGGTATGACTTTGTAACTCCATTTGATTGGCAATACTTTAAATTAGTGAAAGGTTCACGTTATGTTAGCGTTTATGACTTTATTGATAGTAAAACTCCTGCATATACCGTCACGAGAAAAAGGTTTATTAATGAAATCTTGGTGTGGGCTAAATCTGAGCCAAATGAAGTTGAGTAGATGAAATCAGAATTTTATATTATGAAACGTAGGTGAATTTATGATAGATTTTTATTATTCAAAAAAGATGAAATCCAAGATACAGTTTCTTGATGGTTTAAGAGATAAAGAAGTCCCAAATCACAAGGTTTTTGTGGATGGGGGTTATAAACCTTTTACATTTCAGGTGGCACACGGAGAAAGACATAGTGCAAAATGGGATGATATAGTTTTTGTTGGCACAGCAACAGAAGAGGACATAATTTACGACTTTGTAAAATTTACGTTTGCCGATTATCTACGTCAGAAAGAGCAAATGAAATAATGCTTTTGTTGCCTTAATGATTAGAGTATATGATCGTAAAAATATTCTAATTATTTTGAAAGATATTAAAACAATTGTTTTAATAGTTGGAATAATATGCTATAATAAGATATAGAATATAAAAAACAGAGGTGATACATATGGATAGCTCACTAGTTTCACTTAATATCGACACAACAGAAGGAAGTACCTGTGACCTAGTAGAACTATATAATGAATACATCAAGAGCAAGGTGGTCTAACAATATGATCGAATTAAACAGCAAGGTGATTTCACTTGAACCAAGACAGTTAAATAAATACTACCTCGAAAAGTTTAGAGATAGTAGATATCCCAAACAGAGCACAGATCAATCGGAATTTCTTGCTTGGAGTCAGTATAAATCAACACTTACACGGCTGCTAGGTGAACTGTCTGAGAAGGATTCACCGCTTTACAGCATAGATGAGCATGATATTAGAAAAGTTATAGATGGAGTAAGTAATCCAGCAACAAGAAAAAATAAGCTGAAGCATATTAAATCCTTACTTGTCTTCCTAATCCAAGAGGATGCAGACTTTTTTGAGATGCTGACAAAGGAACAAGTACTTTGGATATTGACTATGTAAAGGACATCAAACGAATCATTTATGGGAAAAGGGGATTATTATGAGAAGTGAAGTTTATATTAATGAAGATGTAAGCGAGAGTCAACTTTTAGACTTAGGGTTCACTTATGCAATAATGGAAGGTGGTTACATGAGTCGCGATTATGCAACTATTATAATTGACAATCGTGCTCCATATAACGGACAGATTCAACAATATTCGAGAGGTATGGAGGAAGAGCATATAAGAAACATCGAGAGATTAGAAAAAGCAGGGTTGCTGAAGGAATAACCAAAGAGTAATCAAACGATCATCGAGAAAAAGGAGAGGATGCAAATGGGTTTTGTTGAGTGTAGTCATTATGACGTTGAGTGTGATTCATGCTCCATAAAAGCTTCTTCTGATTTATGGGGCAATGCTAAATTGGGCAGCGAGAGTGAATGTGAAGAGTGGATAATAGATAACGATTGGATTATAAGAGAGGATAAAGTTATTTGCTGTGCTTGCACGCTTGAGGAAAAAATCAAAAAGATTGCTACCAATTATAGTAATATTTATATTTACAAGGTAGAAAACTATAGGAGTTTTGTGATTATTAAGTCAAACATATCATTTCTCAATTCTAAATACAAAGACTTCTTACTGGAGTTGGATGAGTCGTTAAAATTGCGCTACAACAAAAAGTTTAATCAGTTTGATTTAAGAGAGTAAAATGTGAGTTTTAATAGGTGAGCAACAGAAAGGATTGTGTAGAATGGCAATTCCAAAGGTTGGAGAATATTTTGTCTTAGAAATTCCTGAGCACAGTTCTAAAGACATCTTAATGATAACATCGTTGTTCATGAGAGATATTGTTGTTGAGTTCGAAACACTTTTTTATATTCAAAATTTAAATGTTTTTTCCTTTAAGGAATGGGATTCAGATTTTTTTGAGAATGAAAGTGTCAGGAAGGCAACAGAGAACGAAATAGCAGATTTTGAGGCTGCACGTTCAAAAAATAGTGAATTCAAAGACTTATTCATTTTTACAGAAGAGTGTTTACAATTTGAAGCAAATCGGTTAGCAAAAGAATTTTGGGATATTGATAAGTATCCTAAAGTTGCTCTTGATTTCAGTGAAGCGGTAGATGGTAAGGGGGCTTGTTTTACAGTCGCCTATCAATTGATTGAATTTTGGTCTGAAACGAACCGTCAAAGATCAAAAGATCAAGTGTTTGACACACTTCTGCATGAACTATGTCATTGGTATTTATACACTACAGGACAAGAATACAATGATTCTGATGTTCGATTTGCCGAAGAGTTAATTAGGGTTGGCGTAGGACATACACACAATTCTAACAATCCTGATGCGGTAAAAGCATTTGCTGAAGCAGTAAAAAGAATGTGTGATAACAAGTGACGATAAAATATGACTTTCAATGGAGGATTAATGGAGGTGCAAGTAACTTGCTTACAGAAGGAATAGATTTTACTTGGATTGAAAAACCTAATCAATTTGGTTTTATTCACGATTATCCGCAACTTAAAGATGGGACAATTTTGAAAAGAGTGACCATTCCAAGTCCAAACTCAATTGCATTACAATGCAAAGACGATTTATTGTATCCGGTTCTAGTTCTTTATGGAGAATACGAAGTTAACAGGAGAATAAGCAATTTTTGGCGTTGGCGTGAAGTCAACGAGGACTTATCACTGAGTGAAATTAAAAGCGGATATGGGTATTTCTATGAGTCCCACATCAAATATGAAGTTGGTATGAGTATAAGTAAAATATGACTTCGATCAGAAAGGAGAAAGATATATTACATGAAGCAAACCTTATACAGTGAGATTCTTAATGAGTTAGAAGAAATTCAAGCAGAATTCATGGACGAAGATGAAGTAATGGGTGAATATTGTGATGACCACGCTGTAGAGGAAATTATCTCAGAATTAAATGAAAAGTACAAAATAAACATTGATTTAAGTTGGTTGGAAGTAATCAACATGAAAGTAGATGATTTTGTAAGACATGTAAATGACAATAATTAAACATTCTACTTAAATATGATTTTGATGGAGGGAACAATCAATGGACAAGAAAACGTTTGATGTAATTATGAACTACACTAACCTTGTAAGAGACTTATATCCAGCACTTGAGGAAAAACTTGGCACAGAAGCAGCAGATAAACTAGTTGTGCCATTTGATGAGTATCATGCTAGGGAATTGAAACTTGGTGTGTATCAAGACGTGGCGAACTTAGTTAATAGAAGTGGGCACATTACTGAAGACTATGAAGAATTAATTGCCTATACAAAGGTAGATATTCACTATAGCTATGACACTGGATACTCATTGTGCGAGACTACTGACGGTGAACTATATCTTATTCCAAACAAAATTATTAGTCCAAATATCGACAAAAAAGAGTAATTATTTTAATCGCTTAAGGTGCTTATGATTAATGAGTACTACTACATATTAGGCATCGTGCCTTAAGCGAAACCAAGTAATTAGTAAAAAAATATAAGGGAGTATTGTTTAATTGGGAAACAGCAATGAAAAATGGAATAAAACACATAAAATAAAAGATGGGGTTGACTATAAAATATGCAACCAATGCAACGAATATTTACCTTCAACAAATGAATATTTTTATATTAACAAGACAAATAAAACAGATGGTCTATATCCTTATTGTATTGAATGCGCAATATTGAAATCAAAGGAATGGAACAAAGACAATCCTGAGCAATATCAAAAACTAAAAGAAAAGCATAATGCAAACAGACCTATGAATCAAATAATGTCCACTCGATTAAGTTCTCACAGAAGAAGGAAAAGTGGCAAACACAAAGAGTGGCAAAGAGGTAATCCTGATAAAATAAAATTATACAATTCTATGAAGCATAAACATAATATAACTAGAGATGAATGGTTCGCATGTTTAGATTATTTTGATTGGTGTTGTGCTTATTGCAACTGTTCATATAAAGAACATATTATAAAAGTAGGTGAACAACTACATAAGGATCATGTTAATCACGATGGACATGACTATATTGACAACTGTGTTCCAGCTTGTAAAAGTTGTAATACAAGCAAGCATAATAAAGAATTTGCTAATTGGTACAACAAATACAATATAAATTTCAGTGAATCCCGATTGAAAAAAATAATTGATTGGGTGGAAACTGGTTGGCAAGAGTGGACGGAATAATTATAATGAGATAAAGAAGTATATGAAACCAGTCATTTATGGGGGGGTTGTTAGAAATGAAAATTATATTGCCTGAGACTGAGGAAAGAGACAATAAACCTACGTGGATTGAAAATTGGTATAATGGCAAATATGGGTATTGTGTTCAATTAATGACTGATGATGGTTGTCAAATTGGAGATGCATTCTATGGAACAAAAGAAGGCGCATTGATGACTGAAAAAGAATGGGAAGAACAATACAGCATTGACCATAAATATAGTATAAAGAAGCGCAAGGAGTACAGAAAGGAAATCAAGTCACAATAATAGTGCATTCTAAAATTAATGGGAAAATGTAAAGAAACAATTATTTGTTCATGAAGGAGAGCGAGAAAAAATGTTTGTAAAAGGTGATAATGTAGAACTAAAGATTGATAATCCACATGGCGGTTTTCTTCACAAGGGAGATCAAGGTGTGGTTTTAGGAGAGACAGAAGATGGTGAAATTGCTGTTGAATTTGACTTTGAATTTGAGGATAGTCATGATTGTGATGGATTAGTTAAAAGCAAAAATGGTTGGTTTATTAATAGTAAGGATTTGATTAATCTATCAAGATAAAACAAGTATTTCAAAGGGGGAAATACAATGAAACTTTGCGTTATCAAACCTGATGAGACAATCTTCAAGACTGGCGATCAAGTCTTCATCTGTCAACATACTGAGTCTGGAGACATTGTTTTTGACAACGAACATGTTACTTTGTTTGATAGGTCGGATACAGATCTATATGTTGCGAAACTGCATATCTCTAAAGTCAGATTTATTGATGATTATATGATTGAAAAACGTTTTGGTAGAAACTACTTGAAGCCTGAATATAGCCAATTCAAGTAGATAATGAAAACGGCATTTCACAATGAAGGAGGAAGACCAATGAGAGAAATTGATAATGATTGGCAGCATCTTAGCGACCCTGTCAAAACTATTTTGGAGCGTATTGATCTTAATCGTAGAAGTGCCGTAATTCAAATAGGATCAATTGTAGACATACCTTACTTCAAGGGCGAAATGACAGCAGACATAGCAAACGAAATTATTAATTACCAACATTCGAAAGACAATCAAGGTTATTTCTCAGCAACCATTAAGAACGACATTCTAAAAATTAATTTATTAAAGCAAGCTTTCTAGCAAATGAAAACTGGATTTTATGGTATAATGTAGGAAAAAAAGGAGGGGAGCGCATGAGTAGAGGTTATAGTAGTAGACGCTCATATGACAGGAATGGTGGAAGTAACCAGTTTTTTGCTGGACTAGCAGCCCTAGCTTCGCTTTATCCGTTTTATTGTTTAATTATTTGGATATTGAAATTAACAACTCCAGATAAAATTGACTTTATCAATGATACGCAGATCAGCAATAGTCTTAATAAAAGTTTGGCAAATTGGCTGTATAGTAATACTATTGATGCTAAAGTGTTGGTAGTATGCTTTATAGTTATTGTAGCATGTGTTTATATTCACAAAAAACTGTAAACCAAGCAAGTTAAACGCACTTATTTATTTTAGGAGGTGATATTATGTCAAAATTAAAGCAAACTCTACTTACTATTAATTCTGATGGAAGTTCTGCTCTTACCATAGATGGTGTACAGTATGGTTTATATTCAGTTAATGAAACACCCACTGTAAGACTATTGCTACTTACTTTGCAAGCACGAGAAGCAGATATAAACGTCTTAGAGATAGTGCAAAAATAAATATTAAATAAAAAATGAAATGCCTTCATAGATTGTAGGCATTTCATTTTTTTATCTATGTAGAATATTTTAATTGATTTTCTACATAATAAGCATAGGTGATGATAATGTTTATTAATCCTATGCTTTTACAATATTCAAAAGACAATTTACCCTTCAACAAAGATAATCATATAGCAGAATTAAAATTAGATGGTATCAGGATGATCATTTCCAATACAGATACACTTAAACTCTACACGAGACACAACAATGATGTAACAAGTAAATTTCCAGAGTTGCATAGCCCACCTTTTGAGCATGGTACTATACTGGATGGAGAACTAATAGTTACTGATGAAAATGGTAAACCAGATTTCGAATCTGCTATGTCTCGATTTCAATCTAAATCAAGTAAAGTTAAGGTTTCGTTTTGCGCTTTTGATATCATCATGCATAAAGGAATAGATGTAACTAGTTTATCTCTGCATAAGCGAAAAGAATTGCTTGCTGAAGCTTTTGATGACAACGATTACTATCAGAAAGTCATTCCATTCCAAGGTGATATAATAGAATATTTCGAGGCCATTAAACGATTTGGATTAGAAGGCATTGTAATAAAGGATTTAAATTCTAAGTATGAGGTTGGTTCTAGATCATGGTCATGGCAAAAAGTTATCAATTGGACTTACGTAGATGTATTTGTTACAGGTTATAAGAAAGAAGGATTTGGCTGGCTGACTTCAATTGTCGATGAGAAAGGCAAACTTCGCCCATCTGGAATGGTTGAATTGGGAGTATCGCCAGAGCATAAGAGAGCATTCAACAGCGTTAGAAAGCAGTTGATCATTTCTGAGGACAAACACTTTGCCAGTATTGAACCTAAAATTAGAGCCAAGATAAAGACTAGGAATTGGACAAAGAATGGTATGTTGAGGTCGCCAGTATTTGTTGAGTTTATTATATAGAGTTTGGCTATATTTAAAGAGCAGAAATTTCTGCTCTTTTTTCATATAAGCATATGAAAGAACTGTTTTATGTACTACTTTATTATGGTGCAATTCTTTTTGGCCTTGCTGCTGAAGGGAATTGCACTTTTTTATTTTAAATATAGTGCGGCTCAATTCGAATCACACTTTCTCTTGTGTGTCAAGACAAGATTTATGGCATAAAAAAGCTATTGACAATTTAAACAAAACAATAAAATAGAACATACGTTCCCTTGTAATCGGAAATATAAATGATAAAATATAAATATAAGATGAATTGAAAGAGGTGTGAACGATGAGAAGAGGAGATATTTATTTTGCAGACTTATCGCCAGTAATGGGATCAGAACAAGGTGGGGTTAGACCTGTGTTAATTATTCAAAATGATATTGGTAATCGCTTTAGTCCTACAGTAATCGTAGCAGCCATCAGTACTCAAGTTCACAAGCGTATGCCTACACATGTCGATTTAAGTAAAGATAAATATAAATTGAAAGAAGATTCCATAGCTTGTCTTGAACAAATACGTACATTAGATAAAAATAGACTTACAGAGGTAAAGTTCTGTTCATTAGACTATACTGACATGAAAAAGATTGAGGAAGCACTTATGATTTCTGTGGGTTTACTAACCCCACAAAAGCCTAAAAAAGAAGTTACTTATAGAGCGAATAATCTAGATTTGGTTTATGCATAAATAAGAATTATTATATAAAAAATACAGGAGAGTGTAAATATGGCTTATAAAATTTGGGGTGCAAATAACTTGTTTAATAAAAATGATCTAATTGAATTTTTCGCTGGCATGGGAGTAGATAATGTTACCTCTGCCCTAAGTGAAGCAGAGAGAACTCGAAAATCTAGTGTGAACATCGGAGGAAAAAAAGTCATGCTATTCAAGGTATAACGACTACATTAATAAAGGGTGAGAGCAGCATGAATATATTTCAAGAAAATGATTATAGCGACCGTAAAGACTTCATCGAGTGCCTAGCTTTGCGATACAATTATAAGCTGGATATAGACTATATAAGGTCCATCGCAAGTGTATATAGCGACGAGGAATGCGTAAACGGTGAATTAGAATCATTGGTGGTTGATATAATTGATCTTAATGCATCAACTAGAGAGTTGGAGCAACTATTAAAAAATGAAAATTCTACATTGTAGTCCAGTAACTTTGTCCAATGATGAGGCTACTGGATTATCTTGTGTCCTGTATAAAATATATTATATAAAAATATTAAAAAACTATTGACTTGTTGTTTGTTAGTATGCTATATTAGTAATACCGACATAAGTGCTAACAAATTATAAATAATACATATAAAAAGGAGAATATAAAAATGAAAGAAAAAAGAACATTAACAATCACACAGGCACTGGCAGAGTTAAAGATGCTAGGAAAGCGTATTGAGGATGCAATCAATACATTCATACCAGTGGGTATCTCAGTAGGTAAAAAAGGCGTGGTTCAGGGTTATAAAACGAATGAAGAGCATGGCAGCGAAGTGAAGGGTAAGTGGGATCAGATTAATCAACTGATTAACAATCGAGACAACATTAAGGCTGAAATTGTTCGTTCTAACGCTGAAACTGATGTCAAGATTGGCAATGAAACAATGAAAGTCGCTACAGCTATTGAGCGAAAAGTTAGTATTGAAAATGATAAAAAACTACTACAACGTATGAAGCAAGTATTACAGGCTCAAAATACTGCCTATGAGAGGCAGTTACAAATTCTCAATAATAAAAAAGACGAAATTAACAATTCTAGCGTGGCTTCAGACAAAGGTAGCGAGGAAGTGAAAAGTTTCTTAGAGTCTCAGATTGCACTAGTAGACTCCTTACATACACCTACTCTTCATGATCCACTTAACTTAAAAGAAAAAATTAAAGTTCTAGAAGAGAAAATTATTGAGTTTGAAACTAACGTAGACTATGTTTTGTCAGTTTCAAATGCAACCACTCAGATTGAAGTTGATGTTTAATTAGTTATTTATATATTGCTGGCATTCTGAAATTCATAAAATGAGACACTTGCTGAAGCAGTGTGAGCTTCAGAAACAAATAACTTTGGTGTGCTTACCGAAAATATATCTAATATAGAGATATTCTAAATTGATAATGTATTGCAACAACAATATAAAATTATATGACAGTGTTGCAATACAATACAACATGCTCAAAGCTCAAAGTTTATACGTTCAGCGTTGTAAAGCTCAAATGTTAAAGCTCTTAATAATTAAAGCTAAAAACTCAAATATATAAAGATCGATGAAATCCATGATAACAGTTAATAGCCATCTCTTGGCTTTGAATACTGCGTGGCTGGAATGTCGGCAATAAGCTAGCATAAAATAGACTCTATCCTTAAAACGGATAGAGTCTATTTACATTGTGACGAGACATAAAAAAGACTGTAATGACTCATGGGTGTATACACGGTCAGTACAGTCAATACCACAGATTCTTAAACCATTAATCATTGTAGGCATAGATATTTTTATTTATACATAGTTACAATAGGGATAATAAAATATAATATATAAAATATGACATTCTTGTATACAAAATTGGAAGATCGTGCTATAATACAGTATAAGTTGATAATCGTAAATGAAACTATATTTTCATTGGGAGTTGAGAAAAGATGCGAGAGCATATTCAAGAATTAATCAATTTAGTCGCAACCAAAAGGAAAGAAGCAATAGATTCAATTAACACAACCGCTAATCCAGAGCTGAAATTAATGTATCAAGGTAAAGAAGCTGCTTTTGGAGAGGTTCAGGCACTTCTAAGCGAAAAGTTAATGGAACTATCTAAATGAAACGATCCTTCAATGAGTCGGAGTGATAAGTAGTGAGAAAGAAATATGAAAAATATTTGATGTGCAACTTTGGTTATTTTGATAGCCGAGGTAGTGAAAATCAATATGTTTCATTGATTTTCACCCATATTGATAAAGGCTTGAGTCAACATTGTGATCGATGTGGAGAGCGACTAAATGGGAAGCAAGCATATTATTTTACAGAAGACACAGTAGAACAAGAAGCTTGGGTGTTTGGAAGTACATGTGTTGGTCATGTGTTTGGGATAGGATTAGGAAAATAAAGAGGTGGTTAGAAATGAAATATGATGTGCTACTAGGTAGTGGAAATTATACTTTAGTGGGATTAGTAGGTACTCTAGAGGAAGTAAAGCAGCAAGTTATATATAAAACTGCATATAACGAAAAAGGTCTTAAAACAGTGAAGTTAATTAAGCGAGAAAATGGAAAAGAGTTTAGTGACGAAGTGTTCAAGCAGAAAATTGATAGTTGTGAGTTTATAGTTTTCAATTAAAAGAGGCGAGTAGATGAAATAATCTTTTTATGGGGTGATATTAATGTCAACATCGTACTATTTAGCTGTGCCAGAAGATAAGATAACTTACTACTTAGGCAGTCCCAACGCAGCCATAAGCACTTTTCCACTTCTGTTGAACCGTCATTGTGAGAATAAGTCTGTGATCTTATATTCAGACGAAACAGTATTAGGAGATATATTTGATGGTAGCGAACATGAAAATGATGATACGACTGGTTCAGCAGGACACAGGGAAGTAGATTATAGCATGTATACGGCAGAAGATTCTTCTTGGGTTAAAGAAAATGAGATTACACGATTACAATTAGATGAATGCTGTGAAGTGCTATCAAATTACATAAAGCCTTACATTTACACAGGAAACAAGATGTTTATTAATCAGGATGGGTATATGTTTAAGATTGAATAAAAGGCAACGAAACAATTCTTTTATAAGGTAAAAATATAAAAAAAGGAGATGTAACATGAGTGAATTTGAAAAATGGATAGGCGAAGAAGATAATCCAAGTGGTAGTTACTACGAAAGAGGTACTAAAGAATTAAAAATAAGAAAAGGAGGATACATAAATGCAAAAAAATTATATCGCTTTGAGAGTAGATTTGGAGAAACTTACTATATCTCAGATGAAGAAGTGATCAATCAGATTGAAACAATACTTCAGGACGAAAACAAGGAAAAAATCAGTGCGAAAATGGTCGATTATCTATATAACTTAGTCATTCAAAAATTTGGAGTCATCGAATTTATTGTAAGAATTGGACATAAAATTGCTGAACAATGTGACGTAGGATATCGAAATGGGAAACATGCCAAGCAGGAAGAATTAAAAAAAGTATTAGGATTATATTAAACTAAACCAAACGATAAAAAGGAGAGTATAAAAATGCAAACTAAATTTAAGTATCCAATGAATGTAATCGCTAAGGATGTTATCTCAGGTTTTGAAGGTGTTATCATAGCTAGGAGTGCTCATTTGTTTGGTTGTGCGCAATACGGACTAGCACCTCAAGAATTGTCTTCGGATGGTTCACCAAGAAAAACTGAATATTTTGATGAAGCTAGAATTGAGATTGTAGATGATTCAAATGCTGCACATGGGAGCGATGAGTACTCTGAAATATTTACAATTCCACTAGGAACTGAAGTTGAAGATAAAGTATCTGGATTCAAGGGAAAAGTCTTAATGGTAGTCGAGTATTTACATAACTGTAGTCATTACTTCGTAGAACCGCCAGTAGACAGCGATGGAAAGCCTCGTGAGGGACAATTTTACGATGAAGGCCGACTAACCGTGCTAGGGTTGGGAATCACACCAGAGGACGTAGCAGCTCCTAAGCGTGGCTCAGTATTCAGTCGTGATTTACCTAGATAAATCAAGCAAGCACTACAATGAAATCGGTATTTAGTTGGAACATAATATAAAAGGAGATAGATATGACTTATTTAGAAATGGTTATGAAACAATTAGCTAATATTGTTTACAATGTTTCTCAAAATCCCAATGAGAGTAAGTGTAATGCTGCTATTGATTCATTAAAAAGCATTATTACGCAGTATAATGAAGACTCTGGTAAGCAAGTTCAAATTACAGACTTTAGAAAGGATGCTTACCATGAAACTCGTCTTTCATAATTAATTAAGGAGTGAAATATGAACTATTTCTGGTGGAGTATTTTAGTGTTAATCCTAATAAGCGGAGTATTCCTAGCGTGTTATAAAAAAGATTATATAGTTATTCACATTCCGTTTTCTAAATTTAAGATCGAATTAAAAAGAAATAAATAACAAAGAATAGTAACTGGAGGATACAAATGTACTTGCTACTTAGGAATACAATAAAGACATTGTTTTTAATCATCTGGATTCCATGCGCCATCATGATGTTTCCAATTTTCTTTTTGATGTGCTTTTTAACAGAGGATAGCTTTGATAATGCATGGAATGAGACTATAAGCATATGGACGCACATCTCGCTAATAAGCAAATAAAATCTGCATTTTAAGGGGGATACAATGAAACATATTGTAAAAATCGACGATGTTGAATATGTAGGAAAGATCAAGAAGCACACCAATCAAAGCTGGATATGTAAATTGTATAAAAAGACATCTTGGGGAATTCCGATAAAGGTATATGAGAAAGTGTACTTAAGATGCTACATTAACGAGGATTCTTTTGATATGTGTTGGAACACGGCTTTCGAATATGAGAAAACAAATATTAAATAAAAAAGCTAATCAAAGGATTATTTCATTCGAAAAAGGGTGGAGAACATATTGGAAAAGAAAGTCATGGAGAGGCAGTTAAGTAAAGAGGAAATGTATTGGAATTGGCATGGTGCATTTGGTGTGGTATCCATGCTAAGAAATAAGATTGATAATGGCGAGTTTTCGGGTATTAAAGAGATCAACGACTATCTTCTAGAGTCAATGATTTTTATTAGTGACAAGATGTCTGAACACGAAGATGAAAATGGAGAATTAACCAAAGAGCCGATAAATGTATAATTTTTTATTGTAATTTATTTTAATCTATATTTGCTTCTGATAAGTACAAAGAATAAAACAAAAGATACAAATTATAAATACTAAGAGAAAATTATTAGTCACACAACGTCGATTGATCAGATAACGATTGCAATGGTGACAATCATTACTATATTTCGACACACTTAGACATGAAAATTAAATATATTGTGGTTTAAATGGTAAATTATATACATAAAAATATGCAAAGGGAACATACGTTCCGATTGATTAATATACATAAGTTCTTCTATAATTGTAGGAGAATTATGTATATTTTTTTGTGATGTTGTATAAAGTTATAGTATCGCAATTATGAAACTATACAAATGTCTCGGAGGTGTTTTTATGAACGAAGTGCAAACAGAAATCAATGTTATTGATGCACTTATTGAAGTATTACCTAGTATTGCAAAAAATAAAAAAAAGCAAAAAGAACTAGATACTTTGCTCACTGCTCAACACAATTTTCAATTAGGAATGACACAGTTACTATTAAGAGACTATGAAAAATTGAATGAATTAGAAACTGTCAAATTAGCTTGTTTTGTTAATTCATGTTTTCACATTACAAAAAATAAAAACATTGATCCAGAAATCTTTTTTTCAAAAGACATTTTGTTGGAAGCTGAAACTTATAGAGATGACTATGATCAGGTTGCAACACTGCCATATGTAATTAAGAGCGTTCTGAGAGGACAAGACAAAAACTTCTTAACAATTATGTCTTATAAAGAAATATACAATTTATACAATTCAAACATACTAAATTATAACTATGATACACAGCGTATAGCCAAGGCGAAACTTTCTACTGCTGGAGAATTAATAAAAACTCCAAAAGTATATAAGAAGAGTGTTCAAAAGATTTATGAATTAATGAAAGAAGAAAATTATCCCTCATCAACTATACTTTTGAATATATTAGACAATGGTGAAAGCCAAATTGTTTATGAAGATGGAGAATTGACTATACTAGAAGGTAGTCAAGTCGATTTAATAGATGGATATCACAGGGTTCTAGCAATTGTTAAATTGATATCTGAATATCCTGACTTCGTTGGATTTATGAATATAGATATAAAACATTTTGATCTCAAGAGAGCACGACATTTATTAGCAGTGACCAATACTACAAACCCATTTGATAAGACGCAGCGAATGAAATTTGCTAATGCGACAATAGGTTCTTCCATTGTAACGGAATTAGAGAAATTGCCTGAATTCAGAAATAAAATTTCAGAAAAAGGTAGTATAAGTAAAGTGCTTAATGAGTACACTACTTTCTCGATAATGACTGACTCTATTGATCAAATATTTAATCCGCAGAACGCAAAAGAAAAATTTGAAATTACGAAATTATTAAAAGAATTTTATTCTTATTTTCTTTCATATTACCATGATAAATTTAAGAATAGAGTGGTAATCTTGGAAGAAAGCTGGTTTGTGCACCACAATATGTTCGTACTATTTAATGTGCTGGCCAAAAAAATGTATGACAAATATGGAACAGAGTTACCGCTTGATGAAATTCCTAAAAATTTGTCTGAGATCGAGTTCCGTAAAAATGTTGAGAGTCCTTTAAATAGTCTCTTGGTGACTCAAGGGAAAGTTAACAGTAACAAAATCAGAAAAGACTTAATGAAGTTTGCTGAAGAGAATATAGTTGTTTAATCAGAAAGTGGTGAATAAGGTGACTATGACTATGAACGATCAAAATGCTACGTTTGAAAGAAGATTTCATTCATTGAGTTCAAGTTTTTATAATGAAGATATCAAGAGCAGATACTGGAAACAAAAAAACATGAAAGAACAAAGATATATTTACACTCCTCAACCAGTGGCCAGACTCTTTAAGAAATCCGCTGAGATGGAAAGACATTATAATAAAGACTTGTATGATTTTACATTTAATGAATTAGAATTATTCTTTTACTCTGTTGAACCTAGTACTATCACATCCTCGATGAACAATGTGTCTCAAGTCTTATTATATATTGACTGGGCGATTGAAACTGGATTAACTGAGAGAGTTAATCCTTTAAGCAATGCTTCCACAGAATGGAAAGGGAAATTTGGAAAGCATCATCTTAAAAATTTATGGACCGTAAATGAGATTAATAAATATATTAAAGATATACCAAACAAACAAATTGCAGTAATAGTTTCTCTACTTTATAACGGGGTAAAAGGTAAAGAATTATCTGAATTGAAAAATCTTAAAGTGTTTGATGTAAACTATGATGATAGAACGTTGAAATTAACTTGTGACTCTGGGAAAGAAAGAATTATTAAAGTGGATGAACTGTGTATACGAACAATCCAAGAGGCACTAAAATTGGAAACTTTTGAAACGCTAAAGCATTACGATTCAGATAAACGAAAAAAAGAAAGTAAATTAGTAAAGACGAACTACGTACTGCGTAAAAGTAGCAACAGAGCCACTACTGATGAAAGAGTGACAACACAACAGTTGCACAAGAGAGTTGAGGACGTTCAAAGTTGGTTAGATGAGCCACAGCTAACACCAACAAACTTAGAGAGAAGCGGCATACTTGCCTATGCTTATGATCTCTATCTGCGTAACGACTTTGTTTTTAATGGCGAACTTGTTGAAGAAGTTTTTAAGAAGTATGACGTATCAAACTATCATGCTAAAAGAAGAATGGAAATTGAATTTTTGAATTTAGAAACGATTAAGAAAGTGTATAATATTAATTAACTGAATGATTCAATAAAGTGAAGTCGCTGTGTTCTGTGCGGTGACTTCACTTTTTATCTATAAAAGATAAAATATAAAAAAGTGTTGACTCTTATGTAGACAATATGATAAACTAAATAATGTAAGGAGATGATATAAAAATTGATTGATTACTTGGGAAGAAAGCTTGGAAATTACTTTCACCATAATAAATATCCCAATAAATTAGAATTGAACACATGGATTGACGGATTTAAGATACTTTTGCTGTATATATTCAGCATTGTAATACTTACAATGTTTATTATCGTGTCTCACAATTGGCTAGGAGTTCTATTAAATATTATTTTTCTTTCTGTAATGAGACTGATAAAAAACGGTAGACATTTTAGTATAGACAAATGCTTGCTTGTTACAAATGGTTTACTATTGATTTCAACTATTTTTTCTACATATCTTGTTAACAAGTATTTTCTAATCTCTGTGCTAATAGTAGTATTAAGTATAATTTTACTCTTGAGGAAAATTATATACATAAAAGATTATAAAACATTTATAATGTATATAGCAATTATCATGATTTCGTTGTTGAGTTTACATATGGTTTTTATTACAGTGATTTTTATCACTTTAGATTATTCAACTATAAAATAAACTATATAACAAAGAGGATGGTATTAATGTTTAACGATATTATGAGGTACTTTTTAATAAGTGGTTTAGAATATTTCTCAATGCTATGTTTAATCTATGGTTTTTTTAGATTAAAACCTTGGAGTTACCTAAAGGAAATAATTATTACTGCTATTGTTTTGAATATCTCAACTATCGTTGATATTTACATAATAAAAACGGAGTTATACTATTCCACAACCTTTATTGTTTTTGGGATCGTTGCAATATCATTTTACTTGGTGTTTCGTAAATTTAATTACATGCTATTGAGCATAATTGGAATAGGGCTTTACCTTTCCATACAAGGCTTTATTATTGGTTTGTTTACACTGTCAAACCAGCTAACGACTGATGAACTTTTTATTATTAATGAGCAAGGTGAATTAGTTCAAATTATTACAAGTCTTATATCGTTATTGATTATTCTTATCTTAAAAATTGAAAATGGAGGCTTCAGCTACTCTCTTAAGGGTAGTATAACAAAAATATTGGGATTAATAGTCGCAAGTATATTTCCAGTCTTATCAATTTCAGTGGTTCACTATAATTTCGATATTGGCAAACAAAACCTATTCACTTTCGCACCAATGCTGTTCATAGGTATAATAGCTATTATTTTAATTGTTATCTTCTCAAATTATAGCGAACGAAAAGAGTATGGACTTTAAACTAATCTAAGGAGGTGAAAATTAATGGTTACATTGATCTCTACTATTTCTACAATGAAAATCCTTTGGTTTGGGGATGTTCGTAAATAGTTAAAATAAAATGACAGGTGATAATTTTGTTGTCACCTGTCATCAAAATGTTAAACGAAGGAAGTGTTTATATGGTGAATCAAATTTTAGCGCTTTTTGAGGAAATGAAACAAACTCAGAAAATCGAAGTTATGAAGAGATTAAATGATTTAATCGATAACACTCAAGAAATCGTAAGGTACGTAGATGAAAATAACTTGACTTATCTATCTGTTAACGAAATAAAGTATATAACAATTGACAAAAAGAAAAGCTCAATATATCTAGCTGATGGGTCTTTGTTAACATCAAAATCACTCAAGGACAATTATTTTGACCATTACTTGACAAGAGGTTTTGTATATGTTGACAGATACACTATGGTAAACTTAAGCCATGTAAAGTGGTATGATCTTGATTATTTCAGAATCTATTTCTCTGATGTTGATTATATCAATGTAGCTGGTGCAGCATTGAAAAAAATTAAGCCTATTCTAGGTTCTGAAAGAGATATTAAGAATGCACCAAGCTACAGTCAGCCTTTCTTTAGTCCTATAAGATAATAAGAAAATGACTATTGATTTGGAATTTCTTATCATGAACACCTTAAAAAGTCAATAGTCATTTTCTCACCAAAGTTGGACTAGATTATGCTCTTGCAAACAACTATAATATGGGTTAAGATAAATATTACCTTCTAAGAGAGGATTGATGTCGTGTTGTTGGAAAAGAATGATTATGTATTCACTGATGTTGTTCATTTGGATATGGAAGACATCGAGTTAAATATGTGGAATAACATCGTGCATTTTTACTTTTGGATGGTAGACGTAAATCATTATCCTGTGGATGGCTGGATAATAGAAAATCTCAAAAAATACATAGATACTGAGTGCAAACTGACAACATTTTATAATCATTTCTGTCTTAAATACGAGGGAAATCTAGACTTCTTAGATCAGTGCTGCATTGATAACATTTTGCATCATTCAAAAGGACTAGCCCTACCTGCATAAACGCAGGTAGATAAACCTATATTTTACAACATATTATATAAAATCGTGGTGATATAAATTGAATTGAAACCTACTTTTTCTCACTTTTCTTGCGTGGGCAGATTAGTCAATATTGAAACATCAGTTAAAAATGACTTTATTGTTCAAAAATTAATCATAAAAACCAGTGAACATTCAATTCTAAGATGCGAAATAATTGCTCAAAATAGCAAAGTTGTAAAAATGTATCCTAAAAATAATTTTAGTTATGACACATTAATTAATGTACCATATGAGGAACATAGAAAAAAACGAAATTATAACATCTATAGGCCAATTAAATTGTCATTTCATGGGGGATCAAGACTAGAAGACTACATAGCATTCGATGCCATAGAGATGATTAGCACTCATTTGGACGTGGGAGACAACGTGAAAATTGGTGGAAACCTACAAATATCACGTCCAGATGATAAAAACAACGATGAAGCATATGAAAACTTTCATATGCAAAGTCTGATTAAACTAGACGATCAGGCTTTTAAGCTGCCGAAGTATGTTAATGATTCACTTGTTAACATTGAAACAGATGTAATATTTATAGAATTAAAGGAAAAATATAAATTTGATGGATTTTTTGTTTACAAGAGAAACAATATCGTATATACTGTGAAATACACCATGAGTTACGAAGAAGGCTTACATGAGTATTTCAAAAAGTTTCAAAGTGGCCAACTACTAAAGTTGTTCGGAAGATACGAACACTATGTCGAACTAATAGAAGTTGATGGGATCACTTATTTTAAGAATAACATTATAAAGAACATCATTATAACAGGTGGAGACTTAACAGAGACTATCTACAGTAGCAACCTGTTTGAAGAAAAAGCATCTGAAGCTTTTACTATTGAAAATAAAAACAATATGATAGAATACGATTTTTAGAAAAGTACATTTTAAGGAGGTGATACAAGTATGAAAAAGTCAATCATGCGTAGCCCACCAGTGTAAATTGATTCCAATAAGAAATAGTATATAAAAATATACAGTAAAATTAGGATTAACGTTAATATTAATTAATAAATCATACATAGAGGAGAAATTTAATACATATGTCAGAACAAAAGAAATTACGTCAAGGAACAAATGAAGTTAAGTTGGTAGGTTTGGTTTATGATAAAAGTAAACTAGAAGTGAAAGAGTTTAAAGATAGGGTTACTGGAAAGCCTTATAACGCTGTTTCAGGTGATATTGCAATCAAGGTGAATGATGACATTCACTACGCAAGCTTGTTTCAGCGAGAGTTCAACGAGAAAGATGGAGTAAAAACTGAGAACCGCCAATTCAAAGCATGGAGCACAGTGATCGATGAATACAAGACAGTTTCAGTAGATGGTGAAGAGAATGCTGATGCGGTAGCACTTAATGGAGCACAGCGCACTTTAAATGAGTATGGCAATGCTACTGGTGAACTTGTGAGCAATGATCGCATTCGAGCACAGTATATCACACGACTAGATAAGGCTAAAGATTATACACCTGAAGCTACATTCATTCAAGAACTATATATTGTTAGCCAAAAGAAAGAAACTAAGAAAGACGAAGATGGAGATTTTGTTGAAACAGGTAGTTTAATCTTAACTGGATACACGCCTGATTATCAAGGCAATGTCGTACCATTTGATATCTATGTTGATATCGAAGGCGAAGATGGCGAAAAAAATGTATCTTATATTGAAGATAATTATGTTGTTGGTAGTACAGTGCAGGTGCATGGCAGCATCATTCAGAAAAAAGAAGTGATTAGAAAAGAAGTCAAAGCAACAGGCTTTGGCAGACCTAAAGTAGAAACATATACACGTTCACAAACATTCTATTCTGTAGAAGGTGGAAACGATCCTGATGATTACGCTGATTCAGATGATACAGATAAAGCCGTAGAAGGTCGTAAATTTGATGCTGAATTGATTAAGCAAGGCATCGAAAAACGTGAAAAAATGATTGCTGATCTCATTGAAAAAGCAAAAAAAGGTGGTAATAATAAACCTAAAGAAACTAAAAAAGGTGGATTTGGAACTAAACCGCCTGAGTCTGCAAAAGGACTAGATATTGATGAAAGCGACTTACCTTTCTGAGTCAATTTAAAGCGGTAAAGTAAATACATAAGAAATAATATATAAAATACATAGTAAAAGGTGATTATTACTCATATGAAATTTGATATTTTTAACCCACCAGTATCTAAAGTAGCTCACGGACTAGAAGGAAAAGCCATCCTTCTAGTCGGCTCTAACAACTTGGGCAAAACTAAACAGGCAACACGCATGAGAAAGCCATTCCATCTTGGATTCGAGTCAGGTCTTAATGCTATTGATGGAGTGCCACACTATCTATTCTCTAGCTGGTCTGAGTTTAAGGCAGTTAACAAGCAGTTAACCAATCCTAAGACACTAGAACAAGTTAAAGAAATGTACAATACGATTATCTTTGATGAAGTTTATGCATCAAGTATCATGTGCCAAAACTTTATCTGTAATAAATATGGTGTTGAAACAATGAATGATAAACCTGTAGGAACTACTACAAACCTATATCAAGCATATGAGCGTGAATACTTCCGTGAAATCGACAAACTACTTAAAGCTGGCTTCACTATTGTATTTATTGGTCATCCAGAATGGAATAAAGACCTTGAGCAATGGCGACCAAAAGGCGACAAACGTAGTATGGAAGTTGTAATTAACAACGTTGATGTTTGTGCCTATCTGAAATCTAATGGTGTTGACGCTGAAGGCCGAGTAATTAAATCTAGTGCATACCTTGCTGAAACACCTGAATATTTTGCTCGTTCACGTTTTGATTATATTGATACATATATCGAAGAGTTCACTGCCGAGAACCTTGAAAAAGCAATTACCGATGCAATCGAGCGTCAAGCTGAAGTAGAGGGCATTACCACTGTTTCATTCACAGAACAGCAAAAAGATCGCAAAGTAGAAAAGAACTTTGAGGAATTGTATGGTCAATTTAGAGTTTTAGGTAGTAAAATTGCTGATGCTGGACATGTGAGCAAAGTAACGGACTCCATTGAGGAGCATATGGGCGAAGGGGCTACATCAAAAGACATCAATGAAAAACAAGTGGATGCACTGTTCTTAATTGTTAATGACTTGCAAATCGTTGCTGACGATCTTGGAATTGAATAATACATAATATAAAATCATTAATTCATTGGCATGAATGGATTATCTTTCATGCCAATGGAGTAAAGGGAGAGGTAAGATGTTAGAGGGATCTGAAGTACTCTCATTAATAATTTCAGGGTTAGGATTGATTATGGTTCTTGCTTATTCTGTTTATACGACTTTGAAAGACACTTCTGAAGAAAATAATTAAAACTTTAGGTTTATTTGGGCAGTAAGAGGGAGACTTGCTGCCCAACTTTTTACCGACTGTTACTTAAGCTTATTAATCGTAAACAGTTGATTGGAATTAAAAAAAGGAGGTAAATTTATATGAAAAAGAATCTTAATCCACTTAAATCACAAGAGGGGCAGAAAAGAATAGTCACTAAATTTCTTTGGTTTCCAAAGGTGTTAGACGGAGAGTTAAGATGGTTAGAAAAAGTGAAAATACTGCAAGAGGTGCAAAAGGTTGACATTGGCGGAAGTGGAGAATGGGGAAAGTATAAACACTCTTGGATTAATCTAAAATTCGTACCAATTGAAAATTAATGGTGAGCGAAGCAATGAGAATAGGTAATAAAAACACTATTTTATATAGAAAAGAGGATATTATAAATATTGAAACAGAATAAATTAGTCCCTCCTTGTGCTTATCAAGGTGGTAAACAAAGGATTGCTAAAGACATAGTGGACATTATTTTCAAAGAAAATGAGATAAATGACCACACTAAATTTTATGATTTATGCTGTGGGAGTGGGGCTATATCTATTGAACTAATCAATAGAGGTGTAAATGCTGAAAATATCACTATGGTTGATAAAAGTGTGTGGGGGCTTTTTTGGCAACAAGTAGGGAATGGAGAATTTAGTACAGATGTATTCAAATTTTATATTGACGACATACCAAAAGATATAACTAAAATAAAAGAATACGCTGAACAAATGTCTAGACGACCAGCAAATGAAGGACTGTTTAATAACATTGTATACAAATATCTTATTCTTCAAGCCTGTTCGTTTGGTGGTAAAGCTGTATGGGAAGAAGGTAATGAATGGAAATCTCCAAGCTTTAGAAGCTATTGGATGCCAACCGCAACAAGCAATCGAAGAAGTCATGTTAATCCTATGATGCCCATGCCTGAGCCATTGTTTAATAGAGTTGAACAAATCATAGCTAAGATGGAAGGTGTAACTGGCTACCATGCAGATGTAAGAGATATTATTGAAATAGAGAGTGACAGTATAGTTTATATTGATCCACCATATAAAAATACAAGCGGTTATGGCTATGATTTTAACACTGACTCCTATCTACACACTTTATTATCAAGTGGTAAACTGCATAGTAAAAATTATAAAATTTACATATCTGAAGGATATAAAATGACCGATAATTCACACTTGATTAGCAGTAAGCGAGAAAAAGGTGGAATTTACGGTAAACGCAATACTTTTAATGAAGAATGGTTAAATGTATTTAATACATAATAAAAGCACTGTTTCATAAAGTGAAATATAAATAAGAGGTGTTGGAAATGAAGAATTTTCTAAGAATTGCTATTGCAGTGATGATTGTTTTGACAATGGCAGGATGTGGTGAAGCAACCAGAGAAGCTGCAATCGATGAAAAGAATGTATATTTTGAGACACTATCCGAAGAGAAAACTCATGGCACTAAGAGGATTGTAACATTAAGACATATTGAGACTGGCTGCCACTACATCACGATTTATTCATACACTAATTCGGCAGGAGTTGGTGGAGTAACACCATTATTAACTGAAGATGGGAAACCATACTGCAAATAAAATGAATGATTTATTTTGTGGTAGCGATTTAAATAGGTTCAAGCATCCCAATTATCAGGATGCTTGAAGTTGAAGATCAAAGTTATCGTAATCCTTAATAATATATTCAGCTTTCAACCTAATTATTCCAAAAGTTTATCAAGGCAACAATAGAATTTGAATCAAATGACTATAGTATAACTGAGGAATTAATACGTTCTATTGATCTGAAATTATCAATGAAAATTCTTCCTGATAAATTTGATGATGTAGAAGTTTTTTCTGATACATTGTGCTTACAATAAGGAGCAAGTCTAAGAAAGAAGTATTATAAAAATATACAGAAAAGGGGATTCGATGAGGAAATCCAACCTAACTCTATTAGTAGTCGCATTCCTAATGATTTGTTCATTGTGGCTGCTGATTAATCCGATTAAGGCTAGTGGAGAAGGCGAGAATACGATTGAATATTCCATTGTTGGCTATCATCAAATATTTGTTGTGCAAGATTTAAGTAAAGCCATGAACTTGCAAGAAATGAAAAAGCAATTTGAAGAAAGTAATAAAATTGTATTTGAAATAGATTATGAAAAAGTAAAAGCAAATCAAGAAAAGGTAAAAGAATTAAGGCAAATAGAATTAAAGGAAAGCGAATTTCAATATTACATTGACAATGGAAAGAAAGATTATTACACCTTAACTTCGTACACTAACGGCTACGAATCGACTCAAAAGAAAAAAGGTCAAAAGGGATATGGGATCACAGCCAGTGGTGAGAGGACTAAAGAGAATCATACCATTGCTTGTCCTAAGCGTTTTGATTTTGGAACAAAGATATATATCCCAAGTCTTGATAATGTGTATACCTGTCTTGATTGGGGCGGTGCGATTAAAGGGAAAAAGCTAGATGTTTTCATTGAAGATTTAGATGAAGCTATAGAATTTGGTAGAAAGAAAAATGTTGAAGTTTATATAGTGGAGGAATTAGATTGAAGATTATTAGTTTTACAGCGATCGATAAGGCAGGTAAGCATACACAATCAGAATTACTACATAATTACTTGCTTGACAGAGGCTTCAAATCAGTAAAAAGCGAGTTTCATGATTATCAATCGCCTACAGGAAAGCTTGTTCAAGGCTACCTTTATGCTAAACAGGAAGATAGACCGACACATGTAGTTCCTTACGATGTTTCAAAGGAGACAATAGAGCTGATCATGGCTGCTGATAAGCAAGCCAAGCAAGAATGGTTTAAGAAATTAGAACAGCAAGGAATTGATTTCCTTATTTTAGACCGATATATTTTAGATCAATTAGTATTTGGACTAAACGCTGGTCACGATGAAGAATGGCTACTAAGTCTTCAATCTAAGATGAGACAGCCAGACTTGGAGATTGTTATCGACATTCCTGCTGAAGAAAGTATCCGAAGACGTGGAAAGCATGGCGCAAATGACCGTTATGAATCAGACTATGGTTTTTTGAATAACATTCGACAGACTTTACTATCTGACAAATTCACCAATCGAGGTGCACATAGAATTATTTTTAACGGTATGCAGTCTGTCGAAGATATACATAAAGACATTGTAGAGGCAGTCACAGGACATTTTGAGGTGATTGATGAGAAATAAAATTCGCTTCGCAACTGATATGGATCATGTTATCGCAGATTTACTGTCCGAATGGCTCAAACGCTACAACAGAGATTACAATGACAATCTGAAACCATCGGACGTTACGATGTGGAACTGGCATTCGCTAACCAAGAAAGAATGTGGAAAGAAAATTTATGACTACTTAGATGATCCGAGTATTTTCAGAAGTTTACCAGTGATTAAAGATAGTCAAGCAGTTTTGTATGAAATGTCCAAAGATTGCGAGATTGTTGCCATTACGTCCCCATTTAATTTTGAAAATGTGTTGCCGAAACACCAGTGGTTGGATGAACATTTTCCATTTATTAAGAAAGATAATCGTGTATACGTGGGAAATAAATCACTTATTGATTGCGATTACCTCCTCGATGACAAAAATAGCAACCTTGAGCAAGGCAACTTTATTCCATTACTATTTTCAGCTCCACACAATAAAGATGAGAAACGATTTACTAGAATTAAAGATTGGCAGCATATGAGATTGTATTATTTACAGAATATTAGAAAGGATTGATGAGAAATGTTGAAAGACTTTATTATGCTATCAGTCCTTTTGCTTTTGCTTGAAACATTGATTGGAAACTCAATTGATCTTGTGGCACTAGGCATTTCTAGTGTCATTGGATCAGTGTTGTTGAAATTGATTAAGAAATAAAAGGGAGGGACATTAAATGAAATGGTCTGAGGATGTTTCAGCATTGTTGATAGTGCTATTGATTGTGCTTTCTGTTGCAGGATGTACTGCTGTCACACATGTATCTGACAACGAGAAAGAAGTAAAATTAAAAGAATTAGACTATAAGTTTTCGCAATCTTCGCTAGAAGAATAGATAATAAAAAGGAATTACATAAAGAGAGAAGCGATGTCTATGGTTAAGAAGAAAGTATACTACTTTTGGAAAGCTAAGAATATACAAAAATTTGTAACGAGAGTTTACTATGACAATAACCATATTAAAAGAACAATGATTACCTTTTTAGGCTTGCCAGTCTATATAAACGACGAGGTAGTAGAAATCAAAAGGGAAAGTAAATCTAGACTATAGATGAAATGGGAATTTCATTGACATAAGAAAGGAGACAACTGCATGATTACTTTTAATCAATTTATTGGTGAACTAACTGTAAATTGGAATCAATATTCATCTGAATTTAAGAAAGCAATGTGTAACCTTATTGTGGGATAAGCAAATAAAATTAACTTTTTATTTGGTGATTTAATAAAATATAATATAAAGGATGATATAAAATGAGTTATAATGGTTATGTTACACGTATTAAAAATTTGAGGAAGCACACTAACGCAGATAGGCTGTTAGTTGGAGAGTGTTTTGGAAATTTTGTAATTGTAGGCTTATCTACTGAAGAGGGCGAGTTGGGTATCTATTTCCCTACTGATGGTAAATTAAGCTATGAATATGCGAAACAGAATAATTTATTAAGAGAAAAAGACGCAGATGGCAATCAATCTGGTGGTTATCTTGATCCTGATAAAAGACATATTACCTCACTTAAATTAAGAGGTGAGAAGTCTGACGGTCTGTTTATGCCAATCAATAGTATGAAAAATTTTGCTGAATTGTCACAGTTAAAAGAAGGTGATACTATATCAACGATTAATGGTCACTTAATTTGTGAAAAATATATACCTAAAAAGAAAGTTAGCAACAATTCCGTACCTAAAAATAACAAAAGTGCCAAGAAAGTGGAATTGGAGTCTTATCCACTATTCGAGCAACATAGTGATACATCTCAATTAGCATATAATACTCACGCCTTCAAAGAAGGTGATCAATGTTATATAACTCTTAAGTTACACGGAACCAGTCAACGCACATCCTATACGATTAAAGAAAAGGAAAGTAAACTGCCTAGCTTTGTAAAGAAAATAGCAAACACGTTAGGAATCAAGTTGAAATCAAAAAAGACTTGGGAAAGTGTATCTGGAACAAGACGAGTAGTTCTAAAGAATTTCGAGGGCGGTTACTATGGAGACAATAAATTTAGACAGCAATGGCATGATTTTTTTGATGGAAAATTGAAAAAAGGCGAAACAATTTATTATGAAGTGGTTGGATACATTGATGGAGAGAAAACGATTATGCCTGATTGCGATAACAGCAAAACAAAAGATAAAGAATTTATCAAACAATATGGAAAAAATACTCGCTTTTCATATGGATGTAATGTAGGGCAAAGTGACATTTATGCATATCGCATGACCATGACTAATGAAGATGGATATGTCGTTGAATATCCTTGGCATCTTGTAAAACTTCGCTGTGAACAAATGGGGATTAAGTATTGTCCAGAGTTAGAGGTGTTTAACTTTACTAATATTGATGACCTAATAGAACGAGCAAATACATATGTTGATGGTATTGACCCAATTGGGAAAACGCATTTACGTGAAGGTGTTATTGTAAGAATCGATAATAAAGAAAAATTTACAGCTTATAAACACAAAAGTTTCAATTTTAAGGTTTTGGAAGGTATTATTAAATCCAACGATGTTCTAGATATTGAGGAAGCTGAAAGTAGTGAGCAAGTAGCTATTTAATAAGCAGAAAAAGGTGATGTTTTATTATGGGTGACATTTTATCAAAACTTAAGCAACAGAAAAAAATTCTAGAGTCTGAAGGATATAAAGTAGCATTTATAACTTTATACGGAAGTCAAAACTATCGCTTAAATTTGGACAACGACAAATATAAGTCTGATGTTGATATGAAAGCAATTATAGTACCCTCATTAGATGAATTAATTAAAAACTCTAAACCTGTATCAAAAGTGGTAGCAACAGAGTGGGGAGAGTGTGACGTTAAAGATATTCGTAATTACTTTGAAACATTGCTAAAGGCAAATCCTACTTATATTGAAACCCTGTTCACTGAGCATTATATTGTAGACAAAGATTTTCAAGATGAACTTAATACAATCTACTCTTTGCGAGAGGATTTAGTGAAGGTGTTACAAGCTCAATTCATAAGAGCAATGTATGGAATGATGTGTGAAAAGGAAAAAGCCTTAACTCATCCTTATCCATCAATTGCTCACAAAATAGAGAAGTATGGATATGATGGAAAACAAGCACATCACATATTAAGGATGTTCTTAATGATGAAAGACTATTTTGATCTAGGTAAACCTCTAAAAGAATGTTTTTACCCAACCGAGGAGTTCATACCTTATTTGATCAACCTTAAGTTAAACAAATTACCCTTAGAAGAAGTGAAAGAATTTGTGGGTGAGACTATGGCTGAAGCAAAGGATTTCAGAGAATCTATACTTAGTCAGATAGATGGGATAAACATAGATTATTCTATTAAAGATCGCTTCACTAAACTCTCTCAGGAAATTATTAAAAAGAAAATAGTTAAACAAATTAGAGGTGAGTCCAATTCCTAAAATTATTATGATTTGCGGTTTACCAGCAAGTGGAAAGAGTACCTATGCAAAGCAATTATCAGAGGAGGAAAGTGCTATGGTACTATCTTCTGATGAGTTGAGAGTGGAGCTATATGGTGATGTTAACCATCAAGATAGTAATTCAGATATATTTCAAGAGCTATACAAAAGAGCAAAACAGCTATTGAAGGCAGGAAATAATGTAATAATTGATGCTACAAACATTAATAGAAAAAGACGCATTGCTTTTATTAATGACTTCAGTAACTACTACAAAGAAGTCCACTATATCAGTAAATCATTCGATGATTGTGTAGAAGATGATCTCCTACGAGAAAAAAAAGTGGGCAAAAGTGTAATTGAGAGAATGCATAAATCTTTGACCATTCCTACTTACGTGGAAAAATGGGACAATATAAAAATTGTTAAAGAAGGATTGGTGACAATTGCAAAACCTGCTAAGAATCTATTAGATGTCATAACTCAAGAACATTCATATGAAGAGTTGTTTGCACACTTAGGCATACATCCAGAATTTAGGGATATTAAAGAACTTCCCCACGATTCAAAATGGCACTCTTTAAGTGTAAGTAGACATACGTATGAAGTTTGGAAATACATATTGGATAATTATCAAGGTAAGAGTAAGACAGAATTGCTGTTTGCTGCGCTGCTCCATGACACAGGAAAGTACTTTTGTAAAGAGTTTAAGGAGGGCAGTAGATATGCTTCATTTATTTCTCATGAATATGTAAGTGGACAGCTAACTTGCGACTTCCTATTTAGACAGGGATTTAAAACAGAATTTATCCTTAAAGTCGTTGAACTAGTGCAGTTGCACATGAGATTGTTGAGCATTGAAAACAACACTAAAGCTAAGGATAAGTTATTAAACCTAGTTGGTGAGGAGATGCTTCAGTTGCTCTCAATATTGAGGGAAGCAGATGTACAAGCACATTAAAGCCAATAAAAGAAACCTTTCATAAGGTGAAAAGGAGAAAAACAATGAAATCTAAAAGTGAAATTGTAACTGAATTGGCGAATAACTATCCCTACGAGGAAGAAGAGATCGAAAGTGCGCTAGTTAGATTGGAGGCTGTATCTCAATCACTAAACATCCCTCTTGAAGTGGTGGCTGAAGATATCTGTCGAATCGGTAGCGTTACTCGTGAATCAGGAATGGCAGTTGGTGTTGCATTACGCACAATATACAGCAGACTAAATAAACAGTATTTAGAGGATATTGGAATTGATACAACTATTAACACCGATGAAGTTTTAGAACGACTTTCGAAACATTATAAAGGGTTGATAGATAATGAACAAAAATTAGAACTTGCGATTAAACTGGCTGGTAGATACAACTTGGCAAGATTAGCAGCATTATTGGAAAACAGGTAACATGACAAGTCTTGCAGGTACTTTCTGCAAAAAGGAGGAATATTATGGAGTTTTTCATTTCAGGATACTTTGCTGGTTGTAACAGGTGGATTAATCAAGGAAAAAACGAACATGAACCAATAGGAACGGCAACTTCAATGCATGATTGTAATGGGTGTGAACACTTAGCTTATTGCAAATTGAAAAAAGAAACTGAAGTTTGGGAATGGAGTGAAGCAATTGAAAAGCAAATGTCAAAAGATTTCAATGAAATGATGAGAGGTTCGAGCAAATGAATTATAAGGATCAATGGAATAAAGTTGATATGGAATTCTTACATGAAATGATAAAACTACATAATGACATCAACTTTGAGAAAAAAGATGAATGCGAATTTGATAATTTCATACTAGAAAATAAAGCTAAATTCGACAATCCAGATTACATGCAAGTGTTCTCTGAAAGAGTGGAACTATTGGACGAATATTTTGATGAACATTTGGAATTATGTCAGTTTATATATGATTTCATGCAAGCTAATCAAGACTGGAGAAAACTAGAGTTTAGTTTTAGAACTTCTATTAGACTTAGTATGTTTGAAGATTTGTTCAAAGAACACTTAGAAGGAAGCCAATAAATCAAACATTTTATACAAAGAAAGGAGAGATGGACATGAAGAAAACTTTTAATACTCTTACTTTTATCATATTCACTGTAGCAGCTATCTATGTAGGTGGTTACTTGATGTTTATAGGTGGAATCATGCAGACCATTGAAGGAATTAAAGCTGATCCAGTCAATGCATCAGATGTGGCTTTTGGTATTATTAGGCTTCTATTCGCTGGATTTGTTGGCTATGTGATTTTCTATGTAGGACTAGTTGCTAGCATGTTCTCGAAATTCACAATTAAGAAAATTAAATAGATTATAAAATATCAATTCAACGAGGTGAATATATGAATTGTACTAATCAGTTCTGTTACTGGAATTATGATGGAACGTGTTGCACAGAGAGCGAAGAGAATTATAATGCTGCAACTCCGAATGAACTTGATTGCCCTAGCAGTTTAAGAAAAGATTTAGAGGAGTCTATATGGTTTCTACGTGATGAAATTGACGAAATGACTTACAAGCGAAACTTTAGAGAACTATATGAGATTTATAAGTTTATTAATAGTCAAAGAAAGGGTTGAGATCATATGAACTTTTATCTGGTCAATAGAGGTGAGCATGATGACTACACCGAGTCATGGGTGTATTCTGAAAACGCATATTCAAAAGAAGAATTTACTGATATGTGTAAAAAAGCTATTGCAGCATCTGGTTCCAAAGATGATGAAAAAGTAGCGAAAACTTTGTGCAAAATGTTTAATTTAAATCCAGTAAGAGAAAATTTGAAAGCAGAGTTTTACTTGGGCAGTTAAAACCATTCATTCATGAGGTGAAGTATATGAAAACAGATAATGACGTAATGCTAGAAGAGTTATATCAAAAAGTTTACTCTTTCATGGTTGGAAATAGAATCAATTCTCCTGAGACTATTCATCAGTGTGATTGGGTAATTGAAAATGCCTACGAATTCATCGAAGAGTTATATAAGATTATTGAAGATCGATTACCTAAAACCAATTATGAGGATTAATGAATAGCTACATAAAAATTCAAAATGAAAAGGAAGATGAAAATGAAACTATTTAAGAAAATCAAGGATATTTTAACAATGACAAGTGGGCGTGAGGGAAGTCTTGTAGGAAAATATAAAATTGGCGAAGAAGATGTAGTCAATGAAACGACAAAATCTACTGAAGGCATTGGGGATGCATTGAAAAGTGTAAGTGAGAAAATTAAATCTCAGAATAATACGGTTAGCATCTCGAAAGAAGGTTTGAAAATCTCGTGGGAGTATGGTGAGCAATTGCGACTAGCTAAAATTGCAAAAAGAACAAAAAATAAACGTATTAAAAACAAGCTTCTAAAACGCATTAATGAACTTGGTTCAAGTGGTATGAATGTTCACTTTGGCGATGGTAAGCTAATGATATATGGTGTTGACTTGTCTTCAGGCGAGAGCAAAACAAGTTATGTTGAATATAAATTAAAAGACAATCAATAGAATCAGGAATTCATTGCCTACTGAGGAGGATTGTATGAACAACGATCTAGATAGAAGAGTCACTTTTTGTTCTGCCTGTTATGCGACCAATGAAGATGGCTCATGGGGAACAAATGGAGTTTCAGTGGACATGGTTGAAAAAATGGGAGTAGATAGCTATTGCATGAATTGTGCTGGACATGGTGAAGTAATTATAATGTCACGTAGAGCAGCAGACAAAATACGTTCAAGCGCTTCTTGGGTGGGTAAAAGATATTATCCAATTGAAGAAGACTATCTGCATTATTTTTATGTGAATGATGAAAATGGTCACTATACTGTGAAATGGAAGTATGAAAAAGGCTCAACAATTAGTCCAGAGGGAATTCAAACAGTTGATCAAACTGCGAAAGTCGAAGCTTTTGATATCTTAGAAAAATCAATCGAGATGTTAAAAGGTAAAGCGAATAGATCACAATGAAATTGTAGTTTGATCAGGAATATAAGATATATAATATAAAAATGTAATTGACAATATATAGTTAGAGTGGTATATTAAATGTGCGAGATAAAATACATAAGCGCCACTCACTCGCAATGTCATATCACAACAAGCAGCACTCATAAGCCTTGCCAGCAAGTGAGTGCTCTTTTTGTAAGAAAGAATGAAAAATACATATGATAGAACCTGAGTTTATAATATAAAATATAAAAAAGGAGATTTAAGTATGTCGGTTTGTGAAGGTGTTTACAAATGCAATTACTGCGAAGATGAGTTTATAGTAAGTGATCAACGATACACCAAATGCGGTTGCAGTAAAAGTGAAATTCAAATAAGTCGATTTGGGTATTCTTACATAAGCGGTAGCTCGGTAACTAAAATTGAGCAGAAGTTCTACTATACTGAGGACGACTTTATAAAATTTACTGACGCAGAACAAGAAATCTACAATAAGATTAAAGAAATAAAAGAGAACAATGGCTATAAATATTTTCTATATGAAATGTTCGACGTTGGAAAAAACAATGAGAAATATCTAAGTAATATTATTTTTGACCGATCAGATTACAACGTAAACAATGATGCAGAATCTAATAAAATTGAGATGAGGTTAAGCTTAAAAAAAGACGATTACAAATATAGCGAAAATAGAATATTAGAAAAATTGACCAAACTTCTAGAAGTTGTAGAACTTATCGAGTATGATAAAGACTTTCTGAAAACAAGAAAAAGACTACTAGAGTTTCAAGCAGAAAACGATTTGTATTACACTGAAGAGCCAACAGGCGACACTAATATTACAGTATATATATAAAAAGACAACGAAATCTAAATTTCATTGAGAGGGTATAATTATCGATGATTGATGTAGGTAACAATTGTTACATATCTGAAGAATGGATTCCAAAAGGAGTTAACACGCAACTAAAAGATGTTAATGGAGTTGCGCTAAAAACTGCTGATAGGGTGAGGTTAAATGGCTGCACGTCTGAGTATGCCATAGTTGGAAGAGATATGACTGGTAAGTTTGTACTTTATTTTGGTGGTAGGTATGGCTCAGTATCTTGGGGCTTGAGCGAAGAAATGATTGCAAGATATAAAATCAGATCATTGAATAGCCGATAAATCTTAACTTTTATAAGGTAGAATATAAAAAAAGGAGAATTAAAAATGTCACCATATCAGAAACAAAGAGTTGCATATACATATTTGGAAGCTGAATCTATAGATAGCCAATATGATGAACAAACACCGATGAAAATCATTGCTGAAAATGTAAACAATGAGTTTCACAAAGGAGAGCAAGTCAGAAATGAACAGTCCATCAAATACGTGATAAATCAAATTTATAATTCAGATACCAATTGGTATTCCAAACTAGAAGAAAAGTGGTTGAAACTAAGCAAATAAAATGAACCTTTCATACCATATCAAAGGAAGTGAAACATTGAACTTATTTTTACTACTGATCAGTTTGGTTCTGGTTGTATGGAGCTTTTCTTTTTTACACTATGTATTCAAAGGTGATACAACAAATGCAAAAGATAAATTATATGGATACTCATTATTGATTCTCGTGTTGCCTATCTTTGTTTTGGCCTTTATAGGCATGTCTAGTTAGCACAATAATTATATAAAAGGAGTAAATTCATGGAATCAAAATTATTAAAACAAGAACAAGTTAAGTATAGTAATGCACTTTATTATATTCATCAAACTACATACATTGATGGTAAACCAGCCATTGTACTAGATAAGAAAAAAGAATTTGAGTATGATTTCGAATGTATTGTTGCAAGTACTAATTTAGAAGATACCGAGTATGATCAAGTAGCAATTCTAAGCGATGAGATTTTTGAATTATTGGTCGATGAAGGAATTATTAAATACCATGGGTTTCTGGGTTCAGGGTACAATACATATTATTGTGGAAAGTTGTTAGCGTAAAATAAGTAGGTAAGTCATAAAACATTGTAATTTTAAGGAGAATTTGAACATGTATCTACATGATCTAACAAGTATTAAAATCGATTTAACTAAACAGGAAGTAGAAGATATTGCATTCGATACAAAAAGAGTACTACTGGCTTCTGCTGCAAATCATTGGTTCAATCATTATAAATGTGACCATTTGAGCGAGAAGAGAATGAGAGAAAATGAATTTGCTGAATATGTATTATTTCAAGATAAAGAGAGATATGCAAGATTATCATTTTTGTTTGGCCTAGTAGGACTTTCTAATGTCACTAAGAATCTCGAAGAGGAATTAAAAGAGATATACCGTAAGAAGGTTGAAGATAAGAATAAATCAAAATGAAACATCAATTTCATTTCAAATGTATGGTAAAGGAGAATTTATGTATGAATGAAATCAATATCAATGAAGAGATTGCAATATTAGAAGAGAAGTTAAAAGAAACAAAACTACTTAAGGCAAAAGAAGATGAAAGCAAGGATAGGCTAATTCAGTCAAGAAATTTTCGCATAATATGTGATTGTGGGAAAGAAAGAGTTCTTACCGAAGATGGAAGAAATGACGGTATAGAGATGGACGTTGATATTAATTGCAATCTTTTTATAGATTGTTCATGTGGAAAGGAATATAAAAGAAATTTTTGGTGCTAGTAAGGTTAAAGGATGATATTGTCAACCAAGCAACAATGGGTGAAAAAAGGAAATGGCAGATAAAATCATTCTTTCATGTTGGAAGAGGAAGGTGAAAAAGTTTGAGAGATGAAAAGTTTTTAACTATTAAACATGGCGATTATGTTACATTGTTGAATCCAATTAAAGAGGGATATATTAATCTGCCTGTGTTATCTAATGGTAAAATAGTATCAAATAGTCAAAAACAATATGAAGCTAGTATATGGTTTTATGATATGGGTTTTGAATACGGTGAAAATAAAATAAAAGAGAAACTTGAGATTAGCAATTTAGATGTAAGAGGCTTAGTCATCAATTTGCAAAAGAAGGACTTTGCCATTAATTACATTTATAGAGAACATAGTAAAATTCAAATTGACTCAAGAAAACTTGTTGACATTCCATTATTCAAAGAGAATGAACACATGGAAAAGATACCTTCTGGCTGGTACATAGGGAATGAACGTGGTACTGAATACTTTATTAACGAAATAATAGATGTTATTGAGAACAATTTCACTCAATGGGTAGAACAGAATACTAAAACACGAAAGATATTCAAATATGAAAAAGATGATTTTCCTGAAGGTTGGGATCGTGTTTTGACTGATGAATCCTATGTAAGATTTGAAGAGAAGAAAAAAGAGTTAGAATTAAAATTTGCACAAGTCACAGGGTTGTACAATGAGTTTAGAGGAGGGCTACTATTTGAGTGAATTATTAGTGATCTCTATATATGGATTAGCTGCTATTCATTTTATATTATTTATAATCTCAATTGTTCTTCATATAAAAGCAGAACCAGAGTATGAATCTCTTAAGGACAGACTAAAAGACATAGGTTTTATTTTTATCTTTCCTTGGTTGCCAATATTGATTATATGGCTATTTAAAAAATATCCTCATGGATGGATTTAGTGGAGGTGTGACATGCAAGACAAATATCAAAGAGCAATGGAAATACTGAATGAGTATGAATACAAGGGTGGAAAATCTGCTCAAGAAGCTTTGTGGTTATTGTTCAATTTGGAAAAATTGTTTATTGAGGAACATTCAAAGAAAAATATAAATATTTCCAATTAAAGAGGAAATGAAATTTGACTTTCATTGGCTATAAAATAAACATTAGGAGAGATCACATGGAAACAGTTACTTTAGATACTGCAATCAATAAATATGCAGGTACAGTTGATAATATTAACGAGTTAAAACAATTGCTAAGGGAGCAGGAACAAAGTTCTTATAAAGAATTAAGAGAGACTATTGAGCTATTCATAGCGCAAAAAGAAACTGTATTTATGAGTGAAATTCAAAGAATTTACAATACTGATTACACTTTCGCACCCTCTTCTAAAGAAGATAAAGAATTTGTTTGCAATAAAGATACTTTGAACATTGAGAGTACCCATGACGACTGGACTAAGGAAGTATTAACAATAGCAAATGGGTTGGTCTATAAGAATGAAAAATACAACAAATTCTTTCGTTCTTGTGAATTTATCAATCGTCATTATACCCATGTTTACAAATTAGAAGGCAATAACAATAAGGACTATTTTATATTGGGCGATCAGCCTAGCTACATCACTTTAGGCTCAGGTGTGTACCCAATGTTTACAGGCATTAAAAAGATAAAGTAAAACATTGTTGGTTACATAACATGATTTTCGTATGCTACAAAATATAAAAAAAGAGGTTGAGTAGATTGAAAAATGAAGTTTCAGCACCAAAAGGAAAATTAGTCTTATATCAAGGCAATACAAATAATACCAATTCAGCAGTTTTTGTCACATCAACGTGCGAAATTAGATTGTTTCCCGAATCTATAGATATGCGCGGGATTGGCATTGGAGAGGCAGGAATTCTTAGTCAAGTACATAATCGAAAGAAGGACTGTTATAAATTTACACCAGTAAGATTTACTGTTTAATTTACTGATGAAACAGGAGTTTGATTGGAATTAAAAAAGTCAGGGGGATGGGTTTTGAAGGAGTACATAGTTAAGGTTAACGATAAGCAATACGATTTAAGCAAGATTAAACCAAAAAATATAAAAGTATCTGATAAATTTAGCAGAAAGTTATACAAGCAACTCAAAGACATTTCCAAAGAAAAGTATCATAATATCAAGATTTACTGGAATACCTCAAGTAGATGGGATGGATCATTCATGCCATTCGAGAATGTTATTTCGTCAGGGGGATTTACAGCACTCAATCAAGTAATGATTAGTCCAGATGGGAACAGACGTACTGGATACTTTCTAAGTTCAATTATTGCTGGAAACAAGAAAGCAGACTGTTTTGCACTTCCTCCTTCGTGGGAACTCATAGATATTACAGATTGGTTTCTTGATACATATGAAAAGATTGGTAGATGTATGTATTCTCCACATAATGGCTGGCTTGCTGAAGATGACGGTAGATTCACATATGTAAAAAACACCAGAAAGTGCAACTACTGTGGAAAATGGCAGCATAAACACATTGAAAAAGTGCAAACAATAAAGCGAGTGAGTAGTTGGAGGTAAATACATGGGCTTAATGAGTGAAGATGTCTTTTTTTGCTTAGGGTGCAGCAGAATTATAGTTTATGAACCATATCACACTACAGGCATTGAAAAATGTAGAGAATGTGGAACTAGACACTTAGTAAAGCATCAGAAACCAATAATTATGAAGTACGATGAAACCTTAAGTGAGCATGTAAACAGGGCGAGACTAGAGGCTGCTAGTTGGTCAGATTGGATTAAAGAGTAATTTGATTGATTAAAGAGATTGAAGAGAGTATATAAAACGGATATTTCAAGAGGTGAGAGGGCGAGTGATTAAAATTGAATGGTACAAATAAATTTCTAGAAGCTATTAGTAGTTTCAATGCAAAACTCAATGATGGACAATCAGACAAAAGGAAATCAGACATTACATCTGATGAAACTGTGTGGAGTAAATCTTGTCTGAGCTGTAAGAATTTTTATAATCAAATTTGCTATGAGCATTATTTTAGAATTAATTATGATGAAGCAGCAACAAAAACATGTAAAGAACACCTGTATCATGCAAGTGAATTTCATGATCTGGACTAGAGGTGAATAATAATCTCAAAATCTAACATTACTAAGCAACTTGAAAGGTCTATTAAATCAGCTACAACCAAGATGGGAACATTCGGTTGCTTTGAGGTGACTGTTAACAACAACGGAAATGACGAACGAATAGATTATCTTACATATGAAACAAAGGGAATATGGCGCTGCTACGAGATCAAGTCTTCATTAGCAGATTTCAATAGTAGTGCAGCTCACACATTTATTGGCCATTTTAATTACTACGTAATGACAAAAGAATTATATGAGCAAGTTAAAGATAGAATTCCTAAGCATGTTGGTGTTTATGTGTACGGCTGGTGCGAGAAGAAACCAAAGAAGCAAGAATTACAACTCGAACATAGTCATCTGATCTATTGTATGATGCGTTCATTGTATGGCAGATATGAGAAGTTAAGCAAGTCTGCTGATGAGGAAGTAATTAACAAATACAACAGGAGAATCAGCAAATTAGAAAATGAAAAGAGTAGTTTCTATAGACAATTGAGAGACTTGGAAAGTGCTTTAGCCGAAGAATACGGTTATCAAAAATTGAGAGAGTTAAGAAACAAGCAAGGAGAAAAAGAATTTTAAGAAAAATTGGGGTGCTCTTAATTGAAAAAAATAAAAGAAGCTGTTCAGGAGTGGCTAGGAATTTTGAGTTTACTTAAGTCTTATAAAGTCCTATTAAACGAATTTCGTGAAACTGAGAAAAGAGTAAATGGAAAACTTCTATATAATGAGGAACTAATTAAATCATTTCTTTCTTCTTGTGAGAGTGGGTACGATCTTGGAGTGTCAAAACATCATAGAAACTGGTGTGTATTTGCAGCACAAGGAAAACAAAATGATTATGTGAAATTCATTGATTTAAGTCACCTAGACATGCTTGAGATTGTTCGACTCAGTGAGTCACTTACTAAAGAGAAAAAACAGAAGATTGATGCTCCACTTGGAATTAAAGATAGATTTCAGTTTAGCAGGTAAAATGAAGATTTTATTTGAAGAGGAGACTAAGAAATGAACCAATACCAATGTTTTAAGATTAAAAGAGGAACAGATTATGATATTGCAGTAAAAAAACACTTTAGCCAGCGACCAAAGTGGAAAAATGTTGTTAGTAAAGTCAATGAAATTCTTTGCGAAGGCGATATTTCAGAGATGGCTTTAGTTACTGATGCACTTTGGATTAATACGGCTCAATTGAAAAGTGAAAAAAATAAAAATATGTTTACTAAAGATGGTAAACTAAAGAGTAATTCCAAAAAAGCTAAAGAGGTGCTGAATAAGTACATATCTATTATTGAAGATGAAGGTCTGTCTGATTTCGTGGAATTAGGATTGATTAATTTCTCATTTGGTGTGATGCGTCTAAGAGGACAAGAACTCGAAAGCTTTGTAACTAGTGAGCATGACATTTACTATAAATGTGATTATGACCTTAAAAAACGAACACAGGACCTAGTAATTCCAATTACCGAGATTGAGTACGAAGAGAAATATTTAGAAGAATTGAAAAGAGATGCTAAAGAGGTGTAGAAAATCAGTGAAATTCATGAAGTATATAATGATTTATGATAAAAAGAATGACTGTCCGTTGATCTATGCGAAATGCGAAGGAAATGATTTGATAATGGATGACGAAGGTAATGTTAAGGCCTATGTTAGCATTCCTGAAGATATAAGAACACTTATTTACAATAATACAATTAATGGGAGAAAAGACTGTGGAGAATAACGTAGCACTTACTGACGATGAAATAAGTTTAATTCAAACCTCTCTTTATGCAACATTAGCAAGCTATCAAAAGATGAAGAGCTCAAGGAGCATATTACTAGACTGGCAAACTGAGCAAACGATTAAAGATATGAAAGCATTGTACGATAGGCTAAACAATGAATACTTTGATTAAACAATACATATAAAACAATAATTTAATGGGGTGAAATCATGAGAGAATTCAAAAATAAGTCTAGCGAAAAAATGTTCTATACACTTGAAGAACTAAGTAAAAGAATATTAAGTATGAGGTATTTGTTTCAAAATGAAAAAGTACTATTAAATGCTTCAGATTTAAATGATTGGTCTGATGACTGGAATAATATCGTTCAAGAAATAAATGATTTTGAAGATGACGTTGTTAACCAATTAGTAGAAGTTAGTGAAGTAGGACTACCAAAAACATATATGGGGGCTGTGAAGTGGTTTAATAAATACAAGGGATATGGATTTATTACCTCTGAAACAGGAGAAGATGTTTTTGTGCTTTACTCAGACATAAATGCAGAAGGAGTCAACAAAACTCTGGACGAAGGTCAAAAAGTGAATTTCGAAATTGAGGATACCAACAGGGGAAAACAAGCAAAGAACGTAAATAAATTGTAATAATAATGTACGTTTGATTATGAAAGGTGAATAAAGACATGCAGCTATACAAGCCAAAAGATGACATTAAGTCTCATCAAGGAGAAATTTTATTTTTCAAAGATAAAGAATATAAGTTTAACAATCGGAAAACTATAGACGAATTCAATTGTATTAGAGTCTTCACCGAAAAAGAGATGACCAAATATTTCATCGAAGTTCCTGAAGCTCAATAAAGGAGAGTATATAAAAATGGATAAAGTGAACATAATTTATGTTAATCACCCTACATACAAACAAAAACAAATATTCTGCCTACATGCTGACAATGAGAAGTTTCAAGATTATATGATTAGTTTATATCAAAGTTCAGACGATCCATTGTATGAGTATACATATGAGCCTTGGCAAATCAGAGGTGTAAAATGAATTGGGCAGGAATTGTCTTTATACTGTTCATGTTTGGTCTTGGTTACTGGACTAATTACTCTCATGAAAAGTCTTACGGGAGAATTCACAAGCAAAAAGAATCACTATATTGGGGAGTTTTCTTTGCAGCTCCTTGTGTGATCGTGGCATTAATATTTATCGCTGTTAATTATATAGCATAAAATCTTTGATTTATGGGGTGATGAAAAATGAATTTTGAGTTCAAAAGCAATTTATTTTTACTTGATGATGAAAAATTATTGGATTACTACAACTATATGACTATTGAGCTTGCCTTAACAGAACCGATTCTAGAAAAGGGCAGAAGTAAGACAGAAGAAAAATTTATGGCACATATAAAAGCAGCAGAAAATGAGATATTAAAGCGAATGAAGGGTGCTGATTAAAAATGAGAACATTATGTATTTCTGACCCACATGGTTGCTATGACCAGTTTGAAGAGCTATTGATAGTTTCAAAGTACAATCCTGATAGAGATAAATTGATTCTGTTAGGCGACTACGTAGATCGTGGCATGAAAAGTAAACAGGTAGTAGAAAAGGTAATTCACTTGAATAAAGAATATGGCGCAGTTGTATTAAAGGGCAATCATGATGATATGTTTGTTAGAGCTATTAGAGATAGAGAAGATCAGCAATGGCTCGACAATGGTGGCTTCACAACTGTAACTAGTTACTATGGATCAGAAGAATTTCAAGATGGCTTTGATTGGGATGCCTATCAGAGAGCTAAGAAATTCATTATTGCTAACTACAATCATCATATTAGCTTTCTTGAAAATCTGCCTTTGTATCATGAGGATGAGAATCACATCTATGTACATGCAGGATTAAATCCCTTTTATGAGGACTGGAAGAAGCAGCCTTGCGATGATTTTATTTGGATTAGAGATGTGTTTTATCGCAATGCAACGTGTGTAGAAAAGACGGTAGTGTTTGGTCACACGCCAGCAAAATACCTTCATGATCAACATGATATATGGTTTGGTGAAGGTAAGATTGGGCTAGACGGGGCATGTGCCTATGGTGGACAACTCAACATGCTAGAGATTAGCGATGAAGGATATAAGACTTATCATATCCCAAACAAAAAATAGTATATAAAAATGAAATTTCATAGCTTTTTCCTAAATAAGAGAGGGGTTAACAAATGGAACTATCTTGGAACTATGGAAGCTTAGAGCGCACAAATGAGGTATTGAAGAACAATCCAGTAGAGAGAGTTATTTATATACAAACTGTTAAACAGACTGGCGATGCTTTATCAATTGCTGAAGCGAATGCCCTGATTTCAAATTTACAGGAAATGATTATAGCTGCAATAAGTGAATAAAAGAGCAGTTAAACAAATAACTGCTCAATGATTTTGAATGATTCCGTCTTAGTTAATAAATCAAGCATTCACTATAATAATGTAATGCTTTGTAACTGCTTGGTTTTAACCTTGATGAGTTAATATCTACATACACTATATGTTCGATATTGTGATGAGTTGGAAATACTTTCAACCTATCAAATTCCTCTGTGCTGACAATAAAGATTTTTAGTTCATTTTTAACGATTAACTGGTACATCTAATCTACCTCCCCAAGTGGTTAAAATGTTTTATATAGTTTAGTATATGCACTATTAATTTAATATATTCACATTGTTCGACATGCTAGATTGTTGAAAGATGTTGAATCCAGTGGCTTCTGAGCGATATTTTAATAGATTTGAATGGGTAATAAAATATATGTTTGATTATGAAAGGAGATAAAATTATGAACGAAACATTGAAAAATTTAGTCTTTTACAATGCAAAGCGTATTGTTGAACTCATTGAAAATGGACAGATTGAACCATATGTTAAGACAGGCTATGCAGGATACGTCTGGGTAGAAGCCACTCATCCTGATAAAGTTGAGCTACTAGAACGTATGAAGCAGTTAAGAAAAGATACTATTAAATTTGAAAAAAATATAAGAGAAAGTAACGAAATAAAATACAGACAACTTTGCAGTGAAAGAGAAGAGAACCATAAATGAGAAAAAGGCATGTCACGAGATTTAGTCCATTGTTGCTATCAGATCGAGAAGTCTTGGAGATGCTTGAAGAATTGATTCGTAGCAACTGTGTTGTTAGTACTGATGGTGATATTGTTTATCGAAATAGAAAAGTCGAGTATTACAATCAATTGTTTGAAGAAGCCTTGAGAAGAATGGACAATGAATCAAAGAAAACTAGAAGAAATAATGCCGACATACCACCAAGCGAAAGATAATGAAACGATGCTTTCATATGAAAAAGACAATGGAGGTTTATATGAACTTAATAAAAGGAGTAGAACTAACAAATTTAATTAAAAGCGCAATAGAAAACCACGAGGGAAAGTATGTTTCATACATAAAAATGGACACCATAGATGCAAATGACCTTGATAGTGATAGTCTTGTAAAAAGTGAAATTGAATTTATCTACGGCATATCAACTGAAAAAATGAATTTTACATATTGTTTGAGTGAGACAGAGGTAAAAGGAACTGTTTATAATATCAATAAAACCTATATGATGACTGGCAAACAACTTAATTACTTAATATCCAAAAATAACAACGGTAAAGCTCTGAATTTCTATGCTGTACTTCCTAATGCCGCAGATGCGTTAGGCACAGGAAATTATTCTATGGAGATTGTTGCCACTTGTACAGAGGATAAGCTAGTTTATAGTCAGCAGGATTATCTTGCAGATGATTGGAAAGACCTGAATCGAATGGTCGAGGAGCTATTTAGGGGATGGGAGTCATTGAATGATAAGAGTCGTGTAGATATTATGAGAAAATGTATTGATGAAAGCTACATATACAATAGACTATAAAATTGCAGTTTTAAGTAGAAAGGAAAGGTGTCATGGAAAGCAAAATAATTATTGTAATTGCTGATGACTGGGAAGGGCTTTATGTAAATGGTAGATTAATCGAAGAAGGTCATAAAGTTAAAAGGTCAGAACTTATTCAAACAATGAAAGAGTTTAATACGTTTAACGTAGAAGAGAAATGGCTGAATAACGAGGGGATAGAAGTGGTTGAAAGTTTAGGTAGTATGCCAAAAAAATATCTTGAGATCATTCAGTATACTGATTAGTAAATGAAAGCATCATTTGATAGTGATGTGTAATAGAAATCCGATCTAATGGGTTTGGGGGAATAGAGATGCATGAATATAAGGTTATATGGGGTGGCAGATTAGAAAATTGTAATATGGATGGTTTTGCAACTATCAAGGGAAAAAATTTTGAAGAAGCAAAAAACAACTTTTATCATGAGCAATTACAAAATGGATTAAAAATAGGATACTGCGAAGAGTACAGTATATGTTATTTTGAAATTTAGAGAGTATGAAATCTACGTTTTATGAGGTGTAATTCCATGTATCAAAATTACAAATGTAAGAATTGCGACAGGATGCGAGTAGAGGAAACTAAGTATGGTGATGTTTGCGAGAAGTGTGATTGGAATCAGGGTCTAGACGAATATAATAACACTTGGTCAAAAGAGTTAGAGGAGGGGAGATATGATTTTATTAACAGTAACAAGTAACGACATAGAAGTTGGAGATAAAGTATATTTTGCTACTGACAAAAAGCCGTTCACTGTTAAGGCAACAAATGAAAAATTCACAATACTAACAAAACCTTTCAACCTCCGAAAGACAGTGTTTTATACAATAATTGATTGGCATCAAGGCTTTCGTAATAGAAATAATATGGTGTTTAACCCTTATGATTATAGTGCTCAGGAAGACATAGACCAATGCTTGAGAGACTTATGTGATCCAGAATCTGTAGTTAAAATCTCTCATAGAGGGAAAGTGAAGTTAGATATTGTTAGAATCGTAAAAGCGAAAAGAGGTGAAAATCGTGAATAAATATGTATTGATTAGAGAGTTAGAAGGTACAACTCATTTTGTACAAGAGTTTCATGGTGAGGATTCATATACAGATGATATCGGTTGTGCGATGGAATTTAATACAGAAACAGAAGCTATTAGAGAACAAATTGACGATGAACAGGTAGCAAAAATTACCTATGATGAAAATGGTGCAATTGACGGATATGAAATTATTGATTAAAACACATTATAAAATTTAAGTTTCATGGGCGCAGAGGAGTGGGTTATTATATTGAAATGCAATATGAACGTAAAAGTGTATGTTAAATTGACAGATAAGGGACACAGTATTCTAAGAGATCACTATAAAAATCTCAGTTTTATCCCAGAACCTAATAAATATGATGGTTATAGTGAATTTCAACTTTGGGAATTAATGAGCATTTTCGGCAACAGTTTATATAATGGATGCGATATCCCATTCCAAAACAATGAAATTGTGTTTGTAAAATAGTACATGAAAGTGACATTTTATATATGAAATTAATGGAGGGATATATTGGTGTTTAGCAATAGTGAACTAATTACTATTATAGATTTATGCGAACGAGTGGAAGAGGAGTATGGAAGAACAAGAAAAAAAGAGGATAGATTACTGTCTTACAACATTGCTAAGAAAGCAAATTTAGCTCTTGGTGAGAATGCAAAAAGTCTACAATTACTGGAGTGGAATTTAAGTGATATTTTATAGTAAAAAAGAGAAGAGGTGTAAATTAGCATGATTAACCTTCTAAAGAAATACTGGTACATATGTTTGGCAATAATTATTCTTTGCTTGGCAATTTGTTTTCCTAATGTGAGTATAACATATGAAGGTGGGTTCGCTTGGTTCTTGGCTTATTATATATTGCTTTTTCTAATCTTGTCATTCAAAGGAATATTCAATAGTAAGGATGGTGAATAATGGACATTCAAACTAAGCAGCGAACACTAAATCAGAAAGACAAAATCTTAGAACTGCTACGTGAGAACAAGGCGAATGGTGTAACCAATACACAGCTATCTAAAATTGCGTATCGTTACAATGCTCGAATGCAGGAGTTATATCAGCTAGGATACGTTATTGATACGGAATATAAAACAAACGGTGTCACCACATATAGGTTGATCGAGGAGCCTAAAATTGAGCGTAAAGATGTACCAGATGCAATTGAACTACTTGTAAAAGAAATTCAACACAATGGCAACAAAGTAACATCAGACGACTTAATTAACATGCTGAACAATCTAAACTTAACTGTTAGACGTAAGATTAATACAGTTAAGAAAACAGTTTTTAATACATAATAAAACAATAAATAAAACAAGGAGAATTATACATATGGCTAATATTTATGAATTAACTTTTGATTACATGAGATTACAGGAATACATTAATCAACTATTGGAACAAGACGACATTTCAGAAGAAGACATGCAAATGTTAAACGATACATTTGAAAGCATCAATGATAGTTTGGAGTCCAAGGTGGAAGGCACTTTAAAGGTGATCAAGCATATTCAATATGATGCTGATGCCTTTAAAGCTGAAGAAGAGCGACTTGCAAAACGTCGAAAAACACTAGAAAATTCAGTGGATCTACTTAAAACTAATATTAAAAACATGATGATTGTAACAGGCCAAGACAAGATTAAAGCTGGACTATTCAATGTATCACTAAGAAACAATCCACTTACAGCACACATTTTTGATGAATCCAAGCTTCCAAAAGAATATTTGATTGAGCAGCAACCTAAAGTTGATAAACGTGCAGTTACTGCTGCACTAAAGAATGGAGCAGAAGTAGAAGGTGCTGTATTGGGCGAACAAACAAAGGCATTAATCATTAAATAAAATATACAATATAAAAATAACGTACATAATTACTTGTTAAAATTGGAAAGTCGTGTTATAATTGCTTTAGATTATTAGAGTAATTTAACACGACTTTTTTGAAAAGGTGGTATTATTTATGGCCAAGTATGCAGGTTCGTATCAGAAACTAAAAAAACTATGTGACAAAAACAGTCTTACAATATCACAAGTACATATAATCAACGATAAAGAGGTTGTTTTGATTAATAATCGACTTCTTGTGTATTTATCAAATCACTATTGGTTTGATTTGAAGTATAGACATTCCACAAGAAAGGATAAAATTGCTAATTCAGGTGGCGAAAAACTAAAATCAAGAATGAAAAAAGTAGCTAAAGATTTCAATGAGCACAAAGCGAATTTGACATCACGATATACAATTTCATTTCATGAGATTAAAGAGGAATTTGCTCTTAGTATGGCGAAAAAACTGATTAAATAGCAGATAAAAACCTAATTTCATATAGAAATGGAGCAATGGAAATGCCAGAAGTAACTATGGAATGGCTTGAAAAACAGGCTAAGCAGTTAGTTAAAAAACATTGGAATATCAATGATATACCTACGATCATACTTGCAACAAGAACAGACGCAATAACTCTGGAGCGAAAGTTAGATTGGGATAATTATAGTGGTTTTTATTGTGCAAACATTGAATCCATAGTCATGAATAATGAAAGAAATAAAGATTTTACACTTCGCACCGTTAAAAGAATTCTCTTGCATGAGCTTGTTCATTGGAGACTTCATACTACACGGCAACCTTACAGAGATTCTGATGTTGAATTTGCAAAAGAGTTAATTAGAGTTGGTCTAGGCAGAAGACATAACAGTGATGAGCAATCGCAATTGGCTGCTAAAAAAGCTTGGAAAGAGAAAAAAGAAGAGCGATTTGAAATTTATGAGATTGTAGAGGGAGATGTTCTTGCTACTCGTCTTTATCACCACAGAAAAAATGTCGAAGATTTTCAGAAAGATTTGGCAAATACTTTAATTTTAATGAGCAACGAAAGATCATTGAACAAAGAAGAGCCTTATTCCCACTCCATATATCCTGCGGATGTTGCAGACAAGATGAAAGAACTTTATGGATATAAGTCTGAACCTCTAGCTACTTACGGTATAATTCTAAGTGCAAATGATGGTTTGAAATATAATGAAGTAGGAGATAGAGAAGACATAGCGCACCTTCTATCTTGGAAGTTGGATATGGATGAGGAAGAAATAGAAGAAAGATTAATGCAAGATTATAGTGAACCATATGCAGCATCTGAAGATGATTAAATAACAGCATATGAAAGTCTGAATTTATTGGCTAAAAAAAGGAGTGTAGTAAACATGTCTTGGGATACTGTTAGTGATAATGTTTACAAATGTCCATGTGGTAATGGAACATATAGTGAGGTTACTGAAATGGATGATTGGTGTACAAAGAAAATAAAGTCTTAGACTTGCGTCCTTGACGCAATGCGGTTTTTCATCGCATCGATCGCCAGCTAATGAAAAATAAGTATTAGACTCATCGCATGAATGATCCTAGAAGCTTCGTGCAACAGAAAATAAAGTTATAGATTGAGGTGGCTTATGAAAAAGACTATTGCCGAGCATATGGCTGATATATTACGAGAAGAAAATATGCGAGCGGTATGGTTCGGTGATATTGTTCAAATTCATGAATGTGCCGTCAGAGCAGGGATCTACGAGCGTGTTCGAGGTCAACACGGTGATCGTCCACTCAGAGTTATTCAAAAAGTATTAAACGCTCTTGAGAGAAGCGACTTGTTCGAGAAAGGCTACATACGATTTGATGGCAATAAAGCGCCTTGTCGCAGCTTCAAACTAAGAGTGTCAGTCTAATACTTTATTTTTCAGTCTAATACTTTATTTTCTTCCGATAATTGGAATAGATTTCGTGAATATGTGACAATGAACTGTCCTGACTGTAAAGATAAGTATCAAAAGGAATACTACTATAAGCCTGATGGTGAAGAACGTTGGAGATGGGTTCTTAAAGAAAAAGAGCAATGATTTTCAAGCCATGAAGAAAGAAGGGATTTATATACTAAGTCAAAAAATTATTGACACACCAGAATATCTTATGTCACTTAATGAAGAAGAGTTGACAGAAAAACTGCTTTTAGAGAAATATAATAAAGCCAACCTTAGAGAGTTAGTGCGAAGAATTCTGAAGCAGACAAAGGAATATGAACAAGCGTTCAATTACCAGCTCAAGATTAATGAGCAACTTGAAAATAAACTCGAATCAATAAAGAAAATGAGCCAATGAAACACGGATTTCATGAGGAGATTTGGGATGATTAATTCGATTGATACCTTAGAAAGCTTGATAGAAGAGATAGAGAATCAATTATTGCTATCAAAGCAATATAGACTATATTCTGATAATTGGACTAAGGACATGCCATCATATGCAGGTATATATGTTATTCGAAACAGAGAAAAAATTGTGTATGTCGGAGAGACTGCGAATATTAAAGACAGGATGAAAAAAGATATGAAGAATACACAAAACCACAACGTTAGAAGAAACATCGGTAAATACCACTACTCCGATCATCCAGATTATTATCCAGCTACCTCAAAGAAAAAATTTGCTCCAAGTATTGAATCTCTAATCAATGAATTTTGCTCAAAATTCTTAACTGTGTCTTTTGCAGTTGTACATGTCGGAAGACTAGAGGTAGAAGAGTCTTTGATTGCGAGATATGAACCCATTTACAACACAAAGATCAATTCAAGATTATTAAGATAAAGACGAATGGACGGTGAAACGATGACTGCGGATTATTTAACAGGTATCAGTGATGAATCATTGATAAAAATGTACGAAGCAATTGGATATAAAATGTTAAAAGATGCTGACTACAATTTATCCTTTGAAGAATTGTTCATAATAAGTGCAATATCGAGAAGAGACCTTGCGCATAAATCCAAGTTCATCTTTGACCTTCCCAAGCCAAAAGAAATGCAAAGCGGAATAGAAAGAAAATACATGGAAAAAACGTTTGGGTGAAAGATGGACAATTTTGAATATCAAATGTGTCTACTAATACAAAAATACTTAAAAGAAGTTAGGAATGAAGAGTATACTATTGATCAAATCTACAAAAGAGAAAGATGGAAACGAGTGAAGTTCTGGCATCTGGCTCGTGAACACTTCGAGGGGATAGAGCCTCCAAATCTCACCCTAGAAGAAATAAAGAGCATATATGGGAAATGATAATATGGTAGAAAAAGGAGCTGTTACAAATGCGAGTGATAGCTGGGAAAGTTGGTAAAAGTAAAGTACTGATAGAGCAAATGAACATCTTGAATAAAAAAGAAATAATGGTCATCGATTCTGTTGGAGTCCCTGCTGTTACAGAGAAAGGCAATTACTTCGTCAAAGCCGAATCTATGGAAAATGTTATTGAAATTTTTTTAGAAATTGAACAACAAGAAGAGACTTCCAAAGAAATTAAGTATATTGTGCTTTCATTAAATGCTCCTATAGAGTATCTTGAGTTATTGTTAAATTGGGAAAAAAGACTGGGTAAAAGATTTATTGTGACCATCCAAGACAATACATTAGATCGTGTTATGATGTTCGATTCTAGTTTACCTGCGTGAAAACAAAGGCAATAAATGAGTTCTTTCATGGGGTATTAAAGTAAATTCTAAAAAAGGGGTGCGCCATGTGTTGCCAATTGATCCAGTATTCCAAGAGGGGTTAACAGAACAACTAAGACTAATTAAAAAATACCCAAAAGTAGCAATGTTTTTAGGAATTTGTTTTATTATGATTATAATCGGATTGTTTATTGTATTTCCTTCATTTATTGTTCCAGTGTGTCTTGCCTTGATCACTATTGTGTTACTCTTGGGGATAGTGCTTGTTTTTTCAATATAAAGCTTTATAGCAGTAAAGAAAATGTGGTGAATATATGAAATACATTAATATTGATGAAACAGGCTTCAGTGGCAACGGAGATATCACTAGAGAATTCACAGTTTGGTGTGGACTATGCAGCGAATGGCATCAAGAGAGTGCTAAAAATCAATCGCTTGCAATTAAGACATTTAGACAAAACGGTTGGATAAAAACGAAAGACTATGGTTGGATATGTTCAAATCATCTTGATAAATGAGGTGGAATGAAGTTGAAATACTCAGTGCCAAAATGCGAATGTGGTGGAGAGCTATATTATTCAACTGAGCATGTTTTAAGGATCGAAGCTAAGATTAATAAGAACGGAAAAATTTCTAAAAAGAGAAATATTCAGTTTGATTTTGGTACGGAAAATGTAATGGGGAGTTATTTTTTATTGTGTCGAGTATGTGACAACGAATACATTTATGAGCTTGACGATAGGGGTAGGGTAATAAATATCAAGAATACGAATGGTATTGATTAACGAAATAGAGGAGGAAAGTATGAATATTAGCGGCTTCACTGAGCGACAAGCAAGGGAAAAAATTGGCGCTGCCAAGTGTAGAGTTTTGGATTATTATAAATTCTATTGGAGTGAGAACCTTCCTTACTCTGGACAAGAAGGTTGGACTAATGTGTGGTGCTCATTTACTTTTGATGAAGAAGTTGGATTACATCAAACAGATGAACAGATGGTTGAGCATATATTAAGATATGGCAAAGTAGTAGAAAATGATGAGCACATGTGGTCATGAAATAGTTATTTCATAATGAGTTAAAAAGGAGTGAATCTCTTGGAAATTCCTAGTAATATAATTAAAGCTATTAAAGACGCAGGAAAGTACAATAAAAAATCATTCGAAGCAAACGAACAAATAAGAAATTGGTTGACAGAGATTGACGAAGGTGAAAACGATCTCATTATAGATCAATTAATTGATAGTTTAGAGTTAGGTGTAGACTCAAGTGGAGATTTTATTAAGTTCCTAAAATCCTTGTAGAAAATGATAATTAATGGAGAGTGATATTCAATGAAAGTTGAAATTGAACGACAAATTGACAACTTAAGTAAACACCAGTATGTATTTTGGTTTGATGAAAATGCAAGAACGCTTTGGGTGGACGAATACAATTTACTTGAAAGAGAATCGCCTAGACATAATTATAAGATTAAAAAGCAATATAAAAGAATTCCTATGCGGTCAAACTTAAACAATCTCACCAAAGAGCAAGTACCATTGTCTGATGAAATTAAAGAAGCTGCAATCAACTCGTTAATTTCACAGGTAAAAGTTGAATTTTGGTTAAAAAATTGATGAAATATTAGTTTCATAAGGAGTTAGTAAAAAATGATTAATGTTTACCTTGATGACCTCCGTGATTGTCCTGAAGGCTTTGTTGTGGCTAGGTCATTTGAGCAAGCTATCAGGCTATTTCAGGAAAACAGTGTAAACATCCTTACATTGGATCACGACTTAGGAGAAGATGGACAAGGAAATGAATTGAAAAATGGTTATGATTTCGTTAAATATTTTTGCGAACATGGACTAAGAGCCAATAAAATTTATCATCATACTGATAATCCAGTTGGTCGTAAGAATATGTATGAGACATTGTTGGCAGCACAACGTAGAGGTTTCATTGATGAAGATATTGAAATTTACTACTACCCAATAACAGCGAATAAGTATAGTGGGGAATGAAATAAGTGTTTTATCTGATATTATGTTGCAAGGTAGATTCAAACAGTACAGAAAGGATGATTGTTTTGAAAATGAAGTATTCACTTATAAGTCATAAAATGGCGTTTATATACGATGTTCCGATTGAAGCAAAGATAGATGACTTCATGATTGATTTTGTTCTTAAAGAGCCTACTTTCACTGGAGTTGTAACTGTATTTAAGGACACGAAGTTCCTTGAGGACAACGGAGAGATTCACCAGAGACAGTATGAGTACGAAGTTGAGCAAGGAAAATTCCGAAAGAAGCGTTTTACAAATCCTCTTAAATGGAAAACAGCAAACAAGCTAAGCTGAACAGTAAAACGATAATGAGAAAGGATGAAGTTACGTGAAACAACGTTGGAATATGATTAACCCTCAAAAAGAAGGTCATTTTGCGTACATTGAATATCAAGAAGATCGCTATAAATATCCTTACAGCATTATCGTATGTCGTGATTATGGAAGTGGAAACTCTGTCGCTGATGGAGTATCATCTGCTGCACTTACATTAAATCTAGATAAAGCTACTGTTACACGCTTTTTAGGGTACAAAACCAAATGGGAAGAAGAGAAATTGTGATAATGTTCGATATAAAATCAACATTTCATATAGATCACTATAAACAGTGCTTTACAATTTGATTTATAAGAAATATAATATAAAATAGGAGAAGTTGATGAAAATAACATTGGAAGATCAATTATATAAAGCTATTATTTTGGCCACTAACTATCATAATGGCCAACTAGATAAAGCTGGAGAACCGTATATTCTTCATCCCTTACGGTTGGTTTCTAAGACTCACGAACGTAAAGAACAAATTGTAGCGTTGTTACATGACATATTAGAGGATACTAAATGTACAGTTGACTTACTTAAAAAGTATGGCTTTGATTCTGAAATTATAGATGCTATTATTTGCTTAACGAGGAAACCTGAAGAAACTTATGATCAGTTTATTGAAAGAGTAAGTTTGAATGAACTAGCAGCAAAAGTTAAATTGTTAGATTTGGAAGACAACATGAATCTGCGTAGACTTAATTCAATTACAGAAAAAGACATAAAAAGAATGGAAAAATATAAAGATGCCTATGTATTTTTATATGGAGTAGTATATAAACAAAACGTTAATAAAACCTTGTTGAACTTCACAAATGACTACAGTGAGTTCGTGTTAAAATGGAATGAGATGTATGGTAATTAATCAAGATTGGTGGTAGTCAACGAGATGAACGATTCAAAAGTGGTATGTCCATACTGTGAAGCAAAGTTAAACAATGAAAGAGTACCTAGTAATATGAAAAAGCTCTACGGTCTAAAATACTGGGATAGGAGAATCGGAATTTTCAATGTCGAACAAAGAAAAAACGAAGGATGGATTTGCCCTTATTGCTTTAAGAGTTGGAAGGCTAAAGATTGAAAAAAAATAAAAGATGTAATATAAAATGATTCTTTTATGAGGTGAATTATATGACTCCATCACAAAAGTTGAAAGAGATACGTTCAATTATTATTTCTCATGTCGGTGATCGTCAAAGTTTAGAAAGTAAAATAATGAAGGTAATCAATATAAAAAACTAATGAAGGAGAGATTATAAATATGCGTGGTTATTATGGAATTGGTATTGAGAATGGCAAGTGTGAACAAAACATTGGAACACTTTGGCGGTCAGCTAAGCTGCTAGGTGCTGATTTTATTTTCACCATTGGCGAGAGATATAAACATCAGATTACAGACACCTGTAAAACCCCTAAATCTATTCCGATGTTTCATTATGACGATTTTGAAGACTTTCATAAGCATATGCCAAACAACTGTGAGCTGGTTGGAATAGAGCTAGATAGTAGATCAGTGCAATTAAAAGAGTTCAGACATCCTGAACAATGTATCTACCTATTAGGTGCTGAAGATGTTGGACTATCTAAGGAAGCGCTAAATAAATGTACCCATGTAATCCAACTTACTGGCGACTTTAGTATGAATGTTTCAGTAGCTGGTAGTATTGTTATACACGATAGAGTAATGAAAAATACATAGGATTGAGGGAAATAGCATTGAAAACTAAATTTTACGGATTATCACTAAAGAGAAAGTATCACTATGAAAAACAGATTCATTTTCCAGCAATGATAAGTTACTCATATGGAGAGTTTTACAAGCAAATTGGAAATTATGTGATCAAATATAAAGACTCTCCCACAAAGCAAGAATATGTTTTATATCATACAGGAGAGACTCTTCCAGTTAAACTAAAGCGTGGGGACGAAGTGTTTCTAGGAGATGAGATTGGATTTGTTAGAATCCTTTCTGATAAAACTATCTATGACTCAGATGGCTCACTCATTTATAAAACAGATTACATTGCACAAATAGATGATAATGAAGACGAATTAAATGAAGTTATAAGACAAGTGATGGAGAGAATTGAGACTGATGACGTGGCAGCAAAAGAAAAGATTAAACAAATGAATCAAGAAGAAAGAGATTTTTTTAAGCAAGAAGATATAATTGAAACCAAAAGGAGTGTTTGGGACAAATTGTTCAATAGAAAGAGTGGATGAAAGTAATGTTTTATTAGTCTATTAAAAAGGAGGGCTTTGTAAGTGAAAGCAGATAATGAATTCTTAATTGCACTTATGGGAAAGTTGCAAGAGATTGCTGACAACACTATTGATGTGGATACCCAAGAAGAATTAAATGACTTCATTGAAGTGATCGGTCAATCTTTAAACTAAATAAACCAATAAAACAATGTTTTCATTAATAGAAAGGAGATCCAAATTGAAAAAAGTATTAATTCGAATTAAAAGACATTTTAATTCAACTTTGAAATTTTGGTCTTTTACAATAACATTCTTACTAGTTATGAATTTTATGTTTTTAGCTATTTGGTATCTGTTTGGAAGGTAAGCAGCTTTACCAAATGAATTTTGGTTCACATTTTTCCCATTGGTGAATCTAGCGAACTTATATATAGGAATTCGTGGGAATGCTGATGTTAATGAGAGCGTATTGAAAGATGCGCTCAACAGAAGATCAAAAGAACTAGAGGATGAGGTAATAGCAAATTACATAATGAACAGTGAATATTTTGAGATGTTTCAAGACACGCCTAAAGATTTACAATATCCACTTTCCAAACTACTGTATTATCGATATTTACAAATGAGCAAGAGCGACAAAATAGTTGATGGGGTGTAGAGGCAATCAAAAACATTTTCATAAGGAGTGGTGTAAGCCGTGTACAAATTTATTGAACCAGATAGTGAGACTGAAAGATTGAATTTGCTGCATGTGTCTGAGTGGCTATGGGATCAACTTGGCGATGAAAAAATGAATGAATTAAGAATAGATTATATTAAATATAGAGATCAAGAAACAGTAAAAGGAAATCGAATTTATCCTTGGTACAATTGGATTACTCAACAAGTTCACGTTGTTATTAAAAACTAACACTCAATCAAACCAGTATTTCATGGGGGAGATGATACATTTGTTAAATGTGTTTCAAGATATACAATTAAAAACTATGTCTTTAGAAGACATGGAAAAACTGTTAAGCTCAACTGTAGAGTTTACAAAAAAACTAGAAACTGATATTTACAAAAAGAAATGGATAGATGGTGAATTAGATCACAGGTTCGATATTGATTACTACTTCACTGGTATCAAAAATTCTTATAAGGATGAAGACGAATTTGGATTCTATTTTATAAATAAAGACACAAACGAAGAAATAAAACTAATGCTGCAAAGTGAAGAAGAGGCATTTAACCATATCAAAAACGAGGGATGGAAATATTCTTGGACGGATGCAACTGGAACTAGACATTTCTTCAGAAAATTGAGAAAAGATACCGAATGAAAGAGATATTTTATCAAGCGAAAGGGAGTGCGACTGATTATTAATTTAGAAGAAATGAAAACTGCATATGAGGCAGCTAAACTAGATTACAATACAGTATCCAGTAAAACCGCAAAATTGGGTATTTATAAAGAACTAAGACAGCTTAGCCGACAAATCGATGATGAGGAGCGAAGACAGAACAGTTCTCTGAAATCAATAGAAATTGATGGGGTATTATATCTATTGCCTTACTATTTTAATCGATCTGATAATATCGAAGTACACAACGGATGCTTATATAAGTTTGAAAAGCCCAGATATGATAATGATGGTAGCTATTATTTCTACAATTATGTTTGGATTCCACAGGCAGAGAATAAGTATGCTTGCTTATTAGTAAAAATCCTTGGTGGAGATATCTATGGCGAAAGATATTACTTAACAGTTGACTACTATAAGCATCCATCTGATTATCATTCATACTTAACTAAAAAGATAAATTGTCAAAACAGAATCTACAAAGAATATTATACATATGTTATTGAAAGACTTGGATACAAATATAAAAAAGATAAATGGGATGCAAATAAATTAGAAAAAGTAAACTTAAAGGAGGATATATAAAATGAAAATACAAATAGAGAGAACGAATGAGGCGAAAGTAGAATTTGAGTTAGTTGGTGATATTGTAATGATCAGCGAAGAACCTTTTCTTATTTCACTGGTTGAATATAATAAATGTCGCTTAATTTCTCTCGCAGATGGAAACAGATATAGTGATGAGTCTATACAATTAGAAGGAATGACTAGGGAGAAGATAGTTGAAAGCCTTCGAAGTAAGCTCGAAGAATATGCAAGAATCGAATTCGTAAGCAAAGACAAGTGTAAATTAATTGTTAATCTAGAATAAGAGTAGCGATACATAACAACAAGCTAGAAGAATAATCACATAAAGTGCCAATTAGAATACACATACCAACACATATAGAATACACATACCACACATATTGAAATAATTTATACAATGAAATGAAACTATTGTTTTATGGGGGCGATATTATGATCGAAAAACTTACAAAGCTTTGGAAAACGTGTGAGACTAAAGAATTGGCATTAATTTTTGAAAGCTATATGAAGGAGATTGGCGTTCGCAAAACAGACAGAAGAAGAAAAGACAACATTAATACATATCTCATTCATGGTGATTCGACCAATTGGAACAGGGTTCAGTGTTATTATCAAAAAGATTCGGAAGAATCACGAAAAGAAAACGTCTTACTTACATTAAGAAAACGAGCTGGAGATTACTTCATTATCGAGCGTGAAGGAGTAAGAGCTTTTGAAGTAGATTATCGTGGTCTAGTGCATTATAATGAGGTTTTGCTAAATGAAATAATTAAAGAACATCAGTTATTGTTTGACAATTTGTTTTTGAAACTAGGGATTGATTAAATGAACGATCCTTATTACGGTCAACTGGTTGAAGTATGGTCTTATACAATGGATTATGAAACAAGTGAAATTATCATTCGAATTGTCTGTGATGATCAAGTGCAGCATATACGACTCAGTGAGAAGGACTCGAAGGCAATGACTTCGTGGTTTGAGCTTGCAAAACATATGAAAAGGGTGAAGAGGTGATCAAGGTTGACCAAGAAAATATACTTCCACATTGACAATGGTACTGTAATAGCACCTTTTACAGCATTGCCAGCTTATTGTGCAATCACCAAAGGATTGAAAATTCTTGAGATTAGAGAGTGCTATTCAGCAGCCAACATCGAACGAAATGGTGAGCTATGGGCTTTAAAAGAAAAACTTAAGAGCAAGGAAGCGTGGAGTAATTACAGGTGGCTTATGCCAAGCTTGAAAACATTCCATAGAATTAATTTCTTCAATAAGTTTCCTGATTATGAGAAGGAGTTAGCACCAAGGTTTATCTATGTGACTATATGGGTTAACAATGTGCAATGAAGGGGAGAGAATATGAATTTAACTAAACGTGATATACTAGACATGGAATCAGGAAGACTGCTCGACAAACTAGTTGCTGAGCATGTAATGGGACTAGAAGTAGATCATGAATCGTTGCCACATTATCCTAAATACTATATTGAGGGGTACAACAGAACATATCTGAGAGATGTTCCAAACTATTCTACAGACATGAATTACGCATGGGAAGTTCTTGAGAAATTTGATTATGCAACCGTTCGAAAAATCAACAAGGGAGCATATTGTAATTACGTTTGTCGGATAGAAAGCGATGATTACGAGCAATCTGTTCCTGATAAATCTGCTCAACTGGCAATCTGTAAAACTGCTTTGCTAGTTGCAGTAGGACTATAAAAGAACAATTTTATTAATAGTGAGAGGGTGAATAATTATGCCAAAAGGTCTTGTCGTAACAGGTCTGACTAATAAAATTGAATGGGCAACACACAATAATCGTGGACTGATTACTGGTGGCAGAGAAGATGTGACTGAAAATGCAATTAAAGCTGTAATGGAGCACATGAATATTGCGTATGAACGAGATGCTAAAGCACAAGAAAAAGGAAAATATACATATATGATTGAAGGGTTCGGTACGCTGACATTCGTTCCAAAGATGGAAAAGCAATAAAATATATAATATAAAAATTTGACTATACATCTTCAACAATGTTATATTATACTTAATAATTAATGTTTTTTATATTATATTTTTAGAAGGGTGGTATTTTAGATTAAATACAACAAAGCAGAATTGGCTTCATCTATCGACACGCGACAACTAGTGAAACCTTCAGACATTGATTCAGACTATTTTCGAAAGCTAGAATCACAAGGCATCTTCTTAAATGAGAACCAACTTAGATTTTGTAGACATACTGAGGATGCAGCAGTGGTTGACTCTGTAGCTGGTTCAGGCAAGTCTACGTCAGTAGCATCACGTATTGGCAGAATGATTGAAGTTGAGAATATTAATCCTAGCAATATTTTATTAATCACTTATACTAAAAAAGGTGCAGATGAAATGATTGAAAAGACTGCACAAATTACTGGATTGCCACAGAGTAAACTAGATAAGATTACAAAAGGTACATTTCATAAGGTGTTCTTGGATATTCTGCGTGAGTTAGGCTATGATCAAGAAATTTGGTCGTCTAATAAGGGTAAGGAGATTGCAATTAAAGGCATTATGCGTAAAGTGAAAATCTTTGGCATAGACTGGTCAGAGATTGTAAGTTGGATATCACTTCAAAAGAATAAAGGCATTAGTGTTGAGCAATTTAGAGCTACCAATCATCGACTAATTAACTTACATATTATTTGGAGAGAATTAGAGAAGCATAAGACTGAAAATAACTTGATTGAGTTCGATGATATGTTACTTATTCTCTATAAAGAATTGCAGTCAAACAGTGATCTTCTGAAACAATTACAAGAAAGATTCCTACATATCATCATAGATGAATATCAGGATACAAATTGGATTCAAAGTCAAATTATTTACATGATCGCTCAACATCATCAGAATGTTGTAGTAGTAGGTGACTTGGATCAATGTATCTTTTCCTTTGCAGGTGCTAGATTAGAAAACATTCTAAGATTCGACGAGATGTATCCTAGTGCAGTTCGATATAAACTTGATGTAAACTATCGGAGCAATAATGCAATTCTTGGATTGGCTAACAGTGTAATTAATGACAATGTTGAACGTATTAAAAAAGCTGCCAAGTCAATTTACAACGTGAATCATTACCCTAAGTTTATTTTTCCTGATACAAGTTATGAGGAAGCACTACATATTACTAAGCAAATTCGTGAAAAAGTCGAGAAAAAGGAAGCGAAGTACAGTGATTTTGCAATCCTGTATCGAAATAAATCTAATAGTCGTGCATTAGTTGATGAATTTTTACTTTCTGATACACCTTTTATCCAATATGGAGAGTCTGAAAATTTTTATGAGAATCAATACATAGTTCCTATTTTATCCTATATGCGAGTAATTAATACTCCAGATAATTTCAAAGCAATCGAATCTATGCTTCCAATGTGGTACATAAGCAAAGACAATGGTAAAAAAATAAAAGGGAAAAATAACTTTAATCCAATTAATGAACCACTTGAGCATCTATATAAGATATTTGAGAACGACTTATCGAAAGTAAGTGGCATTAGAAATAACATTGCTCGACTGAAACAATTTAGAAATAGTCAATACAAGCCACTTGTACTGGCAAAGCAAATGCGTGAACAGTATGAAAAGTACTTAATTGATGATAAAGGGAATAATATAAATACATTACATAAAGAAATCATAAAAGAAACTTTAGATGAGTTTGAAAACTCGTTAAAACGTTTCCCAACCATTGCTGAGTTCATTGAATATGTAGACAGAATTCTTCATAACGCAGAAGTTCAGAAACGATTACAGAAGAATCCTAACTATGATGGTGTTAAATTAATGACTATTCACAAGTCAAAAGGATTGGAATTTAAGCATGTTTATCTTCTTAGTATGATCGAAGGTGTGATGCCTTTCTTCAAGGATGATGACGAACTGGCAGACGTTGTTGAGAAGGATGATTTTAAGCTGTTAGAAGAAGAAAGACGTTTGTTATATGTGGCAATCACTAGAGCCAAAGAGTATTTGACATTAAGTTGTCCGAGATCACACAAAAACGCATTGGCAATCCCATCTAGATTTCTTCAAAATTATATTTAGGTGATATACATATGAGTAAAAATAACGTAATTAAAAAGTACAAATGTCCAATTTGTTTAGAATCAGACATCAAAGATCGCATGGTACAAGAAAGCAACAGACGTTATTATCATTCTGAAAAGTGTCATTCCGAGTATCTACTTAACAAAGAAATAGAAAATAAAAAAGTAAAGCTAAAGAAGTTTAAGTGCAAAATATGTTCGGTAACAGATGTAGAGGATGTGCTTATTAAGGAAGCTGACGGACGTTTTTATCATGTTAACGAATGTCATAAAGCATATTTGGCAAAGCGTAAAGAAACAGACGAAGAACAGGAGTATAAAATGAAGCTTGCCCTACTATTGGCTAAGCTATACAACTTAGAGTCTTATAAATTTATTCCTAACTATTACTGGATCAGAGTCGAGAAGCTGCGAAACGAGTATACCGAGGCGAACGAACTAGGAAGAACATATAAAAGTGGTCTTCCTTTCAAAGCTTTATATATGACTTATGACTATTGTTTTAACATCGCTAAGATTACATACGATGTACTATTTGATTCTTTTAAAGGTCAATTGAACTATGACTTGGCAATAGTGCAGAACAACCTTGTGGAAGCAAGAAATTATTACGCTGAGAAGAGTAGACAAGAGCGAAAAGTCGAAAAGGTCGTACAGCAACAATCATCTCAACATGCCGTAGACTTATCAAAATTGAAGCAAGCATTAAATTATAAAAGAAAAAAAGATGAGCGTGATATCTCACGTTTCTTAGACTAAAAATACATACTTGGAAGTGGTTAAGTGTCTCAATATTGTATTAACATAGGCGACTATCCAAAAGATTTTTATGAATCTTTAGAAGTTCATGAACCTATATTTGTAGCTAATCTTTGGAATGAGCCTAGATTGTACGGAAAATATAAAAGTCATAAGATTTCACAAGAAACGTTTACCCTGAAAATTTGGTACTTCTTTTACGAAGTAGGACGAAGAATGTATGAAAGTGGGATTCGTGAATTTAATGAAGCTACAGTATATTCATTCTTAGTAAGTCAAAAGAATGAGCCAAACAAGCCTAGCTTTCATGACGTTTACAATAATTACGGTGGAATAGATACAATCGAAACCGTTAAAAACGAAATCTCAAAAGAAGAGTCGAATGATGCATACCACTTTAATGAAATGCAAAAGTATGAATCACTACGCAACCTAGTAGACAAAAGAATGTTAGATATATCTGATCAGGATAATGTCGATAAATTATGTTCTATGTCACTAACTGAATTAGAAACATATGTTAACCATACAGCAAAAAAAGCTTTCTCGCAAATCAACTCTGGTGAGATTGTTGTAACCAACTTAACTGACGGAATTGACGAGACAATTGAGGAGTTAGAAGAAGGTGTGAGAGTAGGATTGCCATTTTTCCATGCACCTAAACTAACTGATACAATCAATGGCATGAAAACAGGGAATTTGATGTTGGTTGCTTTCTCATCTGGCGTGGGTAAGAGTAGCTTTGTTACTGAAAAAATGGTGTTATCCGTATTTGAACATAATATTAAGGTCTTGAACGACGAAAGTGGCGAGTTACAATTTGAAAAAATCGCTATTTTCGTAAATGAAGAAGGAAAAAAGCAATGGCAAGCTAGATTATTGGCCACTGTTGTAAACAGAGTTTTTAAGAAAGGGATTCCAAGAAAAGAAATCAATCGAGGTCATTTTTCTGAAGAAACAAAAAAAGCATTAAAAGAAGCTGCTGTATGGCTCAAACAGGCAGAAAATAAAAAAGGTGTAGCTTTTGAAGAATTATTCAAAATTGTTGTGTTAAAAAAATATAGAATTGAATCTGTGATAAATCAAATCGAATTATTAAGAGGATTAGGTTTTCAAAATTTGGCGATCGACACTTTCAAACCAGAGGCAAGTGGCGGTACAGACAGATGGTTGGCGTTTTCTAATTCTGCACAACAATTATATGATACGATAAAAGAAGATGCTCTTAACTGTTTCACCTTGGCTACAGTCCAGTTAAAAATAGGTAAAGAGTTTAGATATCTCGATCTTGATGTAATTGGAAAATCACCTGAGATCGCAGAGGTTGCAGCAGTAGTTGCAGCAGGTAGAGTAGTATATGACGACGAATACGATGACGGAAAACATGCCATTACAGCCTACAATCTCGAAAAGAACGAAGAAGGAAAGTGGAAAAAGGTTAAATATACACTAAATCCAGATAAAAAATATTTAATTCTATTCTTTCCAAAAAATCGTGAAGGTTCTGAAGATGTACAAATTCTCTATGAAATGAACCTAGATTTTAACTCATGGATCGAAGTAGCTTGGGCTAAGGTTAAATATGTTGGTCGAGCAGGTGCTTAAACATGAGCAATGATTTAACAGAAATCAAAAAGAGAATATATAATGAAGATCAAATTCATGTAATTCTAGAAAACTTAGGATGTCAACATGTGCAAAAGCGTAGTGACAGATATGAAGCGAAATTACCAGATAAGTTTGGCTCAAATAATAAACGTGCAGTTCAGGTTTATAATAGTGAGTATCTGAATACTTTCATACGAAGCAGAGACTTTTCAAATAAAAGTATTTTCGATTTGGTTTCATATATTCAATTTGACAAGCAAACAAGAGATGAACTTGATGAGAACTTATCTGTATCGAAACGTTGGATTTGCGAATTACTCGGTTACACCGAATACCTTGGTTTCTATAGACCTAAATTTAAGAAGACTGATCCCTTGCAATGGCTCAAAGACATGAAAAGACAGCGTGGAAAAGATAAGCCCAAGCAAGAAAACGTCATTTTGGATGATTCTGTTTTGGAATCCTATATTAACTTCCCATCGTATGATTATTTGCAACAGGGAATAGGCTATGAAACTCAGATTTCATATGGTATAAAATTCGATATTTCTAGCAAAAGAATCGTATTTCCTATTCAAAATAGACAAAATGAGTTAATTGGAGTCAAAGGCAGAACGATTCTTGACACCGAAGATAGCAGGTATAGCAGCGTTCCCAAGTTTCTATACCTGTATAATTTCAATAAAGGCATTGAATTTTTCAATTTCAATCGAGCTTTACCATACATCCTTGATCTGAAAGAAGTAATTATTTTCGAAGCTGAAAAGTCTTGTATGCTTGCACATGAGTATGGCTTTTACAATACGATAGCCATCGGTGGATTTGAGATGACGCACTTTCAAGTGGAGTTACTCAATGAGTTAGGAATCGAAACTAAGATAGTATTAGCCTATGACAAAGATAAGGACGTTGAAGCTGTCTTAGGTCAGGCCAAGAAGTTTAATAAGTCTAGACGAGTGTACGCTATTTATGATTATAACGACTTGTTAAGCTTCAAGGACTCACCTGTAGACTTAGGTAAGTCAGTATTTCAGCAGCTTTACGATGATTACACAGACAATAAAGATAACCAGTATCGTATCATTCTATGAGAGACAGAGATAAATTCTGTCTCTTTTTTATTATAAGATATATTATATAAAAATATGTAGACGAATGAGTAACTCAGTGGTATAATACCAATATAAAGCAATTGAAGTTGCGAAATTAAATAAAAGGGAGAATATAAAAAATGAAAATTAATATTGATAATCGAGCGAGAGAATTATACCAACTGAATTGTCCTCATAGTTATAAAAAATGTGAAAGTTTAGAAGAAGTGGATTACAAGATTCAACGCTGCGTTGACTTGGGCAAATGGAATTCGAGAGATCATGATTTGAGTTTTGTTGAGATTCAATATCATAATAAGATGCTGGTAGTATTAAACAATAGGCTAGTTGACATGTTCACCTGTGATGAGCCTGAATATAAGATTGAGGAAGAAATGAAAGAGCAGCATTATAATACATATTTCAAAGTAATGGTATAAGGCAGGTGCAATATGGAACAAGTAACATTTATACAATACTACTTTCACAATCCGATCTTATGCTTCCTATTTTGCTACTGCGTACTGAATGTAATTGTATGGATTGAGAAAAAATACAGTTGGGTTGACTATCTTATTGGTTCTACATTATTCAGCGCTTTCTTTATAATTTTATCATTTATTGGAATGGGTTCAGCTTACGCAGAAAACAAAGATAGTATAACGATTCATCCTGTAAACTCAAGTATTAGTAATATAGTCTTAATTACAACTCTAATTACTTTGTGTATTTACTCTTTGGTAAAAGCATATAGTCATTACAGCAAAAAAAGAGATGAGAGTAAGTTGTCTCTAATGCTAATCGAGAGTCTTAAAACAGACTTCCTTACATTGCAAAATCATATCTATAAATTAGAAACAGCATCAGAGCCTTACTGCAATCGAAAGATTCTCGAATTACAGTTTGAGTTGAATGATGTGAAGGCTATGATAGATGGAATTGAGTTTCAAAAAGACAAGCAAAGCGAAACGAAAAAGATAAAAAATAAAATGGTCGATCTGAGACATAAAATATAATTGTAATTAAACCGTCATTTCACTCAGAGTTAAGGAGGGGAAAGTGTGGTATTGAAATTGTTACTGCTAGTCAATTCAATGATCTTGTTTATTTTTGTGCTTGCAGCCTTAATGTGTTGGATAAACTTTATAATTCATAAATCAATGACTAGAGAAAACAGCAAGAAACAGGCTGTTGGAACATACTGGGACTTTCTATATCAGTTCAATCAGCAAGAATGGGAGAATGACAATGTGTGGGAAAGCAGCTTTTTCAACAGAGAAACAGATAGTAAATATCATGCCAGTATCATTAAGTTTAATGGTGTTGGCATGATTATGAAAAATACACTGCACTACTTTTTAGTCGGTTGGTACATATTTCGTCTAACTCAAGCAAAGAAAAGAGAGAAAGTGTTCGGTGGTTACTATTGGAGAGCACCAAAACCATTGGATTAGATGAGGAAGAAGTTGTAAGCCAATAGAAAGGAGACAGATAGTCAATGAAACAGTTGCAGGCAATGGAGCTATTTAATACTAAGATTGAAAGGATTAAAACTTATCCAGATATTGAATTTGAACTATCAAATTATGATATCGAGTTTCTAAAACATGCTACTAACAATGGTCAAACAGCAGCCATTTGTAAAATTCCACGAGGCTCAAGTAAGGGCGTGGATTTTCATTTGAGAAGAATGATGCTTTGTGACCTGTATAATTCAATTATATTAATGAAGTACTAATGAACGGAGACATGATATGATCAAATGGATCAAGCGCCTAATTTGTAAACATAAGGGGCACAAATGGGAAATATACGCTGTTAGCACAGGTTATTGGAGCTACGATATTGAGCAAGCAGGATATTGTATGAGATGTGGGTTTGACACACATGGAGAATATAATTAAAAGAAGAATATAAAACTTTTATTTCATTATATCCGAGTGAAAGGAGTTGTTAGTTATTTATAGTCAGTCAGGCGTATGTCAAGGTGTTGCATGGAGCGTGGAGTACAAAGGTGGAAGACTGTTTGAGTTAGTGGTTGGAGATAAAACAGAATCATATACTTGCAACTATGAACCTGTATTTGGATTAGATGTAATGGATCAAAACAATATTAATATTCAGCTAGATAGAATGCAAGGCTTGCTGTGATAAAATCGTAATTTAATGGGGTGTAAATATGGATAATGATCTAAGTATCATTAAAGAGAGATTAAATAAAACTACTAAAGGCAATTGGAAATTCGGTAGGAATGGAGCATTGCATTCAACTGAAACACATGAACATTTGATGCACATTGGAAGCTCAGGAGACATTGTGATGAAACATACCGATATGGTCTTTATTGAAAATGCCAAAAGTGATGTTAAGTATTTAGTATCTCAAGCTGAAAAGCTGGAGAAAATTCAGAAGCTGTTAACTGTAAAAGATATGGGTATATGGGATTTTGCAAGACAAACACTAGCGATTCTTGAAGATATTGAAAGTCCAAGAAGAAAAATGAGGCAATGAAATCATCGTTTTATGTATATAAAAAATAAATGGAGGGTTAAAGAATGGGAGAATACACAGGTCTGCGTTGCAAGGTGATCATCAAACCTGAATATCGAGAAGAATTTGCATTTCTTGATTCCAAGGAAATTCAATACGAGTGGTTGAAATCGAATTTAAACTTTTTAAGGAAGTATGGAGAGTATCCAAGGTCAACTGCTATTCCTTGTGGAAGTCTGTCTTATATGCCCAAAGAATGGGTGGATGAAAGCGGCAAAGACACAGATGGATTTGATAGAGACTTCGATAAAAAAACTGGATTATGGACGTTTCAATGCAGTTTAACAAACTATAAACAAACAATTCAATATTTTTTCGAACAGGTACTATGTAAAGTTGCTGAAGAAGTTATTCATTTGGAATACTATTTCAATGATTCGATTAGAAGTGTCTTTTACGAACTTGTCGATGAAAAGATCGTTGAAAGCGGTAAAGAAGGAATTAAATATGGCTATGAATTTAATGAATTTAACGGATATGAAGGCTTAGGCTATCCCTGAGAGGCGATGAAACAGTTGTTTCATGGGGAGAGGAGGAATGTGTCTTGAGTGAAGTAATTTTTGTGACAAACCCTTATATGATAAAAGCATTGGAAGAGGCTCAACTGTACTTTCGCATTACAGGTGTTCGCTACTCAGATAAAGATATTAAAGAAAGAGCTAAATACTATGAAAAAGAAGAAATGGAGGAGCTGTTAAATGAAAGTAAAATTCAAAGGTAGAACGGAAACCAAGTTAATGGAATTAGAGTGCAATATGCTTACAGATAACTACAATGTGAGTCAACGAGAGATTAGTGTAGTGGTTTGGGTTAATGATAAGTCTATGTTTTCATTGAAAGAACATTTTGAAATAGAAATACTAGAGCAGTAAAAGTTGTTGTTCATCGAGTATAGATAAATCGCAAATACAAAAAGGGAGAGGAAATATGAGTAAAAAAACATTTGGAATTTTAATAGGAATTGGAATCTTCTTTGCAGTAATTATTCTGTTTTTCATGATTGCTATATCAAGTGAAAATAAGGCCATCAATCTAGAAGAGCAAATTAATGAAAGCTCTTCATCAATCAGTGTACAAGAGAAACGTAGAGTTGATTTGATCTTTAACCTAGTTGACACAGTGCAAAACTATGACGACCATGAGAGAGAAACATTAGTACTATTAACTGAAGCAAGATCAAAAGCTTCAAGCGGTTTAATTGAAGAGGCTCAATTGACAATTTCAGCAGTAACTGAAGCATATCCTGAGTTACGATCAATTGAAAACTATCAAACGCTGATGAATGAGCTTTCAACGACTGAAAACTTGATAGCACAGCATCGTAACAACTTCAATATTCAGGTAAAAGCATATAATAAACACACTCGAAAGTTTCCTAATAGATTTCTTTTAGATATGATGGGCTATGAGAAGATCGACATAGATTACTTAGAATATGAAACGTCTCCAGATGCGCCAACCAACCTATTTAATAAGGGCAATTAACATGAGAGACATTGAAATCACTAAACGAGAAGTTTTAGTAAGTATAATCATTCTATTGTTGATGACTGGTTTTGGGTTTTTCATATCGACCACAATCCACAATAAGGTATCAGTAAGCAATGAAAAATATTTTAAGGCCTTAAAGGTTGATAATGATGAAAATCTATTTAAGTATGTGATAGACACAGAAATTGGTGATTTGATTTCATATGGCACTCTCAAAGCCAACGAGCCTGTCTCTGATCCATTGATTGATGGGCAGTATTTCTCCATAAAGAAAATTGAGGAACACTATGTCAAAAAGACTAGAACTGTAACTTACAGAGATTCTGAGGGAAATACGAAAACTAGAACCGAGACGTATTGGGAATGGGATGTTGTGAAGAGAGAAAGATTTGATACATACGCATTTAACTACCTTGGAAAAGATTTTGATCTTAGTACAGTAAAAATCGATAACCACAACTACAACACTACAGTCAAAAAAGGTTTTGGGGGTAACGTAAGATGGAAATTCTACACGATACCAAAAGAGTTTAATGCTTCGTTATACTCAAAAGCAGAGTCGAAAACTATTAAGCAAAATGAAATCTATCCTGAAGAAAGAATAGAAACATTAATCGCAATGAAGGAAAAAGGCGCAGACAATGCAGTAATAGCTTTTTGGATTGCATGGATTATATTAACGCTAGGCTCAATTGGAGTGTTTGTGGCGCTGGACAATAGATATATTAATAATCAGTAGATTCAAACTATGGAGGAGTGAAGGGTATGGGAAAAGTGATTTATGAAAATCTAACAAGTAAATTAGTTGCAAATGCCAACGGTGGAGTAATCCTGTTAACGCAGTATATTGACGGTAAAGTAACTGGAGAAATTGCTATGTATTATGAGGAAGCAAAAGAACTTAATGATTTTATCGGTGGCTTAGACGCAGAGAATTAATTCGCAGTGCAACGACAAAGCCGATGTAGATTCATATTGCGAAGGAAGAAAGGAAGATATGTGAGTTGAAAGTTAAATTAGAGTCTTTATTAGATACAAGTTTTCAAAACGGTTATGCTATTGAGCATCTATTCAAAGGTGATGTTGTAGATGCTGATTTTAGTCAATTTGGAGTCAGACTACTGTTTAGAGACACATGGACTTTACATTATGATTATCGAAAGATCGAGGAATATTTTAAGGTGCATGGACAGTGAAAGTTAATGCATAATTCAACGATTAAACGAAGTAAATAAAATCGACATTTGATGGGGTGAAAAAGTGGAGAAAGATAGATATTGCGTTGAATTGACAAGTGATTTTATTGATAATATGGGAGAATTTGAAAATATTATTTTGAATTTAATGGCTGGAATGCAACCAGACGATTTATCTGAAGAAGAAATAGAAGTCTTAAAAGAGAAATATGGAGAGCAGTGGAAACAAGAACTTGGCTACGAGTAGATGTAGAGTTGATGGGGTGAACTAATGGATTGGCAGCAATCGATCATTGATCTGAAGCAACATAACCAACTAAAAGAAATTGTAGATGAGGTAGAACGAGAATGTTTGCGCGATGAATGTTACTCACTTAAGGTGATATATCAATTAAGCCTTGAGAAGATAAATGAAAAACTAGCAAACTTAGAAGAAAATGTTGCAGAACTTGAAATAGAAGTAAACGATTTGAAACTGAAAGCACATATTAAAAGCCTGTTGAAATGAAGCTTTTATCTATTAAGAGACAGAAAGGAGATGTATAAGTGAAAATTAATATTCCAGACAACATTCAAACCATAATAGATCGTCTTGAATCTCATGGTTACGAAGCTTATGTAGTAGGTGGTTGTGTAAGAGATAGTATTATGTATAGAACACCAAAAGATTATGATGTGTGTACCAACGCTTTACCTGATGATGTTATTAATGCATTTAGAGATTTTAGAGTCATTCCTACTGGACTAAAACATGGCACTGTAACGGTAGTGTCTGAAGGGGAAAATGTAGAAATTACTACATATCGTATTGACGGAAAATACGAAGATGGCAGAAGACCTGAAGAGGTAGAATTCACATTATCACTGTATGATGATTTATCACGCAGAGACTTTACTATGAATGCCATTGCTTATAATCCAAAAACTGGCTTAATTGATCCGTTTAATGGACGTATTGATATTGAAAATAAAATAATCAGAACTGTAGGCAAACCAAATGAACGATTTGAAGAAGATGCATTAAGAATGCTGAGAGCAATTCGATTTTCAAGTCAATTACAGATGTCCATAGAATCTGATACCGTTCTTTTAGGTATTTTGGATAATCATCATAAGATCAAACATGTATCCAAAGAGAGAATCCATGATGAATTAAACAAAATCTTAGTGTCGCCCAAGCCTAGTGAAGCATTTATTTACTTATCAGAAACAGGAATTCTACATCATATAATGCCTGAGTTAACTGAGGCTGTGGGATTTGAGCAACATAATCCTTATCATGATTTAGATGTGTTTAATCACACATTGCTCGTCCTAGATAATGTAGAACCAATCTTAAAGACTCGTTTGGCAGCACTGCTTCACGACATTGCTAAACCTAGAACTTTCACCCAAGATGAAAATGGAGTTGGTCATTTCTACGGTCATCATCTAGTTGGAATGGATATGACACAGGATATCTTAAAGCGGTTAAGATATGACAATGAAACTGTAAATGATGTGTCAGTCTTGGTGAAAGAGCATATGAGCAGAGACTTCAATATTACTCCAAGAAGCATTAAAAGATTCATAATTAGGGTAGGCAAGGATAATCTAGATAGTTTGTATGATCTAATGATTGCTGACTCTAAGAGCTGTCTTAAAAATGACTACTCAGATGTCTTAGAACTGAAAAAACATGTTGACGCTATTCTAAATGAAAATCAAGCACTCTCTGTAAAAGACTTGAGAATCAATGGGAAAGACCTGATTGCATTGGGAGTTAAACCAAGTAAAGAATTGGGAGATATATTGAACCAACTCCTAGAAATGGCTATGGATGACGATTCTCTTAATACAAAGGACAAGTTGACTGAAATTGCTAGAGGATTAATGAGTGAATTGAGGTAAAGCTTTTATCAACAAAACAAAGAAAGGAGATGATGCACAATGATAGAAAAAGATAGGTTTATAGAGCTTCTTGATAAATTTATAGACAGAAGCGTTCGATATGAAGATGATGCGAAAATCAGGAATGATAGAGATGATATTAACTATTATAAAGGACAGAAAAATGTAATAGAAGAATTAAAAGATATGGCTAAGAACTGGAAATAAGAAGAACCTTATAACCAGTATACAATAAAACCTATGTTTCATGAGGTTGGAATATAAATAAAAAGGAGAAAATAACATGAGTGAAACTGTCCATTACAAAGGTATTTTAAGAAAAGTGGAAAAAATTGAAGGAGAAAACTTAGAAGATCAATGTAAAAGACTTTTAGGCAACAAGGAGCTACCTTCTTACTATGACAACTATAAAGAATATCTGCTAGAGGAATGTTATCGCACAATGATTATTCATGATAACGAGGTTTACCATGTGGAGCGTGAAGAAGTTGATCCACACTCTGACATGTTTAATGCAGCACTAAAAGAGAATGGAGAAATCTCATTTGAAGTGCGTTACTACAATGGTGGCTGTAGCTTCAATGAAGCAATTGAAGAGGCAATTAAAAACAGTTGCAAATAGAAAGCAGGAGGACACAGATAAATGATCACAGTTACTGGTAAGGCTATAATTGAATTGCCCTTCACTGTTGATTTGGATGTTGATGACATATCAACTAAATCAATGTCAATAAACACATCTGATGAATTAATTGCTGAAGCTATTCTTGACAAATACGGTCAAATTCCCAAAGAAATTTTTGTTGAATATATTAACTAGCTGGATACATAGTGAAATCAACGGATTATGCTATGAAAGAAAAAAGGAGAAAACCAATAATGAAACAAACATTTGTAATTAGTGCTTTTCCAGCGTGTGGGAAAAGTTATTGCTTTAACAATCACCAAGAGGATTTTACAATGATTGATAGTGATAGCAGTAAGTTTAGTTGGGTCAAAGATTCAGAAGGCAACAATACAACTGAGAGGAATCCTAAATTTCCACAGAACTATATTGAGCACATAAAAGAGAACATAGGTAAAGTTGACGTGATCTTTGTGAGTAGTCATGAAGTAGTTAGAAAAGCTCTTGCTGATAACGGTATAAAAACGATAATTGTATACCCAAATAAGAACTTAAAAAGCGAATGGATTAGAAGATTCATAGAAAGAGGGAACAATGAAACGTTTATAAGCTTCATTTCAGACAATTGGGAAAAGTTTATTGATGATATTGAAAATGAAGACAACAAGTTTCTAAAAGAACGATTAAACGTTGAAGATAGTTATCTTGATTTGAAATTTCTTTATGGATGCTTTGATAATTCTATGGGTAATTTAACTAGATTATGGGCTAACGGTTAGCTCTTAGACCGAATGAAACTCGTGTTTTATACCCAATAAGAATGGAGTGAAAAATTTGGCCGATGGACACGTATTAATTGAAGTTAATAACGAAAGAAAAGCAAGATTAAAAGAAAATGTTTGGTACGATATTAGATTAATGAGCGAGAACTTAGAAGACTCTGAAGGCTGTGAGCAGTTATTGGATCAGATAAAAGAAGATGTAAGCAACACCTTGCTTTTGGTTGTATTTGATTTTCATTGTCATTGCACAAGAGATTACTGGGGAGAATATGATTGCGAATACATATATAATGTAGCCTCTTATACAGTTGTGAAGAACGACTATAAGGAGTTTTATAGAGAGCAAGTATCTTTAGAATTAGATATGATTGAAAACGGAAATATTGAGTTTCGAGAAGGGTGTTATTACAGTGGCTTAATTAGTGAATGGGAAGAGTTTTACGACGAAGAGTTTGTAAAAAGTGAAACAGGCAATAAAAAATCTATTTTATGAGGTGAATACATACATGACAGATGAAGAAGTAGTAAAAATCTATAGTTTGTTAGAACGAATGTCGTCTAAAACGAGAATTACAGCTAAAGATAAAGAAGAAATTAACGAAGCAATAAGAATTATCGAGCCAGTAAAAGATAATATCGAAGTGAAACAATTAAGAAAAAAATATAAAGAATTTCGATTTAGCTATAGTAATTACAACCCAGAAAGAGAAATCTCAAGAATGCTGCAAGCAATGACCAACTCTATCTCTTTGTATAAAGAAGCTAAAAACGACTTGCACGTTTTAGATAGTGCAACTCAAGACATTTTGCATTCATTGGAAATGTGTGACATACCCTTGGAATTGGAAAAAGAGCTTCTAAATGAGTTAAAGGTTATAAGAGTTCAAAGAAGAAGATGCAAAAACTTTATAGAGTTAGTTGAGCCTCTGAAAATTTTTGCAGAGAAGCGAGGAAATTTGACCAAAGAGATCATAGATATACAAAAACACATTGCTGAAACAATCACAGATATTGAAAGTAGAAAATATTATCCTAGAGTTAAAACTGAACTGAATGAATTATTTGAAAATGTTCCCCATACATATATGCTTCTCAAATTAAATGCTTAAATAGAATAAAAGACACGTTTCATGGACTATTTCTAATGGAAAGGATAGGTACGGTAAATGAAAACATGGAAAGAAATTAAGAAGAATATCAAAAGCATATCCGAAGAGGAGAAAGCAATCATTGAAAGAGATGTTGTCGAAGATGTATTAAAACAGTTTTACTACGAAGAGCTAAACTTTTGCGGATGTGGAAATCCAGAAGATATTATGCAACTGATTAAGGACTTGTTAAATCAAATTAGCCACAAGTGGGACAATGAAAAAACCTATGAAGAAAGACAAGAAGAGATTATAAAAATATTTAATTTTAACGGTAAGGTCAATCATGCTGTGTACGACTTTATCTTAAACTATCTTGACATTGTTGGCTTACTAGAACACGGAGGCAGCATAGGTGGATCATGGTTAACTGAAAGAGGAAAAGTCATCCTCAAACTCATGAATCAAGTCGATGGTTTTGAATTTATATAGATAATGAAAGAGAAGTTTTATCTGATTACAGGGTGGTGATTCAATGAGTATTGACAGCATAGTCAATGAGTTAAGAGACAGTGGTGTCAGGAATGAGTACCTTCTAATGAAGAAAGCTGAACAAGCTATGAAGGATAGTGACTACATATACGGTGGATTAGTCAAAATGAGAAATAATATTCAGCTATTTTACTCTCCAAAAACCGACTTTCAAAATATTAATAAAGCTGAATTCAAACTAGGTAGACTAAAAAAGGAAATGAGCATCAAGAAACAATTTCAACTAGACCAATATTTTATGAATTTTGAACAGACAATTCGTGATAAATATATCTACTTAGACGAATTAAAGAAACATTTAATTGACCATGCACTTGGTTTTAACGTTAAACCTGAACTATTAAAACGATTTGAAGAAACGCTAAAGGTTTATAGTGATTATAAAAAACAGATAGTGTTTCAATATAACGAGTTAAATGGTGAAGTGGTGAAATACAGACCAATCATAAGACTTCATGAAAAGCTAACTCTAGAACAATTATATGACTTCGCAACTGAAAAATCTCATACACTTTGGAACAGAGAGTTCGATGGCGAGATTAAACTAGAAAGAAGATTCTACGTTGATCTGCTTGGAACATATTGTTCAGAAAACAAAGTGATTCGAATGAGTGAATATAGCAATGCAACATTGCCCAAAGAAAAAGTGTTTGATACTTTGCTGCATGAGCTAGTGCATTGGCATCTACACACTACTGGTGAACCATATGATGACGAAGATGAGCGCTTTATAGAGGAATGCTTAAGAGTCGGCTGTGGTTTGTCGTATAGTAATAGTGCTCAAAGAGCATACGATAACTATTTAAGTAAAGTTGCTAATTCATAGAGAAAGTAGAGATCACAGATATGGACAATAATCTAGTACCTAAAACCTTCTATTGCTATGACGATAACGGTGTGTGTCCCTATTGGAGAGAGGATAAGAGCATTAAGGTTGATTTATATGGATATGGACATATTCCTTCAGTTTGGTGCGATTTATTAAAAGTCAATAGCGCTGCTTTAGATTTTAATGGTGATAGCTATCATGCTCACTTGCTACAAGACATGTGTAAAATATGTGATTTACATAGGAAATGAAAGGAGTGTTTTATTAGTGGACTATAAAGGCAAGTGCCTTAAAGAGATCAGTACATATTTGAGATATCAAGAAGTAGATGAGAAAACTCTTGATTTTATGCTTTATGTTTTTGAAGTAGGATTTGATTATGGATCATTAAATGGAGCATCTGATAATATTCAAGAGTTAGTAATTAAGGACATTAACATGGATTTCAAGAGTAAAATTAGACGTTTACTCGATTAAACTCTTAAAAGTTATTATCCTAATTATGGATATTAACTTTTAAGAAATAGTATATGAAATACTTCTTTTGTAAGGTGGTTATGTTTGCATATGAAGTTTCTAAAGAAAACGTTGGACTGGTTAAAGATAATAGGAATTTTTCTTTTGTGCTGGACTGTTATGGCAGCAATTCTTTATGGTCTAATCCAATTGAATTTCTTAATAAAATCATACACTGAATTTGGAAAGTCATTTATCCTTTGGTTTACTCAGGCACTAGCCTTTGTGAGTGCTATCTATCTTACTTTATTATTTAGTAAAAAATAAACAATAAAACAGTGACAGGGTGTGTGGAATTACATATGGTAAATATTAAACAAAGTGAAATGGAATTTGGTCAATTGGCAGAAAAGTGGGCAAGAACTGAACGAGAATTTATTTATGCAAGTGAATTGCCAGCACAAATATCCTCTGAGTTCTATAGACTTGGTTGGAAACATGGTAGGGTTGAAGTGTTGAAAGAGTTAGAAGAAATGATTGGTAAGCTAGAGAGTCTTGCTTTAAGTAGCTTGAGCAGTTTTTCAAATGCTTCTGATTTAGTTTCAAAAGAAATAAACTATAAACTAACTCAACTAGATGACTTACTAAAATCCAATAGATAGGCTGAAAAGTTATGCCTCATAATTTGGGTATTAACTTTTTCAAAAGCGCAGATAAAATTCTTATTTCATAAAGAATTAGCTAAATAATTCACTACATATAGAAAATCAAAACAAATAAACACAATATGTTGTACTACTCTCCTGGCTGTGGTATACTGGAACTAGATTCCAAGAGAACATATATTCGGGGGTGTTACACATAGTACAACAGAAAATGAGCTTTAAGAGATTTAAGTTAAAGAATAATTCTTCTGATTTGAATAGACAGCCGAGAGCTTCATCGATGCAAAAAGTAATTGATTTTAGTCAGTCTGATGAGTACAGCATAGCCAAGACTGAGTGGCAATTTATTGATTTGATTGGAGAAGACTCTGAAGCATTCACTAATATATGTGGGCTATGTGGAAATCCTCACTTAAAAGCAAATTTTATCATAGGTAATCCATACACTGGTAAGACCTTACACGTAGGCTCTACTTGTATTGTTACTTTTGGATTAATAGAAGGTAATGTAGATATTTCTTCTGGGGTTACAATAGTTAACAATTTCATTACAGAGAAAGTGCTACTTGACGAGATTCGTGGGTTAACCAAATCTGTCATGGTGAGAACTCCTGAGTATAGTTTGCTAAATAGTTTTTTGAAGGCAATCAATAAGTACTTTGAGATTAAGGGTGTAAAGAACCCCACTATTGATCAGATCGGTGAAGCTGCTTATGGACAAAGATGGAACGAGTACCGTAATAATTCTTATGAACCTAACTGGCTTCATAATGTTTATTATCATCCATATACAATAGAAACGGTCAAAACTAAGAAAGTCTCCAAACTTCCAGTATTCAAAGAAGGGGAAACTTGGGGACACAAGAGGCGCAAAGGGGCTTTTATCACGGATTCCTTTGGACGTTCAGAGAGTTACAATGTCGAGAAACATGTGGTTGATAAATTAAGCAGGTAAGAAGGGGAGCACCCTTCTTGCCTCTATAAGAAATATAATATAAAATTTTTACAAATCACCTATTTTCCATTCGATGTTCCAATCTTTATAACCACCTGCTCTAAAGAAATTTCCTTTTGAGTCACGTTCCATTGGAGTAGGATGAGCACTTTGAACTTTCATTTCATATTTGCAGTTATGACACCATGTTGTTGTAGAGTAGGGATATATATAGTGTGTTCCTTTGTGACCACACGATTCACAAATGTAATACAACCTATATCTGTCGCTGCCATTTTCGCTTCTTTTGATGCCTGTTACATAATACTCAGGTTGGTTATCTGTTTCAGAGGTGTATGCGATTATTAATTCATGCTCAGATTCCTGCAATGACTGAGTTAACTGTTGTTTAATTTCTATTGGATCAACGGTTGATTCACGCTTTTTTATAGGTTCTACACTGCTCACACTTTCAAAAAATGAATTGTATGCAGCTCCAATTTTATTGTAAGTGTCGGTCATTTCTATTACATCGTTGTCTACACCAAATAGGTTGAACACTTGCTGTATAATAACCAACTTGGAAAGATTGTCTGCTTCTTTTAGTTCTATCTCAGCTTTCTTGCCCTTGCCGTCATTAATTGATATTTTTACTTCCAACATTGTGTTCCACCTCAAGTGTTTTTAATCATTATAACATTTTTGATAGCAAAAAGATGATTATTATAAGTGCTATGCAAATAAGATATATTATATAAAGGAGTGAATAATTATTGAAAAGTGCTGATAAAAGCATCCTTTTATTTGCTAGTTTAGTCAACATCTTAAGCATTAACGAAAACGACATTTCAAACATCATACCTAATTTCAATAAAGAGGAGTATAAGGCCAAACTCGATGAAATTAGGTTTGATAAGAAGCAAGACTTGACCAAACTCCTGAAAGAACTATATTCAAGTGGAATGAAGAAAGGGTGGATTAAATAATGAGACGTTGTAATATCACTGGCAAGACTGATGAAATTTTTGAATTTTATTTCACTTCAGAAGACTATGGATACTTTGCTAATAAACTAACTCATAAGATATTCACATTTTACTTGCACATTGATGAATTCGAGAAATTTATGAAGCTTGGTGCAGATCACGTTATTGGTACGAAGGAAAACTTTGACAATCACGCATATAAGTACAATAAATATTTTTCAAGCGATATCGTGTATGACTTTATTCATACATTTAAGTACGTACCTCACAACTGGTACAGACAGCATTATCCCTTTCTTGAACATGACGAAGAACAATGGTTATGGGAAGATCAGACACGTTCAGTTAACGACTTGATCGAACAACTGCCTGATGATGATAGAAAGCAAGCGATTAAAGAAGTAATGTATTATTACGGAATCTAATAAGATATATAATATAAAAAGTTGACATGCCAATGTATATTGTGTTATATTATAATGTGAGAGGAGAGATAATCATTCCAAATTGGAAGAAAAGTAATGACTTCACGTTTACAAGCAGCAGCAAATTTATCGATCAATTAATAAAGATTAAGAATATCGATAACTTGTTTATGTTTTTGAGTCCGGTTAAAAATGTATTACATAGTCCGTACTTATTGGCAAATATCAATACATTAACTGACACAATTGTTGAAGAATGTGTTAGAAGACAAAAGAAAACTTACATATTTGCAGATGTTGATCCTGATGGAATATCTTCAACTGCTGCAATGCATAATTATTTAAAGCCATTAAATAAAAACGTGAAGTATTTTCATTCACAGAGAAGTGATGGTCATGGTATTGCATTGGCGCTTGATCTAGTTCCTGACGATTGTGAGTTATTAATCATTGTAGATTCATCAAGTAATGATGTCGAGACTTGTAAAGTTCTACAAGAGCGAGGAATACAGGTGCTAATTATTGATCATCATGAGGTAGAACGTGAAAATCACTATTGTACACTAGTGAATCCCAAACAGCCTAATTGCAATTATCCTAATACCCAAGCTTCAGGTTCTATGTTGTGTTGGAAAGTATGTCAAGTACTTGATGACAAACTCCAGTTAAACAGAAGTAAAGAATTAATCGATTTAGCTGGACTTGGACTATATAGTGACATGCAAGATATGAGTGTTTTGGAGAACCGATATGTAGTCAATCAAATGTTTGGCAATATTAAAAACATTGGCTATAAAGCATTAATCAAAGCACTAGACAAGGATAAGGTGAAACTCTCAACTACTGTGATTGGTTTTGATGTTACCCCATGTATTAATGCTGCTACTCGATTGGATAGCATTGAAGTTCCACTGGAATTGTTTACAACTACTGATCCAAAAAGAGCTGAAGAACTTGCTAAACGTTTGAAAGAGAATAACATTGAGCGCAAAAAGAGACAGAAGGAAATTGGAAGTACACTAAAAGAACATATTGATACATATGTAAGTGACGACAATAAGTGCTTATTTATCAATGACTCAACAATAGGTAAGGGATATAATGGATTAATTGCTAATGACTTAGCTAGACACTACAAGCGACCTGTGTTTGTACTTGGTGAAACTGACGATAAAGTTGGTGGTAGTTATAGAAGCTATGCAGGTATTAATATGCTTGAACTGTTACGTGGGGTTACAGTACTAGACAATGTTGGTGGCCATGAATTTGCTGGTGGGATATCAGTTAATAAAATAAATTACGATGAAGCAATTTATGGAATTAATAGTTTGCTACATGAATATAAAGTTGATGATTCAATTTATTATGACTTGGAAGTGGATGCTGAACATATTAATGAAAAAAATATAAAACAGTACGAGGATATTTTTAACATTAGTGGAACAGGATTTACTAAGTCTAATCTATTAATTAAAAACTTAATTATAAAAGACATTAAGATTTTAGGTGATGGAGATACCTATAAGATTGGCTGCGTATCAGAGTTTGAACACTTAATGGGAGAGAATTATCCAAATGTTTACTGTATGAAATTCAAAGCTGATGAAGACTTTGACAAGCGATTTGAAGTTGGAGATAAGATTGAAGTAATTGGCACTTTGAATCTCAATACGTGGGCAAGATATAAGCCTCGATGTGAAGTAGTAAAAACTAAGCAGATCATGATTGAGGATTTGAGAGTAGTAAGTAAAACAGAATAATATAAAGAAATTAAATAAATATTACATAATATAAAAGGGAGTATATAAAAATATGAAAAACTACACTATAAATACAGGACAAACATTCTATGCAACAGCTACAAGCAAGGAAGGTAAAAGCTTCGTTATTAAGCTTGTAAGTGGACTACGTGCTTCAGCATTAAGTGAAGCTAAAGTAGAGTGCAAGAAGAAAGGGCTTCAATTTGAAGGATTATACCCAGTTAAACAGGTGGAAAAACGTGGTGATACGCTAACAAAATATTACAAAGAGCGAAAGCAAAGCAAGCAGAAGCGTAAGTAGTTAATAAAGTAAATTGACTATATTGAAAGGAGGTGAAAACATTGATTACAGGTGGAATGATTAAGGGAGAGTCTGTAGCACCATTGGCTAAAAAGAAACCTATTGTGTCATGGAATACGTCCATTGATTATAATAGCTTGAATTATGACATTAACAAAGTATGGGCACCAGCTTCTAGAATATATAAAATTGATGAAAAAGGAGAGAAAGAAATCATGGAAAATTTATATCAGGTATATGTTATCGATAAAAAGAAAAACTTTATTGTTAATGGAGAAGTAGTAGTAGCGAAGAATGAAGAAGATGCTAAGTTTGAATTACGGGTGTCAGAAAAAGTACGTGCTGAAGGACTTAAATTGAGCGATGTAACAATTATTGTTAAACAATTAGGAACAGTGAGCGTTGAGAAGGAGAAACAATAATATGTTAAACTTTGCTGTCAGAGACGCACATTCTGTTGCATTGTATGATGAAAGTGGCAGATTTGCCTTTGAAATTCAGCCAGCCTCTATTTCAAGACACGAGTCATACATTGAGGTTAAAACACATTTAATCAATGAAGATATTCTGAGCTTTTTCTATAGTTCACAAGACGATAATAAATCAGACTTCGAAAGAGACACAGACTTGAGTAACGAGGAATATTCTTACACTTTTGAAAATGGAACTAGTTCTCATAAAACAAGAGAGAAATGTAAACTTGTAATTAAAAATCATGTCCGTGACGATAAAACACAACTTGATCGTCTTATGATTTCAAGCTTCTCTAGTGTAACAGTATCTGATTACGATATTCTTAAAGGTGTATATGATAACTACGGAAAAGTGACACTGTACAGCTTTAAGTTTATTGTTGAAAGAGGAAGCAAGAATCGTGTTAGCTTCTCAAAAGTATGATCAAACGACTATTTCATAGGGTGAATTACATATGAATGATAAATATAATAGCGCAGACGACGAGACAGTGATGAAGGCAGCAAAAGAAGCGTCTGTGAAATACAAGAAAGCATTAGATCAATTGAGTGAATTTGATATTAGTAATAATGACCGTTGTATAAACTGCGGTCATTATTATTCCCCAGATGAATTAATAGAAGTGGTTGAGCCTATCGATGGTGTTTATATTTGCTACTACTGTTCATCAGACGGAGAAAATTTGAATGAGAATAAGACAACAGAAGAGGAGTAAAACGAGATTGTCAAAATTGATTACGAAACGCAATGGGGCGACAGTAAGTTTTAATGTAGAAAAGATTACCAACGCCATTGGAAAAGCTGGAGCACAAACTGGAGAATTTGACACTTCCGAAGCAGAAAAATTGACTCAGGATGTATTGGAATTAATAGAACTTAATGACTATGAAGTATTGACTGTTGAGAATGTACAGGATTTAGTTGAAATGGCTTTATTGAAATCAGAACATAAAGCTACAGCTAAGGCTTACATTATCTATCGTGAAAAGCGAAACCAAGCACGAAAACCTGATATCTTTAAACACCGTCTAAATTTGAAACCATATGAGTATCCAGAACTCAACGAATACAAAGAAGCTATTCAGCACTCTTACTGGCTGCACACTGAGTTTAACTACACATCAGATATTCATGATTTCAAGATCAATGTAACAGACGCAGAGAGAAATGTAATTAAAAATGCAATGCTTGCAATCGCACAGGTAGAAGTTGCAGTTAAATCTTTTTGGGGTGATCTATATCGTCGTCTTCCAAAGCCAGAGGTTGGTTCTGTTGGGTACACATTCGCAGAAAGCGAAGTACGACATCACGATGCATACTCCCATTTACTAGAGATTTTAGGACTGAATGATGAATTTGAAAAAATCAAGGAAATCCCAGAACTGTTCCAGCGTGTAGATTACTTAACAAAAGGTGTGTCACTAGCACGTACTGAAAGCAATAAAGATTATGCTTTGTCCATTCTATTGTTTTCATTGTTTATTGAGCACGTATCACTTTTCTCTCAATTTTTGATCATCATGTCATTCAATAAATATAAAAACCTATTCAAAGGCATGTCAAATGTAATTGAAGCGACTTCAAAAGAAGAGCAAATTCACGGACTTTTTGGTATAGATTTAATTAAAATTATTCGTGAAGAAAACCCTGATTGGTTTGACGATGAAATGGAACAATTAATTGTTCAAGCTTGTAAGGAGTCTTATGCTTCAGAAGAGATTGTTATTGATTGGATTTATGAAACTGGCGATTTAGAATTTCTACCAAAGGCAATTGTTAAAGAGTTTGTTAAGAACCGTCTAAACAACTCTCTCCGCAGCATTGGCTATAGCCCAATATTTAATGTAGATGAGGCTGTTGTTGCTGAAACAGATTGGTTTGACGAAGAGTTGCTTTCTACAAAGCATGGGGATTTTTTTGTTAAGCGACAAATTAACTATAGCAAAAGAATGCAAAGTATTACTGGAGACGACCTTTTCTAATTTTATATGCAGATAGCAACATTACTAAAACTGAGATTAATTTTAATAGATAACCTAGGAGGAATAATAATTACATGAAGTGGTTAAACGAAAACAGTAAAGCATTTTTATCAAGAGGATATTTGACTGAGGGGGTTACTCCAGAGCAACGTATTCGCACAATTGCAACCACAGCAGAGAACATTCTCAAGATTGATGGCTTTGCTGATAAGTTTTACGGATATATGGAAAAAGGATATTATTCACTATCAACTCCTGTGTGGGCAAATTTCGGAATTGATAAGGGGCTTCCTATTAGTTGTTTTGGATCATATTTGCCAGACAATATGGGTGGAATCTTATACACTCAATCTGAAGTTGGAATGATGAGCAAATTTGGTGGGGGTACATCAGGCTACTTTGGAGATTTGCGTCCTCGTGGAGCTGAAATTAAAGATAACGGACAGTCTTCAGGGGCAGTTCATTTTATGAAGTTGTTCGAATCAACTATGGATGTTGTCAGCCAAGGAAGCACGAGACGAGGAAGATTCGCTCCATATTTGCCAATTGATCACTCTGATATTGAAGAGTTCCTGAAAATTGGAACTGAAGGTGATCCAATTCAAGAGTTAACGCATGGAGTGACTGTGACAGACAAGTGGATGGAAGAAATGATTGCAGGAGATTCCAAGAAACGTGCGCTGTGGGCTAAGGTGATTCAGCGTAGAGTTGAGATTGGATATCCATACCTCTTCTTTACAGACACTGTTAATAACAACACAGTGGATGTCTACAAGGATAAAAACTTAAAAATTCGTGCAAGCAATCTTTGTAGCGAGATCAATTTACCAAGTAATGATGAATGGTCATTTGTTTGCAACCTGTCATCAATGAATCTATTGCACTATGACGAGTGGAAAGACACAGATGCAGTTGAAACAATGGTATTCTTCTTAGACGCTGTTATGACTGACTTCCTTGAAAAACTAGAAAAAATGCGTGATTCAGGAATTAAAGAAGAAGAACAAGCTTTTTATTTCATGGAAAAGGCTTATAACTTTGCAAAAACTAATCGTGCACTAGGATTGGGGGCATTAGGATGGCATTCTTATTTACAATCTAAAATGATTCCTTTTGAAAGTTTGGAAGCTTCTAAATTGAACTCTCGTATTTTTAGCTTTATTCAAAATCAGTCACACAAGGCATCAAAAGAATTAGCAAAGATTTACGGTGAACCTGAAGTATTGAAAGGTTATGGTCGTCGTAATACAACGTTGACCGCTATTGCACCAACAACATCTTCTGCCTTTATTTTGGGACAGGTTTCACAAAGCATTGAGCCTATCTGGTCAAACTGCTATGTAAAAGATGTTGCCAAAATGAAGGTAACTATTAAGAATCCATACTTAGCAGAAGTGCTTAAATCTTATGGTAAAGACACACGAGATGTGTGGAACAGTATTCGAGACAATGACGGTTCTGTAAAGCATCTAGAGTTTTTGAGTGATCATGAGAAAGAAGTATTTAAAACATTCAGTGAAATTGACCAATATGTTGTTTTGGATCAAGCTTCTACTCGACAATTGTTCTTGGATCAAAGTCAGTCATTAAACCTTATGATTAATCCCAAAATGTCTGCTAAACAAATTAATGAGTTGTATTTATTTGCTTGGGAGAATAAAGTTAAAACACTATATTACCAACATAGCACAAATGCAGCGCAGCAATTTAGCAAGGATAAATTATGCTCCTCATGTGAAGCATAATGATCTATCCGATAAAAGACTCTTACTTAACGTTCGTGAAAGCGTTAAGTAAGAGTGAACTAATAAGAAATAAACTATAAAACAAGAGGTGTAACATTGAACAATTTAGTAATTAAGATCAAATATTTTGCAGATATTAATAAGCTAGAAAAAATTGAAAAAGGTGACTGGATTGACCTGAGAGCAGCAGAAACAGTGACATTAAAAAAAGGAGAATATAAATTAATTCCACTTGGAGTTGGTATGAAACTCCCTGAAAATTATGAAGCTATCGTTAACCCACGTTCAAGCACATATAAGAATTGGGGGATACTGCAAACTAATAGTCAAGGTGTGATTGATAATTCATACTCAGGGAACAACGATCAATGGCACTTCCCAGCTTATGCGACTAGAGATATTACGATAAATAAAAATGAGCGTATCTGTCAGTTCAGAATACAAGAAAGAATGCCACAAATTAGTTTTCATGAGGCTGAGCAATTAGATGAACTAGATCGTGGTGGACTTGGAAGCACTGGTATTGTCTAAAATTGATAATAACAGACGTTTATTTAGAAGGTTTTTACTGGGTTGAAATAAACTTAGTGGGCAATATGCTTAGACACTATGAGGAAAAAGGCTACACTATCCCCTATAGAAAAGATAATAGAGGGAGAATAAGAGTCCCTAGGGATGCAAGGATTCTTGTGAAAGTGGAAGATTTGCTAGATAACAGTAACATGAAAGTTGATAAGCTTTGCGATGATTGTGGTACTCTGATCAAAAATCAGAGTTATCAAATGGTTATCAAAAGAAGAAAGTTAAATGACGGAATAGACAGATGTAAGCCTTGTGGCAGCAAATTGGCAGGAATTAAACGAAGAGAAAACACTAAACTAGAAGACAGTTTGTCGTATAATTATCCACACTTAACTGCATATTGGGATGAAAAACTCAACAACCCAGTTAAAATTGAGCATGTTCACCACAAGTCCGCACTATCGTATTGGTGGAAATGTGTTGAGTGCAACGAGTCTTTTTGTCGCTCTGTGGAAGTATTTATCCAATTGAAAAACTCGTGCCCTTATTGCAGCACACACCCTAAAGTGGTTAATAAAAAAATATCCATCTCTACAACACACCCACATGTTGTAGAGATGCTTGAAGATAAAAGCTGGGGAGATAGGCTAACATCTGGAACTCATAAGAAATTAAATTTTATTTGCCCTAAATGTGGAACATTAAGAAAAAATCTCTATGTTAATAATGTGATAAGAAGAGGTCTTCCTTGCTATGTTTGCAGCGATAGAATTAGTTATCCTGAGAAACTTATGTTTAACATATTAACTCAGTTGGAGATAGATTTTGAAATTGAGAAAATCTTTGCTTGGTCAAAGAATCTTAAGCATTCTGTAAAAATACTAAATGGTAATAAAAGATATGATTTTTACATTCCGAAACATAAGTTGTTGATCGAAACTCACGGTGGTCAACATTACAAAGAGAACACATTTAACTACCTTGGTGGAAAAACTTTGGAAGAAGAAAGAGAGAATGACAAAATAAAAAAAGAGTTAGCTATAAAAAATGGATTCAAATATATTGAAATTGATTGCTCTAGAAGTGAAATCGATTATATAAAAAACAATATAATTTCTAGTGAGTTAAACTCTTACATAAATCTTAGTGAAATTGATTGGGTGGAAGCTCATTTAATGTCCTGCACATCAAAGATTTTCATAGTCTATGAGCTTTTTGTAAAAACAAATGGTGATTTAGACAAGATATCTGATGAAATGAAGCTTTCTATATACTCTGTAAAAGAATATTTGCGTAAACATGGTGACTTAAAACGTCAAATCGAAAATACAAAGAAGGTGATTAATTAATGAAACACATAAAGACCTTTTTCAAGCATTTATTCTCATTAAAAATGTTGCTATATATGCTTCGATGGCAAATGTCAACGCCCATTCTAGCCATAGTGCTATATATATTAAACTTCGGTACATTGGTCGAAACTATCATAGCTAACTTCATAGGCTCAATCATTTTCTTCTTTGTAGACAGAATAATATTTAGGAATAAAAATGAGGTAACTAAAGGATGTGAGCATTGTGATCATTGCAGGATGGAACAGAATCAGCAAACTGGCTAACCATTGCACTTGGTACTACAAAGCTGATTTAGACATCTATAAAACCTATGTCAGCACTCGTGATGAAAACAACAATCCAATTAGGCAGCTTGATAGCTTTTACTTTTATGTAAAGAAACCTAGATCGAAAACTTACCAATTTCACTCTAGTATAGAATCAACAAAATCCAATTTAATTAGTCTGATAAACACTGTTGAATCATCTTTAATAAAAGACAGACACCTAGAATTAGAAGTATCTATAGGACTTGGTACTGAGAGAGTCTTCTTTCACAAATCTTTACTTAACAAACTATTAACCATGCTAAACAACATGTTAGACGAAATATCTATTAAAGGAGAAACCAATGTCACAAAGCAATGAAGATATTCAATTCTTAATTGATCTACAAAAAGAACTCCAATATCAATCAGAATACGATAACGACATTCAAGCAGCTCCAAGATTTTGGGCGGTGGGAGACTATGAGTGGAGGGTGGTTGCCGAAGGTTGTGGCGAAGAAGTGAGATTTCGCTTGCCTCAACGCGATGATTATGAGGCAACATACAACTCCTTGGTGGATGAAATCAAAGAGCAAATTGAAAATATAGAATTTGCACCTGAAGCAGTAGAAGCGTTTGAAGATGTGCATGATGACGAATCTTTATTAGATTGGATCAAAGAATACTATGATGAAGAAGCTGACATGTACGAGGTCACAAAGACGCACATAGTAAGACAAGATACATTGTTTATCACTAAGCAAGAGGCCAAAGATCATATCAAAGCTAATCATTACCACTACACTGATGAAGTACATACATATGCAATGACTGCTTGGAGAGCACCACAAGTAGAACGATTGTGGAAGATTCTTGAGAATTTTGATTGGTCAAAAGTTGAAATTAAGGAAGCAGACGAAAAAGTTAATGTCCATAATTAGGGCATTAACTTTTAAGAAATAGTATATAAAACTGTGATTTTATTGCCTTTATAAAAAAGAACAGGGAGTTGCTAATAATAACAAGATTACAGCCAGTAATTAAATGGACAGGAAGCAAACGAAGTCAAGCAGAGTATATAATTAACAAATTTCCAACAGAAATCGATACATATTATGAACCTTTTGTTGGTGGTGCTTCGGTGCTATTTAGATTATTACATAGTGATGTTAAGGTAAATAATTATATTTGCAGTGATGTTAACAGTGATTTAATTTCATTGTGGAATACTATTAAAGATAATCCTAACAAACTTATTGAAAGCTATTTCATGAAATGGAACGATCTCAATATAGATAAGGATATTGAAAGACGCAAAGAATATTTCTATAGTGTTCGAAAACACTTCAACGAAACAAGAGATGTGAACAGTTTTCTGTTTTTAAGTAGAACATGTGTAAACGGTCTAATTAGGTATAACTCAAAAGGTGACTTTAACACCTCTTTACACCTTACTAGAGATGGAATCATGCCTGAAACACTTAGCACTATCTTGCTCGATTGGTCTGAAAAACTAAATAGACACAACGTTCAATTTTTCTGTCATGACTATTCTGAGGTTACAAGTTCCGTTAACGATGTTTTGTATCTTGATCCTCCATATGCAAATACAAAGGGGATGTATTTTGGGAAAATTGACTATGAATCAATGTGGAAATGGATGCGAGAACAGCAAGGTAAATATTACTTAAGTTTTGATGGTAAGCGAGACGAGATTGATAATACATACAGAGTTCCAAGTGATTTATTTAGTATTCATGAGTACATAGTGAACGGCAGAAGCAGTTTTAAGGACTTAAAGGATCAAGAGGTACAAATTGTAAAAGAAAGTTTATATATAAAATAGACAATGAAAGAATACTTTTATTGGCTGAAAATATAAAAACGAGGTGAAAATAATATGAAAACAATAACAAACTCATTCATAATTCACCAAAAGAGCGTTGATTACATGGATGATGTATTTGGTAAGTACGTGCAAGACCAACATTTTGAACGTTACATACAAAATCCTATTATACACTTATATCCCACCAAGGATACGTATGATCAAGATGGTAATTTGAATGGATATATTGATGCGCTATTCATGGACATACATATCTACGATACAATTAACATGAAAAAATATTTGCTAAAAAACAAAGATGGGATTTTTGGTGATAATAATTTGACAGTATCACAAATAAAAGCGTTTAAGGATGGCAGTACCATGATTGTTTTAAGAGGTAGATACGAGCTTTTCAATGGCCAAGCTATACATATTATGAAATTATAAAAAGGAGACATAAAAGTGAGCGATGTCATATACCACAATAGGCTTAGTTGGAGTGGAAAAACTACAGAGGTGATAATCAAGATGCTTCACAATGAAGGGAGTATTTGCTTATCTTCCAGTAATGGTCGTTTCCCGTCTGACTGGATTAATAAGCGTGTTTTTGTCTCAAGTTGGAACGTAAAGTATCCTGAAGAATTAGTAAAAAAAGACCCTTACTACCTAGGTGAGGAGTACAAACAAAAAGTTAAGGAACTATTCTTTCAGGAACTTGAACAAGCTAAATATTTGATTATAGACGATGAACTAAACTTATCTTTAAGTGAGAAAAGAAAAATTATTGATATTTGTAATGCAAAAAATATTAAAATAGTTGTCTATTATACAGATTTTAAGTTCTATCCTATTCAAAGTAAGGCTTGGAGAAAATCATTGGAGTTATTTAATGTTAATGACGAAGATAAATATAAAATTAAACAACCCTACACGAGAGAATGGATAATGGCTCTAATCGGTGTAGACATAGATAAGCTTGAGTCAACACCAGAAGACGAGCTATGGGAGAATTATGAGCCTCGATATGAGCCATTAGAAAGCTTTAGTACACAATAAAAGGAGAATTTTATGCGCATTATCAGTTTGTTCAGGTCTGTTTATGGACTAATAAAAAGACTGTTGCCAGCAAAGAACACAGTAGATAAAGAATACAAAAAACTACTTAAACATATTCTTGAGAAAGGAATTGTTAAAAGTGATCGTACTGGAACAGGTACTATTTCAACATTTGGTTATCAAATGAGAATTCCGCTTTCTGAAGGTTTTCCACTTTTGACAACCAAAAAAGTACCGTTCAAGATGGTTGCAATTGAATTATTATGGTTTATTCGTGGCGAGACAAACATACGACCATTGGTGCTGCAAAACTGCAATATTTGGAACAAAGATGCCTATAGAGGATATAAAGATAAAGTTAAGAAGCAAATTTATGATGACATTTTACCAATGAATCACCAGATACTAACTTATGATGAATATATTCAAAAAGTAAAAGATGATGAAGAATTTGCAAATGAGTATGCGGAATTGGGAATGACATATGGCTACCAATGGAGAAAAAAGCAAGTAGATCAACTACAGGAAGTTATTCATTCTATTAAAAGCAGACCAGACTCACGAAGACATATGGTTGTTTCTTGGGATTCAGATATAGCTAGTGATTTAGTGTTGCCCCCATGTCATCCACTATTTCAATTCTATGTATCTGAAGGAAAGTTGAGTTGCCATTTCTACATGAGATCGAATGACGTATTCTTGGGTTTGCCTTTTAATATTGCAAGTTATGCTTTGTTAACTCATCACATTGCGCACGAATGTGACCTTGAGGTAGGAGATTTGATTTACTCTGTTGGAGACAGTCATATCTATTTAAATCATCTGGAGCAAGTAAAGCAACAACTATCACGCAGACCTTATAAACTGTCTAAGCTTATCATTAAAGATTCATTTACAACTACAGTTAATGCAACACTTGATGACTTCGAGATTGTAGACTACAAATCACATCCATCTATCAAAGGAGAAATGTCCACTTGATCTCGTTAGTAGTAGCTCACGATAAAAATAGTGGAATCGGCCTTAATAATCAGCTACCTTGGGGAAAGCCTTTTGCTGAAGATATGCGATGGTTTCGTGAACATACTCTTGGTAAAACAGTCGTGATGGGTAGAAATACATTTGAATCAATTGGTAGTCCACTAAAAGGTAGAAATTCAATCATCTTAACAAAAAATCCAAACTATCCAGTTAACCAGTTCGAAAAATGTTACTTAGCTACGTCAATTAATCACCTCATTAAATTTTATTATAGTGAACCATTTGAACTCGTAGTTATTGGAGGAGCACAAGTATACAATCTATTTCTACCTTATGTCTCACGTTTTTATGTGACTGAAGTTGATGCTCAATACAAATGTGATGCTTACTTTAGCACTCATAGAAACTTAAAACTTAAAGAGACATACAGTAAAACTACATATGATGATAAAGCTGATGTAAACTTAACATTTAGAATCTATCAAAAATAAAATATATAATATAAAAAAACATTGACATAATGGTATGTCGATAGTAGAATAAGGATAGGCAAATGAGCTTGTCCTTATTTTCTTATAGAATATATTATATAAAAAAGTGGAGGTTGAAAATATGAACAGCGATATTATTAAACGTCCAGATATTAAAACAAATGAAATTACATTGAGCAATCATTACCTAAAGCGGTTTAAAGAAAGATTGCCAGATGCAAAAGATGCTAGGAAGTATAGTGTAGATGCAATTGTAGGTGGTAGTTACTGCGGAATAACTTCTGATGAAGAAGGAAAGTATGCACACTGTTTCATGAATAACGGTTTTTTACTTTATCTCGATTTAGACCTGAGAACTCTAAAGACCATTTACACAACAGATGAAAGATCAGCTAAATTGGTTGAAGTAAATGAGCAGCAAAAACAATTTAGCAGCAAAGTTAAAGATTTATATTCGACTGAGATTCGCAAGCTTGATCGAAGTTTCAACGCACTCAAAAAGAGAATAGAAGAATTTAATTTACATAGTGCTGTCGAACATGCTCAATTACAACTCCGAATCCATAAGACGAAATCCAAGTCAGTCAAACTTAGTTGCGAAGCTAGAATGACTGCTATTCATTTAACTAGAATGGCCTACGAAAGCGAATTGAAAGAAATTGAAAGGTCAAAGGTGAAAACGATTAAGGGCTTAAATTCAATTGGTGAATACATACTATAAGTTGAAACGGTAATTATAAAATATACAATATAAAAGGAGTACATAAATATGACGCAATGTTCTGTCTATCGCTATGATTTAACTGGTGACGAGGAGCTAGTACATTCATCACGTAACTACCGTTTAGCTCGTGAGGTGGCTAGGCAATCATCTGAAGTAAATCATAATTATACATATAGATTACAAGTACAGAATTATCCTTTTCGTTTTTATGAGAAGGGTGAAGATGTTACAGAAAACTTTAAATCTTTATTAATAAGCTTACAGCCACAGGTTGCAAAAACAGTATAGTCAAAACTTAAATAAAGGGGAATTACATTCGTATGCTTTTTGTACAGTCAGTATCTTTAAAAGGAATTGAAACTGGAATATTAATAAATAGAAAATTTATCGAGCGCACATGCTTAATGAGTGCATCTTGTGCAAATATAAGTAGCAACAATCTCATTTTCTCAGGTGAGGTGGAGCAATCATATGCTTACAATTACATGAGTGAACAAGCTTGCTTTACTGTAAGCATTCATCCAAAACAAGACAATATTTTACTAAGCCTTCACTCATTCATTGGCCACGACATATTGAACAAAATAGTAGATCATTTTATTAAAATCATGAATCCAGAAATAGATTGTTGCAATTTTCAAGAATTCACATTCAACTAAAGAAAGGACAACATAAAAATAGTTATGTCTACTAATGAAGAATTAATTAAATTGTATAAAGAAACAAACAACAATTTCCATTTAAATACACTTTATGAACAAACAGTTAAACTATTAAAACTCATTTGTAATCAGTTCAGCAAGTCGCTGCGTAAATGGGAATTTAATGATTTACTAGCTGAAGCAAACGTTCAATGGTATTTATGTGTTGAAAGCTACAATAGTGACATCGATTGCAAATTTTCCACGTTTCTTGGAAGATCGGTAACATATATGTTCTACAACTTAATAAGAGACAATAAAGCAATATTTAGAGATGATTCAAAATTTGCAATTCTGAGGCTGGATGGTCACAAAAGAGAGATGAGCAATGATGAATCTTCGTTCGCTGATGATATTATGAACTTTCTGACTCAATTAGAGAATTCTGAATATGATGAGTTTGAAAAGAAAACTGATTATCAATTTATTACTTCTGAGATCAAGCGATTATATCAAGTTGGCTTCTTAAAAGAGAGTCAATATGAAGTTATCATGGATTATTACTATAATAACAAATCAAGATGTACCATTGCTTTAGAGCAAAATAAAACTCGTCAAGCTGTCGATGCAGTTTTCAAAAGAACAATACATAAACTAAGAAAATATTATGAAAATGATACAAGGATGTTATCACTGCTGCATTACTGATGAAAGAGGTGGGAAGTTTGAATTCAGATTTACATAGTGAGAACTGTTCTTGTATTAAGGGTTTCATCAATGGGCATTTGCATACCGAGTTCAGCAACGGAAGATTGATAGACTCCATTAACAAAATTAAGGACTTATTAAAAACTGCTGGTCAATTAAAATATTCTGGAATAGCTATTACTGATCACGAATGCTTATCTGCGCATGTTCAAACACTGAAAACTGCAAGCGAAATGAAATTAAATGGCGAGTTACCAAAAGACTTCAAGTTAATCCTAGGCAATGAAATTTACTTGGTAGACTCGGTAGACGAAGTAAGGGACAATTACAAAAGTAAAATTACAAAATTTCCTCATTTCCTATTACTTGCTAAAAACCCTGAAGGACACGCCTTATTAAGAAAACTATCATCCAAGGCATGGGAAAATCGTTTTGTTACTGGACTAATGGAGCGTGTACCAATCAGCAAGAAAGAAGTCGAAGAAATTATTGGAGATAATAAAGGCCATTTAATAGCGTCAACAGCTTGTCTTGGCTCTGAGTTAGCAATCAAATGTTTAGAGTTATATCAATACGAAGAAAACAACGATGAAATTAACATTATAAAAATAAAAAGAGAAATTCATAATTTTATAAATTGGTGTATAAATACTTTTCTTAAAGACAACTTTTTCATTGAGTTGCAGCCAGCATTCTCACAGGAACAGTTAATTTTCAATAAGAAAGCAGTGGAATTAGCTAAGGCTTACGAATTAAAAACAATCATTACCACTGATGCGCACTTTCTCAGACCCGAAGACTTGCAAATTCACAAAGCGTTTCTAAACTCTAAAGACGAAGATAGAGAAACAGAATCATTTTATGAAGCTTGTTTCTTACAAACAACTGACGAGATTATGGAACGTATGACTTACAATGGAAATTTGGATAGAGAAGTTGTAATTGAATCCATTAACAATACGTTGCTATTGAGAGACATGGTAGAGGATTACGATCTAAAAAGGGACATATCTGTACCCAAAATAAAACTACCTAAGTTTGAGCTACGTCATTTATTTGGGAGAGCGTATGATCAGTACTCTTATATTGAGAAACTTGCCTATTCTGAGTACGAACAAGATAGATACTTATTAAAACTTGTTGAAGACGGCTTTATTGAAAAAGTTCCGAGAAACACACTTTCGAAGGAAAAGTTTCATGAAATATTGGCACGTATAAATGTAGAGTTTGAAGAATTATGGCACATATCTGAAACAGTTAATGATCGTGTACCTGCTTATTACGTTACAATGCGTGAAATAATTCTGATGATTTGGGATGATGAATGCGGAGGAAATAGCATTGTTGGAGCTGGCAGAGGTTCTGCTGTGGGATTCTATATAAACTATTTACTCGATATTATCCAAGTAAATCCTATGGATTATAATTTACCTCACTGGAGGCACTTGCACAAATCCAGACCAGAGATGCCAGATATCGACATAGACACCGAGGCAGCCAAGAGACAACGCATTTTACAGGGATTAAAAAATATGTTTGGATATCGTCAAGTCTTAAATATCTGTACATTCAAAACAGAGAAGTCTAGAAGTGCTATACATACAAGTTGCAGAGGATTGAAAATTGATATAGACGTTGCACAACATTTGTCTCAGTTAATCCCTTTCGAACGTGGTGAAACTTGGTCTATAGGTGACTGCCTATATGGAAACGAAGAAAAAGACAGAAAACCAATTCAGGAATTCATTACTGAGATTGACAAGTACCCACGCTTAAGAGAAACAGTGTTGAAGATTGAAAATTTGGTCTCAGGCAGAGGCATTCATGCAAGTGGTGTGTATGTTTTCAATGAAGATTTCACTGATTACAACGCTATGATGACATCACCAAAAGGTCAATGGACTACTCAATTTTCTATGGAAGATAGTGACTACATGGGTGGCCAGAAATACGACATGCTCACGGTTGAGTTCCTAGACAAAAAACGTACTACAATTGACTTCCTACTAAAAGACAAACTTATGGAATACAAAGGCTCTCTGAAAGAAACATACTACCACTACCTACGACCAGATACATTGGATTTGACGAACGAAAGGGTGTGGGAGGTTGCTACTAACAGTGAAATGATTGATCTATTTCAATTTAATACGCAAGTGGGCATGGAAACCATAAAAAAAGTTAAACCTCGATCTGTCGCTGAAATGTCCGTAGCAAACTCTCTCATGCGGTTAATGGCAGAACAAGGGGATGAGCAACCTTCGGATGCATATGCTAGATTCCGTAAAGATATCTCCCTTTGGTATAAAGAAATGAGAGATTTCGGACTTACTGAAGAAGAGATTCAAGTTTTTGAGAAGCATTTGAAACACAAATATGGTGTGGCTGACTCTCAAGAATCAGCAATGTTATTAGCTATGGATGAAAAGATTGCAAATTTCTCAGTAAAAGATGCCAACGGCCTAAGAAAAGGCATAGCTAAAAAGAAAGCTAAAGTTATTGAAGAGGTTAGACGTAATTTTTATAAAAAAGGTCTAGAGAATGGAACAAGTGAAAATGTATTAAATTACACTTGGAACGTCCAAATTAGAAGACAACTAGGCTACTCATTTTCTGACTTACACAATATTGGATATACAATCGAAGCGCTACAAGGGATTCAACTTTACCTGAACTATGACCCAATATACTGGAATACGTCAGTGTTATCGGTTAACGCAGCAAGCAATGACGAGGACGAGTTTGAAGTCTTAACTTCCGACAATGAGGAATTCGAACCTGATTCCACAGTTAAGAGTAAAGGAAAATCTACTGACTATGGAAAAGTAGCATATGCGATTGGAACAATTCGATCTCATGGAGTAAATGTGTCTTTGCCTAATATCAACAATGCTGATTTCGGATTTAAGCCAGATGTAAAAAACCAACAAATTGTATTTGGTCTAAAAGGTATGATTGGCATAGGAGATGATGCAGCTAGACTTGTTATTGAAAACAGACCTTATACTTCATTCGAGGACTTTCTAAATAAGAACTATATCAAAGATGTCGATAATCCAAATAAACCACTACTTAAAAATTCTCAGATGGTTCAATTAATCAAAGCAGGTTCATTTGATGAGTTTGGAGACAGAGTGGAGATAATGACACAGTTTCTAAATCTATTGCATGAGCCTAAAAAAGAATTGAACATGCGTAACTTTGATGGTTTATGTAAAGCAGACTTAATTCCAAGTGAATACGATCAAATTAAGCGGCACACAAACTTTAGAAAGTATCTTAATGAGCAATGTGTCATTTCAAGTGTTAATGGTAAAAAGAAGGTGTACCAACTAACAGATGAGCACCCTAAGAATTATTTCTTAACCCATTTTTCAGAAGTAGAGCACACTTATGATCAAAACTCTATTAAATTCGAGGAAAAATACTTTGAAAAAGCCTATAAAAAACTTCTAGAACCTATAAAAAGCTACATTTCAGCCAATGAAACATTGATTTTATATAATAATAAATTGTTTGATGAATTATGGCAGAAACATGCTTCAGGTTCAATAAGTAAATGGGAAATGGACTCATTGTGCTTCTACTACAATGAACACGAGCTTGCCAATGTCAACAAGGAAAAATACAAAATATCCAGTTACAATGAAATGCCTGAAGAACCTATAGTTGAGCAATACATGATTTATAGAAACAATAATACCAGACCTAAGTACAAACTATATGGAATTGTTGGGACAGTAATTCACAAGGATAAGAATAAGCATACTGTTACACTCTTAACTCCTGAAGGTGTTGTTATTGTTAAGTATTATGATGGAGCCTTTGCACACTGCAATAAAAACATTTCAAGAATTAGACCTGATGGAACAAAAGAGACTCTAGAGAAGAGTTGGTTTACTCGTGGTAACAAATTATACATTCAAGGCTTCCGTAGAGGATCGCAGTTCAGACCACAAAAATACAATGACTCTTTCTCGCAGCACACAACAATGCTTATTACAAATGTATCAGATGATGGACAGTTAACTGTGTTAGATGAAAGAATAAAAATATAAGGGAGAATATAAAAATGGACAATAATATTTACATGGAGTTTTATGTTGATGGAGTTGAAGATACATACATTATGAAGTTTCGTTCTGAAAAATCATTGGAAAAACATATTAAAGATTACAAGGTAAAAAAAGAAGATATTGTGCAAATTTCTTTTACACCTATTAAGAAGAAACAAGATACCACAGGAACAATGCTTAGAAGCTTGTTCGGACACACTGGTTCATCAATTTCTTTAGAAGGATTCGGTAAGCTAAATAGTCTATAAACATGAGAAGAGGGAGAACATGATGAATAGTAACAATAATATAGATTTTGGTGTTACAGGCGAAAACTATAAATCTAAACAAAAATATGATTACTCTAAAAAGGTTGTTGCTTATTGTCAGTCTACTGGTAAACCTATTAGAGATGGCGACTCTTACTTGGAAACGCCTGAAGGAGTTATTTTACTAGATGATAAACAAGTACTAATAGAATATTACAATCTTCACCGTGTAACACAATACGCAGGTGAGACAATTGAGTAAAAACGAAGGCAAAAAACTTGAAGAACAATGGAAGAATAGCTGCGCCAAGTATGATACATATCTATTGAGATTAATTGATTCAAATAAATTCAACTCTGGTGATAAGTCTAATTTAGCGACTAGGTTTACACCAGAGAACAAGTTTGATGTACTTATGCAGAGTTTTCCTTTTGTTTGGTCACTGGAACTAAAAAGCTCAAATGGCAGAGCGTTAAGTTTTAATGGTTCTACACCAACAGTAAAGGAAAAGGGTAAGACTTTTGATATTAAACCACATCAAGTTAGCGGATTACTAGAGGCATCAACATCTGATGGCAATATTGCTGGCTTACTACTTAACTACAGAGAAGAAGCAAAAAGCAGGGAGACGTTCTCAAACGAACTATTCTTTATTGAAATTAATGATTTTATACGATTTGCCCAAAACTGCGGTAAAAGAAGCATCTCTCGTTCTGATGCTAAGTGTATAGGAATCTCCATACCAATGAAAAAATTGAGAACAAATTATACATATAATATTAACTCTTTTATTCAATTAACGTCTGAATACTATATGCTCAATCATAACTGGAACACTGATAAAGTAAAGCAGACTAAAGAAGTTATTAGCTATCTCCATGATTACGTTAATAGTAATAAAGACTGAGGTTTTACCTTGGTCTTTTTTATTAATTGTACGTTTCACCCAGAGTGGTTGCATAAAATCCTTTGTTTATCATAGGGTTTTAGGTTATGCAACCACATTGGGTTGAACGGACATTAATCAATATGCATATACTTTATTATATTAACGCTTTAATGCACTACTGCATAAAAGTCGTGTTTTGTACATATGTCCCACTATTCCTATTGGTTTACTTATATATTGTTTTTAATAGTATAATACTCAATGATGAACTTACTGCCTCCATATCAAAAAAAGATGTGAATTTTCATCACTTCTCTTCTCTTTTGTTCATATTCTGTTTCAGTAACTCTATTTCATTTTCATGCTGCTGTCGCAGTTTTTCTATTTGCTCATAAAGCTCACGTATCTTGGCTGTTGCCTCAGTTTGGCTTTGTTCTAACTTTTCTTGGTATTCGGTGCGGAGTTTCAGTAACTCTCTTTCTTTTTCGATATCTTTTCTTTCTGAGAGTCTTTCTTGATCTTGTTTCATTTTAGACTCCATGTCATCAATGTGAGTCTTTAGTGTGATATCTTTTTCTACTAATTTAGAATTCAACTCATCAATTTCTTTAGTGAGTTCTTTTTGAATCATATCGATCTCATTAAGCTTTGATTTTAATTCTTTATTTTCACTAGCCGCCTCTTTATATTCGTTAACTAATCCAGTTAACGTATCCAATTTTGCTCTATATTCATCAACAAGTAGATTGTCTTTTTTAGAAATTTCCTGTTGTTGCTCAATCTGTTTATTTAATGATTCGTTTTCCTTGTTGATTTGTTCCACCTTCTCTAGTACTTGCGACAACTCTTTTTCAAGTCTAGTTATTTCTCTTTCTTGTGTTATGATTGTTTCAGCACGTTGATTAATTGTCTCCTCGTACTGTTGTGTCATTTGCATATGCGTAGCTGCTTCTGTTTGTATCATTCCTAAGAACAATTCTACATTTCTTTTTGAATGATACTCTAATTCATCTAATTGCTTGTGGTATCCTGATGCCATCCCATTCTTTAGTTGTTGCATTTCGTAGAGCAATGCAACATGCTCCAAAAATGCCTCTTGTGTTTCAAATCCGCTTTCAAGAAATAAATTTTCAAGCTTTGCCTTAAAATCAGAACTTACCTTATAAGATTTCGTTTCTTTTGACACTGGCATCACTTCCTTTTAGGTTTACTAGATTACCTATATTATACAGTAGGTTTACCTAGTTTACTAGGTTTACCTATAAAAAAAGAACTCTTATAAAAGAGTTCTACATTTCCTGATATTCTTCTTCTAACTCAATTAATCGATTATATTCTTCCACACTTTGTTCGAGTATTCTTTGAGATATGAATTCATCGCTCAGCATAGCGTTTATCAGCGACAAATTAATAATCTTTTGATAGTCGCCATGTTTTATATCCATGTACTTTTCAAACATTTCTAAAACTTCTACGTCCACTCTAAAAGTTTTTGGTGTGTACCGATCTGATTTATTAGGTTGAACCTTCTTAAAAGTTGTCGGAACTCTTCTTTTTTTAACAGTGACTAATTCTTGATTAACTGGCGTTATTGCGCTTTCTGATGGTTGCTCCTTTGTTACTCCATTGTTCTGAATCTTTACATGTGTTTCAACAGGACTATTGTTTTTAATTTCATTAAGTTTAACATCTGCCTGTTGATTCTTTTTTTCTTCGATATATTCAGGCGAAGATGTTCCTTTGGTTTGATTGGCTATGATTTCTTCATCAGAGGAAACTATAGGCTGTGAATTTATTGGCTCTGTCCTGCTATTATCTATGAGACGATTATGAGGGGTTATAGCATCTCTACTTTTAAGTTTTTCGGCCAATTTTTCTTCCAGTGTTTTAGGCTTAGCCATCTACAACCTCTCCCTCCACTCTTGTGTTCATCTGTTTCTCCAGTTGCTCTAGTCGTTCAAAGTCCTTCACTAAGTAATCCTCAATCGTATTATCAATTTTTCCAAAGTAATCATCTTCTTCAACTATTCTTCCTAGTATTTCATCTAAAAGTACTTCGTGCTGCTCTAGCGCTTTCTTTAGTTCATCATTATTCTTAAACCCTCTCAAACCTATCCTTCCTACTGCCGCTGTTCTGTTGATGATGTTTCTAAAACAAACCCCTTCAATCATTTCATCAATAGTGTTGATCAACATGTTATTATCAACTCTACGAACATCGATTAAAGTTCTAACAACACCTAGCATCTTAAGATTTGGGTTGACCTTTTCTTTTAATCTGATGTAAGTTTCAAAATATCTTGGGATTGCTGCTAGACAAAAGTTACTAGCTTCAAACATTGTGATAATATAATCACTAGCAGCCATTGAGTTCAATGTTTGTTCTGATAGAGCTGGTGGTGTATCTATAATAATAAAATCATATCTATCTTGAACAGGGGCTAAAACGTAGCTCAATGTCATGTTAAAATCAAAATTGGTACTATTCTTTGCTTTAGCCGTTGCAATATAGCTTGAATACAAAGCTAGTAAATCATTGGAAGGTATGATATGAAGATTATCGTCTACTACCACTATATGATCCTCAGATAATCCATTTTTTACTGCATCCATAATTGTTCTTCCACGAAAAACATATATATCTTCTACCTCAGTAAGTAATTGAGTTAAATTTCCTTGTGAGTCCATATCTACAGCAAGAACTTTGTATCCACGTTGACTGAGAAGGTGTGCGAGTATCCCAGAAGTAAGCGTTTTTCCACAACCGCCCTTCTGAATTCCTACAGTTATCGTTATTGCCACAAAAACACTCCCTCTACACATAATATATATCTACTATCTTATAGGCATATCCAATCTTTGTCAACCACACATGATAATTTTATCATGCAATAAAAAAGTACACTTTTTTGTATACATAATTAAAATAGTACACTATTACATATTTGTGTATGTAGTAGTTTTGGATACTTATTACGTATTCTGAATTATACCTATCTATAATTTTGTTTCAAGCAATCAAAACGTTTTGCAATTTCGATACATACTTATAAGTGGATCAGATTTTGTATATGTTTGAAAAATCTTTTTAGTTTTCTGTTTTGAAATAGTGTTGTGATTTGATTGTTATTTCGTATTCGCTTATTAGTTTTATTTTGTTTGTGTTTACGACCTCTAAATTAATTGTATGTTCGTATCAAGTTTAAATTCAAATTTTGTTTTAACATCTATATATATTTATTTAAATATACATGTTTATGATTAGTTAAGCTTTTTCAATTCAAATTGTGTAATCAATTATCGTTGTATAATAGTAATGTATTTTGTTTATAGTTTGTAATTCATCTTTAATTACTTTTATCATTTTACAAACATCCATAATTACATAGAAGTTTAGATTTTTGATTGTGTGTTCACATTTAATGTTAATTTAGAACGTGTATATAGTTATCATTTTAGAAGTGCTTAAACATAGATAAACATTTATATAGTAATATCTGTTTACTATTACTTAATTAGAAGTGAATGTGTAAACATAGTTTTAATTCTAATCAAATTTGTATACTAATATTTAATGGAATACGGAATTAAGTTCATGCACTAATAGGAATAGTTTTTTTGAAAGGTTTTCTTAAGCAGATATGCTTATAAGATGGATTAAAGAATTGATTACGTTAAAGATTAAGAGCATATAATTAATTCAGCGGTTGATTCTAAGTAGATACACAATTAGATCATTGAAAAGGCCTACTTAAACGAACAAAAAAACTAATACTAAAACTATTAGCATTAGTTTTTTACATACGTATACCAAAGCAAAATTTGAATATTATACTATAAAAAAATCGCCAAGTAAAGAGAAAAATTCATCATATATGTTTACTTTGAAAAGAAAATCGTATAGGATTAAATTAAAGCTGCTAGAGAGGATGATTACTTAATGGCTACAGAATTTGCTTTAGACTCAATAATATCTGAACTGAAAAATGACTCAGATCAAATTACTGTTCCATATCAATTTATAACTACAGCATTTCTTATTGGAATGAAGCCCAATGAATGGACTGTATTCAGTTTAATTGAATCCATTAATAAAGAAGGAAGAGTAATGCCATCAGTAAAAGAGTTAGGTCAAATCATAGGTCTATCAGAAAGGCAGCTCCATATGATATTAACTGACATGCGTGAGAAAAACTATTTAGAGGTTATAAAGAAGGGTAAGAAAAATGTAGGTTATGATTTTTCACCATTCAAAAAACAAATACGCATTGTACAGCTTCAGCAGATCAAATCAAATAGATTGAAAACACCATTAAAATCACTATTATAAAAGGAGGAAGACAGAAAAAATCCCCTTGCATTCGCACTGCAAGAGGATCTAAGAGAATTACCAGTAACCAGTACTTATAGAATTGATACAGATACTACTGAGATTCGCACTCTCTTTAGTATTGAAAAAACTTTATTGATTGATTCTATTGTAACACTTAACCTTTTTTTCGTAAAGAATAGAAAGGCTTATTTGTTATATATAAAATTGGTAATTTGTTCACTCTGTCAACTTAACATGAAAAGTACGAATAAGTTAACACAAGACCAATTAGATTACATAATTAGTACACCTGCATACATTACTAAATCCAAAAGAAAAGAGTTCAATCAAATCAAGGGCACTTTATTGGATGAGATAAAAAAAACATTTGGATGCTCATGGTACAGGATGAAAGAAGGTACACAAAAAGCATTTGATTTTGTATGTTTTCTCTCAACTGAAAAAGGTTATTTCTATGCTTCAGCAAGCAAGACAGCAGCAAAACATGGAATTTCGGAAAAGACTATATATAGACTCCTCAAGACGCTACTTGATGAAGGTGTGCTTGTTAAGAAAAACTTTGAGTCAGTTAAGCATAATGGCCTAGGTTGCGCTGTTTATTTTTTCAAAAGCCATCCATACTTTCAAAGGTTTAATGAGTTTATCAATTTTACGACAGATGAGAATTATAATGAGAACCTTGATGAGAAACCTGAAAACAGTGAAAAGCTTTGTGTAGCAAGGAATTTGAGCGACGATATTCCTTCTACCTATAACTTACCTAATTATTTACCTAAAGAAATTAAAGATATACATCCTAAAGTAGAACGCCCCAATTTCATTCAATTTGTTCCAAAAGTTATTAATAAAATGTTTCTAAATGAACTCGGTAATAAATTGAAAACTATTTGGGTGAAAGTATCTCAGGCTTTCAAGTATGTTAAACATCCTATGCTCACCAAAGACTCTTTATACATAATTGCAAAAAATACTTGCTTTCAGATCATTAAATCTAAAAAACATCTTAAGATGAAAGATGATCAGTTGGCTGGATACACATATAAAACTGCTTTAAACATGGCTTATGAGCATATTTCACAAGAATTTTTAGTCGAAACTGAGTTAAAATCACCTGAAATAGACCTAGAATATGACTTCAATTCCAATCAAACTTATGTTTTATTACCCCCTCATAAGCATACGAAAATGCACGATGGCCATGAGAGGGAGTCAACCAAGGGCATGTTCAGCGACTTACAATTAAGTATATACTGCAATGAGATTGTATATAAGCTTGAAAACCAATTTACTAAAATAAATTCCAACATCGGCTATTCTGAACTAAAGGAGCAAGTACTAAGTCAAGTAGCTAACAAACAAGATGAAAACGTAACAAAGTACATTGCAGAACACTATGAAGAACTGACTTTCAATAAACACAGGTTGGAATGTGAACAAGCATTGATGATAGAAGAGTATAAAGAATTAGCCATAAAGCTAGGTAACAATAGCAGCTCACCAAATATTCAGTCAGAACTACCTTTCTAAAAAAGGATGTGTTGTATTGTATATTTTTAGCAAGAAGATTAAATGTTTGTCTTGTGGCGGAAATTTTCGTGGTATTCGAGAAAGAAATAAACCTAAATATGTTTGCTCTACCTACCACAATCACAGAAAATGCGTTCGCAAAGTGATAGAAGAAGGACTTATTGTTAGCTTAATTAACGATCATAAGGATATTCAACTAAATAGACCAGAACTTTATAATTCATTTCACGTGGAACAGGACATGAATAACTACCTTAAGCAGATCACTTTCAATCCTGATACGAATGAGTTAACTATTTATTATACCGATGGAACAAAAAGTTATTTCAGTGATACCCAGCAAACTTATTGGACTCTAGGATGACAAGACGAAATATGAATATTTTCCTTGAGGGAGGTTGATTGGCTGTTTTACAGGGGGAGTACGAATTGTTCAAGGATGACGTTTTAGAGAAAAAAAGGGTAAAAAAACACCCTAAACACAATAAAATTTAAGTGTTTAGGGTGTGAAAATTAAGTATTAAAAGTAGCTGTGTATGTTTTCTGATCCCATTTAACTGTAGCACCAATAGTATTTCCTAGTACACGCAAAGGAACATATGTTGTGCCGCTAGTAACGAAACCATCAACAATTTGACCATTTATACTAGCATCGTGTGTCGCTTGATTCCAACCAATCTTAGCACCAATGGCTTCACCAATGGCACGAAGGGGAACGTGGGTAAGATTATCAATTAACAGACCTTGTACGGAAAGCAGTTTACCGTTAACAATTACATCTACTTTCTTATCGGTGTTTTCCTTAAGTTTTGACTCAACTTTTTTAAGGAAGTCATACCAACCAGTCCATTTACCGTCAGTATTCATCTTGCGTGGACACAATTTTCCACTTTGGTCATAATGACGACGCAATCGATCAATACCCCAATTACGTTCTTTTAATAGCTTAGCGACCAATTCAATAGCGTTTTCTAGTGATTTTTCATAGTTGCGCTCACAAATTTCTACTCCGATTCCCTTGCGATTTCCACTATTAACACCAGAACCATCGCCAGAATGCCAAGCATTCTCATTTAATGGGATAACTTCGATAGCCTCTTTGTCATCAACTACAATGTGATAAGACGCTGTTCGACTATTGCTTGGATTAGTGAGCCACGCACACTCATTGGCAGCGGTTGATGTAGGATTGCCTGTATTGTGAATTACAATAAACTCTGCATTCATTTTCAATGCAGGTCTACGGTTATATTGTGTTGATTTTGGGATGTGATCTTGTCTATATGTGTAAGCCAAATTTATTCACTTCTTTCCTTGAAATAAAATGGCTATCACTCAAATGAATGACAGCCATCTAATTTACAATGCTTTATTTTTTATCTTTCCATTGCTTGTACAGTTGGTGAGCCAATACAGCAACAGCAGCTACGAGAATACCTTGGATGATACCAGTTGCCACAGTGCCAAGAATAGAAATACCTGCTACAATACCAAGTACAATTAGAGTATAAGGAATCATCCAGTCTTGAACTTTAGGCGTGTTCTTTAGTAGGTAGCCAATAAAGATAAGCACTGGAATAACCACAGTCATACCTACATCAATGTATTGCGATAAGAATAAATATATCTCGTTATTTAAAATGAAATCCATGTTTCATCGTCTCCTTATTTTTGAGTTTGATTGTTGTTTCTATTTCTTTCTAAATCGGAAATACGTTTGTCAAAAATTTTGTCTTGCTTAACTTGTAATTCTACATGCGTTTGAAAATCAGAGCGAAGAGACAATAAATCCTTAGATAGTTCATCATGTTTTTTGTTAATAGTCTCAGCGAACTTATCGAATTTTTCACTATGTTGTCTACCTTGTTCACGATGTTCTACTCTCAATTCATCAGTGTTTCGTCTTATGTGATCTACGTTGTTTTCAAGAATAATAATCTTCTTTGAATCCAACAAAGCATCTTTAGTCTCTTCTTTTTTATTGCGCTGAATATTTGAGTACAGTGTATAGATTGTTCCAGCTAATCCCACGATACCTACTACTACTACCCAAAATTGATTGAAATCAGAAGGCATTTGTATTCACCTCCTTCACAAAATAAAAAGTGCTGCTCGATTAGATCGAACAACACTTTAGAATAAGTATACATAGCCACCAAGAATATTGTCTCCACCTACATTAATACTAGAATTTAATTCTGATATTCCCACGACTCTAACAGTCATGTTAGCCATTTTGATTGAATCACCATGATGTGGGACTACGATACTTGCCCTCAGAAAACCTGAAAGAACTTGAATAGAGCCTTCTAATTTACTTGCGTTAAGAATAGTTAAATTACTATTGAGGTCTTTTCTATAAGGTATCACGATACTGGATTCTATATCGCTCGTATTCTTAATTGTGATACTTGAATTTAGTCCATCGTAATATGTAACAAGCATCGAACCTGACAGTATAGGTTTATTTACAATCATTTCAGATTGCAAATCCTTGCTAAACATAACAGTCATACTTGAATTGAGATCGTCATCATTTTTTCGCTTTACAGTTAGACTTGCTGTAAGAATAGGCTTGCTAACAATAATGTTTCCATCAATTGATCTCCATTCACTGATGATTGGCCTACGCACATTCATACTTGCATCTAGCCAAGGTTTGCTAATGCCAATATTAGAGTTCAAGTTGTCACTAGGCAGATGTCCACCCTTAACTCTTACGGAGAGATTTGCTTCAAGAGCATTTTCTTCAGTTCTTTTAATGACAATTGATGAAGGCAAATCAGGCTTGCTTATTAGAATATCAGCTTCTAACATCCAATTAAGGTTTCTTATGTGAATACTTGATGGCATATTCTTATCAGCGTCAAATTGAGGAATGTTTATCGATCCTTTTAAATCTGACTTACCATAAGCATATACAAAAATACTCGATTCGAGAGAACTTCTGCCTACGCTATAGATAATATTCAGTTTATACTCAATATCTAAAAATGGTTTATTTACCGAATTTTCACGAGTAGAGAACTGCTCATCTTGATTGACTGTCTCGTTCAACGCTCGTAAAAGGAAACCGTAATTATCCTCTTTTTTGTCATACCAACGTTTTACGATATTTGTTACATCTATATCTGTGTAACCAAGTTCACCTACATCTGCGATTGTTATTATATCTTTAATTGCAGGTTGATTTATCCATGTAGTACCATACTCTAGCCAATCACTAGAAACGGAATACACACCTACTTGATGAGTCCTTGCATTATTCTGTCGATTGAAAAGTCGAAGTTTGACTGATTTAATGTCTGCATTTTCAGGTATTTGCTCTGTATCAAACTTAACCAGTGAACGAAATACATCGTTATCAGCAACTCTGTATCCAACAACCATACTCTGAGTGTCACCATAGTTCAAAGTTGGTATCTGACTTCTTACGAATGTATCTTTTTCTGATTCTATCTCTAAATAGTACGTAGGAGGCTCAAGGACTTCCACTGTACCCGTCATTTTGTTTTTTGGTGGTATTTTGATATTACCAGAAATGTCTAATCGATAAGGAATCGTCATATTTCCCTTACGCTGATTCCCAACGACTGGAGGGTATGATGGATTAATTATTACTTCATCAGAGTAAACAATCATTTGAGATGGAAGTTCAACATACTTTTTAACAAGTATTGAACCACCCATAGTTTCGCTACCGATACCAATAATATTAATTCGACCAGTCATCTTGTTTCTAGGTTTAATAAAAATACCACCAGATAAATTTTCTATGCCATCCAAACTTGCACCTCCTCACTGCTATTTTGAGAAAACTAAGCAGGATCGGCACTAGCATTAATATCGAATAAATGATTGCCTACTGCATTGTCATTCAATTTTAATCGTACATAGAAATCTACGCTATCATCTGTCTTTAGCTCTTCGTTATATATTAATCCCTCTTGAGCAATAAAAGGGTTCGCTGTTTTACTCAGTTGAATCTCAACACCTTGGGCGTTTATTTCTGTTGTAAGAACAACATCTTTAACCTTAAACGGCAATGTATTGGATAGAACAACCTTTTCATCAACAGTTGTTTGACCAGCAATCATAGTTCCAAAGTTCAAATATCTTAATATCTCACCAAATGCATTGGAATAATATTGTCCTGCTGGAGTGGAGAAAATCAATCCTACAGGCTTACCAAAAAATGAGGTTGACCAAGAATCGAGATTACCCCATCCGTCTTTGAAATCGACTTGAATTGTATTATTGGCACCAAGTATGATTTTCTTATTGTCGATTTGAACATCTAAATCTAATGGTGTGTCAGCAAGTAGTGTGTATGCACCATCAAGCGGATAAATGAATTCACCATTCAATTTGACTCGATACTGAACTTTGCCCAAGTCCTCATCGGTGATACTTCCTAACACCTTATTTCCTGCCACGTTTGCATCAATAACCGCTAAAGTATTAACTACAAAATAAAGTAGATTAGAAATTTTTATATCGTTAATAGAGGCATTCGTGTTCAGTTTGGTAACATTTACTGATTCGCTATCATCAGTCCACGCTCTTTCTTCGATATAGTATCCAATTCTCATTCCATTAGTTAGAACATTGTTAAATTGCTCTTTTGGTATAGAGTTAATATCATTTGATCGCATTCCATGCAAAAGAATGTCAAATTTATTACTGATATTTACATCTTTCCATTTATCGTGTACGAACGATTTCCATGTAGAACCATTGTCAAACGATAATAGAAACCTAATTTTGCTCAAATCTGGACTGCTTGAAGTAATGCTTGTAACGAACGACTGTATATCACCGTAGTATAGAATATTGCTTGCCTTAGTGACAAATTGATTTTTCGGAATGACATTTGCAGTTACATTAATATTTTCTGATTCACTACTAGTTTCAACGAATGTCACAATGTCAAACGTATCAGATAGTTCATCAATAGGACTGTAACCAACCTCTGTTTTTACAGTAGGAACTTCATCGCTATCAGTATAAGTTAAGACATCTAATGATTGACTTCCCTCTAGGTAGTCTTCCAATGTAAGAGGTTCGGTTTCTAATGTTATTGATGATTCAGTCTGATCTGTATTATCAGTGTAATGGTGGACTTTAATTACTCCTTCTAATTCCCGTATTGATATTTGTGGAATTACTGACCCATCCATACCATAGGTTAAATAGTCAGATTCAGTAACAATGTCAGACAGGTTTATCCAATTTGCTCCATTGAAGTATTTATAAGTTCCACCAGATGAAATCAAGATTTTATTGTCATATGGTTTATTAGGGTCTTTAAGGACTCCTGTGCTCTCTATATCTATTGCATCTAATCGAATATATTTTGTGCTGTCTGATGTTTTTTCTATAATTACTTTATGAGTTTTATTAGTTAGACCTGTTTTTTCAAAAAACAACACTTGATAAATATCAGTCCCTTGTTGAGAGAATGTTTCAATATTTCCATCAATGCTGATTTTTACACTCCCGTCACCATTAGAAAAAGACTGTCCTAAGAGTCTTAATTTTGTTCCTGTAAAATAAAACTCTACTTTTGCGCCAAGTTCAGTAGTAGATGCTTGCGCACTACCCCAAAAACCTGAAAAACTAACTTTAGTCCAAATTCCACTGTATTTTAGAAATAAATCATTATCATCGTATCTTCTCCAACCATTTTCAGGAGCAGTTAAGGGCTGACCAATTGTCGCCACACTCTCACTTCCTTTCTAATATAAATAATCCTATAAAACACTCATTCTATAACTTCAGAGTGTCTTATAGGATTATCTTTTTACCTCTCCATTTATCTAAATCAATTGTGTGTGTAAATGTCTTGCCATTACCTAGTGGCTGACTTTGTGTTACTACGTTTGTTACTCCATTGTATATGGTAGAAGTAGAGATAGATTCGTAGCCACGCAAGCCATAATTAATAAATGAGTTTTCTTGCTGATTATCAATCTCTATAATTTTTTCATTTTTACTAGAAAACACTTTGCTACTCGAAAGCAGATATCTATTATTGTCTCCAGAATAGGGAGCATAGTCATTTGGAATAGGATGAGCAAAAGCAGTTGCACCAAAGTTTGCAGTAAATGTCCCACCACCTGACGAGCTTCCACTTGAAACTACAGGAAAAACTTCTCCTAATGAGGAGATATTATTAAAAGCTACACCTTTACTAACTCCATTAACGTAATATGTGAGCGTTCCGACATCTAAATCTAACGCAAGACCTATAATACTTCCTGCACCATAAGAACCACCATAGTTAACTCCGCTTGGATAAATAGTTCCGTTAGAACCATAGTACAATCTAGCTTCGGTAGTAGTTGCAAGGTTGGCATTTAGATCGCCTGACTTAGAGACAATCCCAATCATTGGAGCATTATTAATATCAACTTTTACTTCCCAATACCATTTCCCACTTACTTTTCCTGCTGTCGCTCTCGCTGAACCGAAAGCATTAACAAGAGAAACAGTTAAATTGTTATTACTAAACGATGTAACGTTTGTTCCCTTGTTTACTGTGTCCCATGTTATAATTTGTTTCATTAAGCATTACCTCGCTTATTCAAAACATAAAAATCCATAGATGTAGATTACTCTACTCGTATGGATTTCAGTTCAATTATTTTATTAAGATCAATTGTGGTCTTATAGACCTTCCCATTTGAGAGTGTATTAACTAGAGTGGATTGATTGTTCAAAGTTTTTGATTTTCTATCTAAAAAATCAAATTTGTCAAATCCTTCTTGATCAAAAGTTTCTTTGGATGGTAGTGTAGAAGACACATTCACCCAACCACTGAAAGTAGGCGGTGAGTATGGTATGTATTTAAATATTCGAAATCCAGCAATCGAAACATAACTACTTAATCCGTTGTTACTCAAAACAAACAACCTGTGTGCAGCATATGAATTAGCATTGGTAATATTATAGACATTATATTGTTGTGCAGTCCAAGAAGTAATATTTTCTCTTGTGTCAAGGGTAGTCCAAGTTGAACCATTGTATCCTTCAAATCTCCAAGATTTAGGCTGACTGCCATTCATTAGCATGTTGGGTGCAATAGCATATCTCGTCACTCTTTCTGGAGAAGGAGACTGGTAGGCTAGCCAATCTGCACCGGTCACACCTTGAGACAACCAAGCATTGTTTGCATCATTTAGAACTTCATTAAACGCTCTATGAGCCAGATATCCTGGAGCATTACCATATGCAGTACTCGCACTAGCAATTCCGCTAGGAGTGGTATTAGAGGTCATAATAGGTACAATATTTTCATATTTCTCTAGTACTTCAGGCGCACCCTCAATCCACTTCTTATAAAATCCATCGTCATGAATCAGGTATTTCAAATTTGGCATTTCGCTATCCACCCCTTATTCTAGAAACTTTCTTGTATATGGCTTTATTGATTGCAAATCGCTTAATGTAACCGCCAGTTTCAACCAAGACAGCAGAATTCAACATTTGAGCTTTGTTTAGTTTCAGTTTTCCTTCCTCAACAATAATTTGATCATTGTTATAACTATTTGTTGTAAATGAATCAATTATAAATTGAGCATTCTTCTTCGCAGATGTCAATTCAATCTTCACTTTAATATATCTACTTGGAGTGTTCTTCATATCATGTAATGCGCCAACCTCAACAAAATTACTCCAAGTTACATTATCATTAGACGATGAAACTGATATTTTATATTGACTTCCTGCAAGTTGATCTAATGAAAATTGAAATGGTTTATATTCTTTAAATTTATCTGCGTGTTCAATTGGTGCTGAAATCCAGTACCCACTGTCCTCATAGATAATCTGAGCTAAACTATCTACTCCGACTTCTTTTAGTTGCAATTTTCCATTTTTGAATACAGTATTAAAAAATTGTCCTGTCGATAAATCAACATTTATTTGTATATCTTGTGTTGCCATATCTTCACCTGCCTTAAGTTACTGTCCAGTCACCACTGCATGTTTGACCACTCTCTAAAGGTGCGTCCAATTCAATGTTCTCGATTCCATTTTTTCTAAAGACTATTAGTCCATCTTCGAAATCTCTATCTGCTGTTAATTCAATGTTTATATAAATTAATCTTCCATACGGTATGCAGCATGTAGTTTTCAGTGTGAAATTAACGTCATCTATCAGTAGATTTTTTGTGTATCCAAAATTGTATTGAGTTATCACACCACTTCCATAACCACTGTTGTCTAAAGAATTAAATGATGTTTCACCATTTTTATGTTGATGAATATTATTGTATGGAAGTAAACCGTGGCCTGTTAAATTATATTCTTTATTAGTTTTCTTATCTTTGTATAGTATCTCAACAACTCTGCCAGCTAATTTGTATTCGCCACCATAGACCTCAAAATAGAGGTTCATTCCTTGTCCAACTAAACCAAATCTGATTAAACTATTTCTGTTAACACTATCAAACGGATTTGTAATTTTGGTATCATAAGAAATCTCTGATAAATATGTTCCATCCATATATGATGCTATCCAAATAAAGTCCTGATCTGTTACAGGGCTATGTAGTAGCAACTTATTATCCATGTCATCACTCGCCTTAAATAAAATGGACTAAGAATAATAAATTCCTAGTCCATTTTTATTGATTTTATATTATATATTTTACTGGAAAGTATACTGTAATCTAAGTAGGAAGTTTACATTCCCTGCTGTTGCTGTTACAGTAGGTCTTGCTTGCAGAGTTACTTGAGCGAAATTATTCTTGGCGTTAGCAACTGTTCCATCGTTGGCTGCACCACTAATTGTACCTGCTGGAGCTGTGCCACCTGCTTTAATAGCCTTAGTGCTTGTGCCACCTATTGCCGCAAATGTTGATGTTTCACCCATTGTGTCAACTCTAGCCCAAATCCATTTATCCGTAACTAGCTCACCAGTATCTCCACCAGCAACATCCTTAGTAGTTAGTGTGCAACTCTCAGCATTACTGATTGCAGTTGATCCACCACGGTTATTCCAAATTAGAAATATGCTATTTTGTGATGTTGAACCTGCATCAACCGTACCAACTGCCCAATTTGCCCATTGACTCAAGTTATCTTGCTTCCACCATGATATTTGTACTGCCATTTGTATCATTCTCCTATTCTATTTCTATTATTACTCTGTGTATGTAGTGTTAATTGTCATCACTATTGAGATTCCTCTAACTGCATCATCATACTGCGATATATTCACCCTAAAAAGATCATCTTTCATTGCAATTTTATCAGCAATAGTACCGCCTGTAGATATTGGACTTCTCGGTGAAATAATTAAATTCTTTGAAAAAATATTGTCCCAACTACCACCGTTTTCAAGGTCATACCTAGATATGCGATCAATTGATATCTCTGTAGAGTTAACTAATCCAACCTCTGTGCAATAAGCCTCTACTGCAAGTATTTGTCCATCAGATGGCATACGAAAAAATCCCACAGGCTGGACACCTTGGGATAGCACTTTTTGGACACTAAAGAATGCAGGTCTAGTTACGAAGTTTTTATAATCTTCCTTTTTAATAATTCCATCCGACACTTCTGAAGCATATGGGATCGCACCACCAATTAAATTGCCCACCAGTTCCCACTGGCCTGAGTACCCATTAAAACGATAAATATCACCTGTGGTATTTAACGTAACCTGCCACCCGTTTTCAGGCTTAGGGTAGGTAGTTGCCAAATCTTTATATTCATCCACTGGGGGTTTTCTGATTGTATATGTTGTTCTAGCAGCTTCTAATGCGGCATTGGTTGCATCTTTGGCATCCTTTGTTGCAATATTAGCATTGTCTATCGCAGCATTAGCATCATTTGTAGTCTCAATAGACCGAGTAATTGCCTTATTAATTTCATCTAGTTTAAGATTAATAACATTCTGATAATTATTAAGGGAATCTATGTAGTCCTGCAATGTTACAACTATATCTGGATTTTCTCTTGCTAATGTGTAAATTCTTGATGCTGGGTACATAATTAATCCGCGAGACATGAAAGAACAAGTAAATGTTTTACCATCATGAATAGGATTAAATTGAATATTACCAATAGAGTAGTTTACAAGAAACTCATTCTCACCTATAAATAATGTTCTATCATATTTATCTCTGGTTATCTCAGTAAATCCTGCTATCTGTACACCGTGAGCCTCAGAAGGAACTTCTAATAATGTGATCAAATTATTGATTACGGGCATACTGTTAATTCTGGGTACAAAAGGGTCGTCTGTACTCCCCGTTCTGTAAATGATGGCTAGTGGATTATTATACTCTAGATATGTTCTTAAATTTGGCATTTATTCACCTCCCTCAGCTATTGAATTTCATTTTAGATACGCCATCAGAAATTGTTGTTGTCACTCCTATGTCCAACGAAACTTCACTTCCTACTAAGGCAATGGATTGACCACCAAGCTTTCCTTTGTTGCTGCCACCTGTGATCGTTCCTGTGCCACTCCCTGAAGTTGCTGGAGAAATGTTTACATATCTTGTGTTTGTGGTGTTACTGGGAACTGGTGGATCGGCAACCCAACTGTAGTTAACTGTATCCCCTACTTTTGCTACACTCGTACCATTGATTTTCATTTTAGAGTTTGCAGAAATTGTTCCCGTTGTTACTTTAGCTCCTGTTGATCCAGAGCCATCACCTCTCCAACTACGACTTATGCACTCTCCCGTTTCTTCATCCCAGTCAACACAAACATATCTTTCAATATCATAGGTAACATGTCCTGATTTTGTAGCAGGTGTAATTTCCGAGCCATTTACAGCCACATTAGCCATAAAACCACCTCAAATTTTTATTTAAAACAAAAAAAGACACTATGAAAGTGTCGTTTTATTAGTATGTATTTAGTTCTATAAAACAAACAATATGCCTGTAAAATGAAAAAGAATCCGATTGAAAAGTCGGATTCTATCTGAAACTAACCCTGAAACCAAAACTGAAATAAAAATGAAAAACAATCTGAATTTGATAAGTCAATGATACCACTTTTAACATTTGTTGTCAATCAATAGAATTAAACCACTGTTAATTTTTTTGCTAATTCGTATTTGATCTTACCACCATCAAATTCAACTAAAGTTAGTTTATCTGTGTCTATACAATGAGTAATAATTTGCTCGACAATCTCCACTGGTAGACCTATTTTGTCAGTAATCTCTTTAACAAAAACTGTCTTGCCTAAGAAGATGGTAGGCTTAAATTTATTTCTGTCAAAAAATGCAGTTGCAATATTCACTATTTCTTCTGAATAAGCCTCTATTTTTTCTCTTGTTAATTCACTTGGGTCAGGCAGCTTCATCTCAATTAACTCTTCAATCGAGCTTGATTGGTTAGCAAAATTGATTAGCAATTTGTCTTCAGCAATAGTTTTATCCAAGTAAATTAAGAATGTTCTTTTACCATGATACCTTAGCTTTGATAATAGAGGGATCATATCTTTGTCAGCAGATACAATTACAAATTCGTTGATATCTTCGTTAGTCAGAGCAGTTTCTAGAACATCTAAACATAACTCGATGTCGCTGGCATTTTTTCTAGATTCGCTACCAGAGTTGCTACTAAATACATGGATAGGGGTTACTTTCTTCTTTTGTAAATCCGTTTGAGTTTTAGTGATTTTTTCAAAATCAGCAAAAGCCTTATGAATTCGAATTGAGTCATTAGAATAGATTTCTTCGATTTTCTGAATCAACTTAGCTATGTTTTCAGCAGATTGTCCATAATGCCTCTGAATACTAAGTTGAATGTTGTCAAAATCCCAGTAAATTGCTACATTTTTCATTTTTTGATAAATACCTCCCTTTAGTCCTACTACTTTCGACACAAAAAGAGGAATTCCTTGTTAATTTTAGAAAAATGTAAAATATTATCTAAAATTTCATTATGTTATATAAGTAGATATACTTAGATTCAAGCATTTCAGAGAATTATTCTATTGAAACATATAGTCTGATATCTCAACTCTGAAGTTAGATACTTCATTCGTATATTTTGAAATAATTTCAAATTGTTTCTGTTCGTTAGGACTTAATTGATCAGATGATAGGTATCGTGTTTCTGTGTCAATAACTTCATTCTTTACAAAACTTAAAGCTAATTAATAAATCAATGTGATTTTAAGCCCATCTTTGTCATCAACGTTAAAATAAACATCTCTATATACTATATCTCCAACTCCCTCTAGAAAGCCCACCTCAAAAACAATTGCTATTTCTTCATAAGGTTTTCCATTGGTGTAAACAAATTCGTTTTCTTCGTCACGAATAACTTTGAAGTTCGGATTGATTTTTGCCATCTCTTTGATCTTATCAGTTTCACTTTGATAAAATTGTTCAAAGTTATCATAGTATTTTACAGTCGAGCTATTGTTATCTTTATAAAATCTATATAATTCCTCATTAATGACATTAGTCTTGTCAACTACTTGATAATCCAATGCTTCTTTGAACTTGAATTTATTAACATCCCTCAAGTCGTCAACAAATTCATCTATCATTGATTTTGCTCTTTCTGTATCTTTGTTTTGAACTGCTTTTAAATAGCCATGCACAAGTTTTTTAGACTGCTGTTCGAAAGAAGCAGAGTTTATGAAATACAAACAAACAGCCAGCACCAATATAACAAACCCCACCAACCCCAAAAGAATACCTTTTCTGTTAACCGTTTTTGAAAATGCACTCGACATCTTGTTCTCCTCCCTTAGTCTCATATCAATTCGACATATTGAGAGGTTTTCCTTGTAAATTTTTAAGGAAGTGTAAAATATTATCTAAATCAAATGCAAATAGCCTTATCTATTCATGTTTACCCCAGTTTCTATTTGTCATTGTAATCAATAGGAAGTTCACAGGATTTGATATACGTTATTCATCTTTAGTTGAATATTCCCATCCTTCTTCCTTACGATATGGACTATCTGAAGATAAAACTGTTTGCCCTTGTTCATTCTTTTTAGTGTTTTTGTTTGCAAGCTTCCGAAGATTTTCTTCAGCTTCAGCCCAAATGTCATCAATACGTGCATCAACTTTATCATTAGCTACTTTGAGTTTATCTTGTAGTGTTGATGTGTCTGTCTTATCCTCGTTACACATTAGTCAACATCTCCCTGCTAACATTTTTTATTGATTAGAACACATTTAGTATTAATTCGTTTTGACTAGTTTACTTTATTTTGAAAAAGCTAGCAAGAAATTAGCTCTTGCTAGCTTTAAGGTTAAATAGGTTTATACTCACACTTAGTAATCTTTGTGCAGCCATTAAAATATACAACGTCTTCAATGTATTCACATAAACCGTCAGACGTGAACAGTATCCCTTGATAAACATCATCATTTCCATTACCAAGATTCTCATTCAATTGCTCTAAACTTGCGACTTCATATTCTTCACCGCTTTGCTGCGCAACCTCTTCATCATCAGTAAGTTCAAATAAACACTCTCCCTCCGAATTAAAGAAATAATACACATAAATTGGCTTAACGAGCATTGTTGAAGTCTCAACATCTTCCGAAATTTTAGGCAATATAGCTAGAACTTGTTCAATAAAATCCCATTTGAAATTTTTATTAGAACTGACAAACTGCTGATTTAATTCATAAACTTGCTGAAGATGTACGTTACTATTCATGATACATATCCCTCAACTTTCTTTGATTTTGAGAATTAATGATCAGTTACCGCTTGAGACATTGCCTCATATGTAAATCGTTCGACAGTTCACAATCGTTCCAAGTTCCCATTTTTGCTCATTTTGAAAGTTTGTTGGATAGTTTCGTTTACACCAATTTTTACAGCAGAAGCAATTACTGCCCTTGTTTGTTTAAGCTCTTCAGCCAACTTTCTATTACGAGATTTTACAAGTTTGAGTTCTTCGGTTTTTTGTTGTAATAACTCCTCTAAATTGCTTATCTTACTTTCAGTTAATTCTTTTAGATCATCATTTGCTTTTTTGATTAACTCATTGGTTTCAATGTTCATCTGGACAACATGATTAAGATAAGTTTCAGCCCAAGTTGGTATTTCGATACCACGAGCATCAGCAGGTGTATCATTTTTCTCTATTTTCGTTTCGACTACACGAAGATGGCTTCCTCGATTACTCTCTATCTTAGTAACTAACTCTTTATTAGAAATCATTGTCTTAATTTTTTGTGTGTATCTGTTTCTACAAGCTGTTGAGGTTTCGTTAATTGTTGGAGCTACCTCTTCACAGATTTGACTGAGAGTTTTTCCTTCGTTAATACCCACAACAATTCGATCATATAGAATCAAGTCTTTACCATCCCATCGACTACCTCTTGTTGCTTTTGATTTTTGTTGTTGAGTCGCTTGTTCTTCAATGTTAAGAAGATAGGTTCTGAGCTGCTTTGCAACTTTACTATCACGTAGTAACATTCCAATACGTAAGACACATCTGCGGTTGAATATGATCATTTGTCGTGCCTTATTTGACTTCATTTCACAAGTGTACTTTATGTACACTAGTCTTTCCCCTGACGCAACTTCCATCCCATCTAGTTCCAATTCGTCTCTGTGTCGTTTTACAACCATATTAATAACTTCTTCGCTCACTTCGTAATAGTGGGCAATCATGATTGTTGTCAAATGCTCACCGTTAGGAAGCATTGATAAGATTTTCACCTTATCTAGTACACTAGTGTTTTGGATCATTTTGTTTCTCAGTTCCACTGATTCTAACAATTGTTCTTGTTGCAACATAATCATCTCTCCTTATAATACAAATGTTATTGTTTCTTGAGACGATTATATCATTGGAGTCATTTGACTTCAAGTATAAATAATTATTTTTATTTATACATAATTACAGTCATTTGATATTTTGATATTTTACCATTCCTTGTTTTTATGTTATGATAAATGAAGTCAATTATAGTTAATGGAGGTTAATGCACATGAGCAAGAAAAAACTTAAAAGCCGAGTGCAATTCACAAATACACTACGAAATGATTTATACACATTACTGGATGAGTATTCCGAAAAAACTGGGATAACAAAATCTAGGCTTTTTGATAACGCTTTTGATCTTTACTTTAAAGAAATCGGTGTTCTTCCCAAAAATGAAAAATAATAGTTTTTACAAAGTATCAATAGTTCATTAAAGTGATAAAAAAGTAAATATAAAAAAGAACTCTATTCAATGCAGAATGAGTTCTTTTTATTGCTGATATTTAATTGCCTAATAATGATACTTCAGTGATATTTAATAATATGTGCTCGAAATCTTAAAGGTGTCACGCTCTTCATTATCTATAGTAAAGTACACTTTTTTATAAACTAAACCGCCCAAACCATTGGTCAATTGCATGTCATAAAGTAATTCATATTCGTCATATGTACTCCCCCAAGTATAAGTGAACGAGGAATCGGTTTCGTATAAAACTTCATACTTAGTATTTTCTTGCGCTTCTCTCTTCGCTGCTTCACTTCTTTCGTGTTCGAAAAATTCTTCAAAAGTGTCAAAATCCTTAGCAGAGCCTATTTCATATTTAACATAGCTATCGTACATTTTTCTATCAACTGTTAGAGTAACTTCTCTTTTCTCTTTGGATACTACTCGAATGTATTTATAATCAATAATATCGATAAAATCGTCCATGGAAAGACTTTTCTTGTAATCATAAGTACTTTCTCCACGTTGAATTGCTTTTACATACTTGGCTACTACTCTTTTTACTTTTGCTTCTTCTGATAGAAATTTGTTGTACACAAAAAAGATTGAACCTAAAATTAGTAAAACTGCAATAAAACGAACACTGATTCTTAACCAGTTTGTTTTTTTAACCGATGCTGGATTGCTGTTTATTTCTTCTGAGCCAAGTTCTAAATTATCCAAAAAGACCACTCCTCGTTTTATAAAGTAAAATCTACACAATTCTACCTTATTTGTGAAAAGTGGTCAATAATTGAATTATTGTTTTGATCAATCACTCAGCTTTATCTACATGTAACAACGAGCGATGAAAAGTCGAAGAGACTCCACCTGCATAGTCAATTGGATATTTTCCACTGTTATCCTTGTGTTGCTTGACATTGAATTCATTTTTTAATTCACCATAGTAAAAGCTATTTTCCTCGATCACTGCAACATGTAAAGGTGTCAACCCTTCATTGTCTTTCAGGCTGGGATTAATCTTATTTGCTTTAATTACTTCATAAGCAGGAAAATTGTTTTGTTTGATCACAAGATGAAATAAACTTTCTCCTGTGTCTTGATCTTGGGCATTTACATTCAATTCTCCTGATTTGATAGCTTCCTTTAGCAGAGAAGCGTCTAGTTGATCTTTATCGTTGTTGTACTTAGTGCTTAGGTTTTTCACATATACTCCATCCTTGTTTGGATTGCTTGTTTTTTCAGCGGAAGATTCGACGTAGCCTTCTCCAAGTAAATTAATAGTGCCTGATTTACCATCAAATTTAACGTCATAGCCTGTAATACTAGCAACTTCACGAACTGGCAGATAAGCACTTCCATTAATAGTAACTGGTTTGTTGGATAGCTTTTGTTCAATTCCATCAACTTTAACTTTATAAGATGATTGTTTTGCAATTATCTCTGTTGCAGCGTAAGCTCCTGCCGCAGAAAAGAGAAACGCCCCACATAGAAAAGCTATTGCCAGTTGTGCCTTATGCTTTAATTTTGAACTCATATAATTCATCCTTCCAATTTTATATTTTATTCTTTATATTAGTGTAACACACAATTGGAAGGATTTCACTAGTTTACGCAAAATTATATGAGTTTCCTTCAAAATTAATTGAGCCTGTTGCTTTTACGTTTACATTTCCTGCGACTTCTATTCCCATGTTTCCAGAAGTGTCGATAGTAATCTTTGTGCCTGTCAAATTTGTAATATTAAGTTTACCACCGTCAATAGTAAAGTTTAGATTTTTGGCATATTGGTCAATATCTCCGTTTTCAGAGAATAGATATATACCATCGTCTTTAAGTCTAACACTCCGTTCTCTACCATACGATGTATTGAAATAGTATTGATCAAAGCTACCATTTGGTTTTTCAATGAATCCTCTACCTGATTTAATATTCTGTTTGGATGGGTCGTCAACAATGTGCTCATCTGCAACCCATGGATCTTTTATTACTCCGTCACCTCTGCCTAAAGCTATTCGTGGATATGCTGTATCGCCAGTTCCTTTGTGGTCGATGATAAATTTAGTTATATCATCGATTTCCAAGTTCCACATTGGATAAGGAGTGACTTCCTCTGTTGCTGTAGTTTTTGAGGCGTTAGTCCAATACAAAGGTTTTCCATTGACGACAGTCTGAGTTCTATTGGTAATCCTTCCTGTCTTCAATGTGAAGTAATTGTCCTGCACATGTATGTAATCAGTTACTTGATTAAGCTCTTCTTTTTTGCCATACGTTATGAGCTTGTCAACAGTTAATCTGTTTATGAAACCGCTCCCAGCAATCACATTGTTGACTGTAATAGTATCGCCAGACATTCTTGAGACCCCTCGAATTTCAAGATTTCCCATGTCCATATAACCTGCTTCTGTGTCAATGAAAACAGCACCTGCATTACCTTTAATCTTAAGTTTCCCATCAGGCGTAACCCAAAAACCACTGTCTTCAGGCTGCTCTGCTCCCATGAAAAGCCCCAATGTTGGAAACCACTTTCCTATACCTCCAAAGTTGTCACGAAGTATTAAGTAGGAATTCTCAATGCCACCTTCACTGAACAAGCCTTCTGCTATTCTCAGACCTTGGGCATGCAAAATACCAGAAGTATTAGCCCAAAACACTCTTTTCCAATTCGGATTAGCTGAAGTTCCAATATTCTGTTCAATTATGAAGCCTTGAGTACCATTCATAATTGAGCGATACATATTATCACTTCTTGTGGCGACAACGCCCATAATATAATCGATTAAGACATTATTTCCGAATTTTTGCCCAAATTGTACGCTCGAATACTTTAACGAGTCACTAATTGCATTGATAATATTAGTAGCTTCATCATAGTAATCCTTAAACCTTTTAATAAATACATCTCTATCAATATTTGAAGTCACATCCATGTCAGCCAATAAAGGTGCGAGATAATTAATTAGTGCTTCATATACTTTAGTAAAATTAGTAGTATTGATTAGAATGGAGTCGTCTCGATCTGATGTTGCATACTCGTGAGCTTGAGTGAGTAGCTTAGTATATTCGGAAACAATGCGTGTACGCTCACTTAGAATTTGCAACTTTTCAATAGCAGTCAACTTGCCGTCAATAATTATATTCTCGAATTTACCAATATCCATGTATTTTGAGTTTCCATCGAGTAGTAACTCATCAGTATCGGAAACGATTTTTAGACTTTTTGCAGTCATATTTTGGGCAACAAGATTCCCAGAAATATCAGCATAAAAAATATCCGTCCAAATGGGGTTCTGAACTGTGCCATCGTTACGTTGAATAATAAAACCACGAGTAGCATTCATGATCGAGCGAAATTTTGTGTCACTTCGAGTTGCGGTGATCCCATTTATGTAATCGATAATTATTTGGTTGAACATTTGACCAAATTGAACACTCGAATATTTAATAGAATCATTGATAGCATTGATAATATTTGTGACTTCATCATAATAGGCTTTGAACTTATTGATAAATTCATCACGATCAATATTAGTTGTAGCCTCCATATCTGCAAGTAAAGGTGCAAGATAGTCCATCAGATCATAGTAACTATCAGTAAAATTGGTAGTATCAATGCGAATGGACGAATCCCTGGTTGTTGTTTTGTAAGCAATTGCTTGACTTAGTAGTTTGTCATATTCAGAAATAATGCGAGTGCGTTCACCCAGTACTTGTAATTTCTCAATAGCTGTCAGTTTACCATCCATGATAATGTTTTCAAACTTACCGATGTCCATGTACTTTGTATAACTATCAAGAAGTAGTTCATCTTCACCTGATTTAATAGTTAAACGCTTTGCAGTCATATCGACTGCCTGTAAAAAACCGTTATTATCTATCGAAAATTTGTCTACAAACTGTGAACCATTCCACTGTTGAATCTTGAAACCATCTTCTGAGTTAGCAATAATTTTATTAAGCAGCTCGGGAGAGCAGGGAATTATGTCATTATAGCGATTAATAACCATGCCAAATAAGTCAGGATTTTCTTCATATAGCCCAAGTTTCATTGCAACTCTACCACAACGGTCAGTAATCGTTGTTTTTGCACCTTCAGTCATCCATATACCGTCATCATCACCAATAACCACTCTACTGCCGAGTAAAATTTTACCTAATATCATCTCAGCAATGATTCCATCGGCTGTCAACGCAGTTTCATAGCGTAATCCACCACTGCGAGTAAGTCCAATTGCCCCATTCGTCAAACGAATAAACCTAAGTGGATCATTATGATCGATCACAGTGATACCTGCATCATTAATATCTACCGTCTGATTGATCGCCATGTTAATCTGATTCGTAACTTTATCCCAAAAATTATCAAACAGTTTGCTCATGTCACTTGTATCAACAAGAGACTGATTCCATTTATGCTTATCATCATTAACAATGGTTGTCGTATTTTTAGAATCGTAAATGTATTTATAAAGCATTTCTTCATTGGTATTAAGATTCTTAAAATTAGCAATTGTTAATTTTATATCATCGTTTTCATAATCAAATTCAATTTCAATAATCTTGGCTTCAATCTTTAAATCAAATGGCTCATATTTAACTATAATCCTGTCTCCAAGAATTAGCTTGTCCCAATTTCTCTGTTCTTCAATTAGAGTCAAGAAGTTTTCAATGGAAACATTCATATGTAGCTGCGGAATCTTTAACTCGTCGAATCTTTTTTTAGTTTCCTCTAATAAGTCTTCATCATCTATTAAAGTGTCATCACTAAAATTTTCATGAAGAATATAGCGATCTAACTCTTCTCTTTGTGCTTGGGTAAAGTTGTTTACAGCAGAAAGTTGAGTATTAATATTGCTCATTTGAGTTTGAATGTTTTTAATCGCATTCTGTACTGTAACGATCTCTGATTCTTTTGCAGTAATCTGTGCTTGTTTATTATCAAAGTTGTATTTATTAACAATTTCATAGCTATTATTAGCTGTGTCGTACTCACTTTGACTAATGTTTGCAACTTGAATAAAAACTTCTGTAGCACCAGAGCCAGTAATGCCTACAGAGATATTGGAAGCACCTTTATTAATTTTTCTAGCTACTACCCATTCGCCACTTCTTAATGTACCAGTTGAGCCATTGATCACTACTGTTTTTCCTGTTGCGTTTCCAACTTTAATCAAAACAGCATATAAATAAAGACTATTAACATCAAAGTTAACAGTCTTAGAGCTACCACTATATTGAGATTTATCGAAAAACATGACTTCATCAAATTGTTGTGCAAGTTGAATCTGTGTAATTTCAGACATTTGATTCTTCAGAGTTGTTAATTCAACTTGTTTTTGAGCAAGTAATTTTGTTTGAGTGTCCATCTGTACTAATAAGTTTTTATACTGACCATCAAGTGATTTAGCCTTATCTTGATAATCAAGTATAGCATGACACAAGCTATCGCTCATGTAATCACTGTGTTTAATTAAATTTTTGTTTGCATCTCTTTCAAATGGGAACATCCAATAACTAAAGTCTTCAATGTAATTAGCACCATTTGTAGTCAATCTTTGGATACCCAAACCGTCCTTACCTTTAGGCACAATTCTTGTAATTACTCTTTCACTATTCTTCTCTTTCTCCAGTGTTTTTAGCCATTTACGATGTGATATTGTTCCTAATCGATTCTGCCCATGAAGTTCAGGTTTTACGAAGTCAAAACTACGATTAACAGTATCCCATTCAATGATTGCATTGTATCGTTCTGCTATTTTGAAAATAGCATCTAACAATGTGCTATCTGGAAATTCCCAAGAACGATATGAAAGCAGGAAGTCAGGATCAATCGAACCTACTGACCACAGTGCTGTTAATGATAGAATGTCATTCAATACTTGTCCAGCATGTTTGGATTCAGCAGTATATGCGCTAATATTTTTATCGTTCAATTCTTGTGGTAAGTAAATGCATTCAACTTTTTTGCTGTTTCCACTATCGCTCATTGATTCAGTAATTTTTGTTATGATATACCATTCAACTTTTGCACCAATCACAACTTTTACATAGTATCGATCTTTAATTGAATCAATGTTTCTATTGCGAACAAGTTGGTTATTCTCTGTTACGTAATACGGCAATTCAAAGGATAGCGAAAAAAGCTCGGTTAAAGAAGTTTTTCGATTTATATTATAAGCCTCTGATAGTTTACCAACATATTCTTCATTCGGTTTGTGTAAAAAAATCTTAGGTTCTATCGGCTTTAAATTATAGTCTATATCTCCTAACACTTTGACACCATCCTTTTATATTTTATTTTTTTATATTAATGGAAACTGAAAACGAAATTGCAACTTTGCTTTACCGTTAATTCTGAATACATTTTTACCTATTGGTAATTGCATGTAATTATCATTGAAATTTTTATATCTAGTAGTCATGGCCAAGCTAGATTCTATATACTCACGTTCATTATTTATGTAGACTGTTTCAGTGCTGTTTAATCCAGTGAATGCAAACTCTTCATTGTCATTGCTTGTATTGATTAAAGATATATTACCTGCGCCTGTTTTAGTTATCCAAACTTCAGGGTAACAAACATCGTCCCCTATATTGTCAATTACAAGAACAGGCTCAAAACTGAAAGTAACTGAGTTTAATATGGGTGTTTCAGTTAAAATGGTTGTTTCTAAAAACGCCCTGTAGCGTAAATAAACATTATTCAAAGGAGTTTCTACTTTTAGGTCGGGGACGCTTGCATTTTTTTGTACTTCTTTCCATTCAGTCCAGTCGTAGCCACCGTTAAAGGATAGCGAAGTGAATAATCTTATCTTGTTGTTACTGGTTGTCGTTCCATCCCAAGTAACAGATGAAAGTGAACCATTTCCCTCAGCATTCAATAGTATTGGATTAGACTGGTAATACCCACTTTTTCCTATTATATCTGCCCATGTTTTAGCCATAATTCACACCTACTCAATTTTTCCATATGGTCTAAAATTAATGGATACGCCTGATTCTTTCCACTTTACAATCCGATAGGTCAGCCAAACAACTTGTCCATCTGTTGTCGCAATTCCATTTGTTGTTGACCATGCAGGTTGAGTAATACCTGAAGTACCTGCTGTAACACAAACATAGAATCTATCATTAGGCACACTTGGAACAACAACATCATGAAGCTTATAACTTTTAGAAGGTTGCCAAGTTGTTTTACCACGGGTATCTTCTGTAACAGTTTGAGCTGCTACTAGCCATTGTGGTTCTAGTGGTGCACTAGTGCCTGATTGAGTGCAAGTATAATAATGACCATTATTTGTATTAGGTAATATTAAGTCTCCAACGTTGAACTGCTTTAATGCAGACCATTTAGGTGCAGCCATCCCACTGCGTAGATTGATAAGCCCCACATATCCACCTGCAACTGGATTAGTATAATCTACCTTGCTACCAGCTTTCCAATATCCATTTACAGGCTCACCTGTTCCAAGCGCACTACACGTATCATCCAGTTTTTGAAAGTTGTTAGCTAAGTCAATCAGTGTTTGTGCACCAAAATCACTTATATCAGGTCTAACCAATTGTAATTTAGTAGTAGTTAATGCCAATTATTGCACCGCCTTTCATTCATTAAATAATTGATACCAAGTTTTATTGCCAGCCAATATGTCAGACCATTTTTTATCAGCACTATTTAATTGAATCTTATTTCCAGATGTCAAAGTAACATTAACACGTTCACCCACGGAGAAGTTAGTTACATTTACATTTAGGTCAGTATCAGTCCATGTATACTCAGGGGTTGTCATTAATGGTGTGTACGCATAGCATCCATTACATCTGAATCGAATAGTGATATATCCTTGTGACATTGAATTATGAAGCAAAACTGGCTCATCAATATATAGGGCATAGTATATTTTCTCTGGCTCATTTGAAAAAATTAGAGGTGCATAATATTTTGGAGAGGTCAGCCATCTGCGTATTTTTCTAAGTTCCTCTTTATCCCATCCATTTTCAAAAGCGAAGTTAACTGTCAGATTAATTGGTTCTTTCTCTAAGCCATGAAAGTAGGGTTTATTCCGACCTCTAGTTTTGTTTTCTACGATAGATTGAGACGCTGCAAAATACTCCTCTTGCATTCCACCATCTGGATTAACGTTCATCATATAAAGTTCTTTTGATTGAATTCCATTGAATGAGAAATAAAGCGAGTCTTTAATTGTAATTTTAATCACCGCCTAAAATGAAAAAGACTAGGGAAGAATCCCTAGCCTCTGCCAATTTTTATTCCACGTTTTAATAAGCCGCCAACTATTTCATCAGCAGCAGTTCGACCATCTTTAATTTGTGAGCCATTAATCTCGATGCTAAGGTGATTAATGGTAGTGCCACTATCTGTTAAAACAGGACTTGGAGTTGAGAACATCTTAGTGAAATCAAGCTGTTTAACAGAATCCACAATGTTTCTAGCTACGTTAACAATATTTAAGACGTTGGAAGTGTCAGTTTTATTGAGTACAAGTTCCTTTTCATGAAGAAGCGCAAACTTACCCTCTTTGCCCCAAGCAGCAGTCATCCCACCAGTTTCTGCTGTGAAAATAGGTTCTCTAGATTTTAACTGTGAGTAAGAACCATCTTTGAAACCATACTTTGATCTCAACTCATCATTTCTAGCCTTAAGTCTGTCAAACTCAGCACCCTTTTTACTTCCCATCGCTTCTGCTCTTTGCTTGTTTAATAAGTATTCGCTCCAAGCGTTTACCACTTCAGCAGATGCTAAATCTTGAGCTGATGATTGTCCACTAGTTGAATTATTACTTCCACTATTGTTCGTGGGAGCGGTAACAGTAGGCATTTTGATGTTATCATAATCAACTTTGAAATTGTCATTGATCGTCTTAAACATTTCACCTAATGATTCAGCCTGAGTTCCCAAGTAAGAGAAGAAAGAATCATACTTAGATCGAATAAGCCCTAATGTTGACTCGACCACTGATACATCGTTGCTCATTAAGTCTTGCCTCAATTTAGAAAAATATTGTTCATTTTCTATAATAGAATTCCAATATTCTTCACGTAACGTTTTTTCAGCATCTAGGTTCTCTTTGATTTTATTGTGAGATTCATCTTCCAAGTCTTTCAAGTTATCAATGTATTTCTCACGATCAGAGAGTTGATCTTCTAAAGCTTGACGGTCTAGGTAGCGTGATCGGTCACGTTGCTTTTCTTCGATTCTCTCTTGTATTTCACGCAACTGTTCATGTAGCTCTTTACGTTTAGCCTTCGCTTCATATGAATCATCATTAGCAATTACATTGATTTTGCTTTGTACTTCTGCTTGCTCATCAAGCAATTTACTTAACTCACGCTCATAATCTTCAGTATCATTTTCTCTATCAAGTGCATCGAGCTGAGCATTAATGATTGCTCTAAAAGCACTTAGTTCATCATCATAATGTTTCATGACTTTCTGATGGCGTTCATCTTCGGCTTTCATTCTTGCATCGATTGCTTTTAGCTCCAACTCTTTCTGTTTCTGAAGCATCTTCTTGAAGTTTTCAACAATCTTATTAGCTGCTTGCTCACGCTGATCTTTTATCGCTTTGTTAGCATTAATAATTGCTTGTTCATAATCCCACCAAGCATCAGAGTTAGCTTTTATTTGAGCTTCTAAGTCCTTTAATTGCTGTTCAGTAAGCGCATCTTCTTCACGACCTGATTCACTTTGTTTGATACGAGCACGATAAATGTCATTATCTTTACTAAGTGCTTCTTGCCATTGCTTGTATGTATCAATCTGCTTCTGCTGTTCCTTGAACCATCCATCAGAACCCTCTTCATGGTAACGCATTTGAGCACGTTGAGACGCAATGATGGCATCCTGATACTTTTGATAAGCTTCTGTTTTCTTCTCTAACCAGTCACGAGTGTTTTCCTCACGCAATGCTTGAAGCGATTTCAATAACTCTTTGTTTTCTGCTTGAAGGTCGGCAATAGAAGCTCGATTCTCTCGAATAGCCAAAGTGTACTTATGATACTTGTCGTACAAGGCTTGTAACTCTTCTTGAGCTGAACCTGTCTTCATGGAGTTATAAAGTTTGATAAACGAAGTGGTAGCCTTGCCATTTTCATCAATCCAAGAATTCATTTGAGCTTCTGAATATTTGCTATTTTTTTGAATTTGCTCTCTTTCAGAGCGAAGCTTCATGATAGCACTTCTCAGCAACTCAATTTCTTCAAGTTGTCCGGTGTAAAGATTGTTTGTCTTTTTAATTTGAACACTTAGAGATTGATCAGTATCAATAGAATCTTTAGTAATTTGATTATCTCTGGCCTGTGCATCAGCCTTTTTATTAATAGCATTGATACGAGCATCTGTAGCATCTTGAAGTTTTGGATCGTCTTTATTTGCTTCTTTGTTGTTTGACGATTTTGAACCAGATGACGACGATTTACTTGGTGTAACACCGAATGCGGGTGAGGCATACAGGGTGTTAAATGTTTCTCTAATCCCTGCGATAGTATTTAATTGTTCAGTCATCTTAACTAATTCTAATTGCCACGGATTGGTAAGACCTATCGCTCCACCTAACATACTTTGTGCAGATTCTACGGCAGTAATAGCAGCCAATGCTCTTTTAGCATCTGCAAGACTTTCAATTGATTTTAGTTCTATACCATAATTTTTCAATCGAGCGTTTAAGTTATCATAAACCGCAGTAGTAATACCTGCCTCAGCCATTTGAGTAGTTTTTAGTAGCTCTAATTTAGCTTGACGAACCAGTTCTAATGCCGATTCTTCAATGCTATATCCGTCAGCAGTTTTTATAATGCTCTTTTCTAATTCAGGATAAGCACGAATGAGTTTAGAGACTTCAGCACCATTTAGAGATTCACCTTGGGACACTTTATAAATTATATTATTTAATTCGGATAGCTCAGAAATTGTGGAGTCAATGATTTTAGCATAATCTTCCATGAGTTCTATTGAAGTCTTTTGAACAGCAGTATATTGCACTGTTCCATCCTCTAGAATCTCCACACTTTCATCAAGTAGGGTAATTCCTTTTTCAGCAGCTTCGGCTTCATTGGCAAATTCTCCTAGAACAACTCCAGCTTGATCGATAACCTGAAATTTAAAAGAACTGTTTACTGTTCCTGACAAGGAGACGAGCATTTTGTTCGCTTGTTCTGCACTCAATCCACTCTTTATTAATGCATCGCTATATTCTTTTAGACCAGCTTGATTGTCTTTAATACTTGACTTAACGTTTTCAATTGCCTGAATTTGATCTTTTGAAAAATTTAATATTTCCTCTGCACTTAGAGATGAAGCAGTAGAACCCAATGTCTCACGCATACTTGCGATAGCTTCTCCAGATGCAAGAATAGAAGTCTGGATGTCATCATAGGCTTTTTTTTGATCATTAATCGATTGGTTAACGTCAATTGTTTTTGCTTCTGTGGATGCAAGTTGCTGCAAATAACGTTTATCACTATCCGTCAAAAGGTCATACGAATAACTTAGATTCATTACCGACTCTACATACTTACTAATACCTTCTGTGCCTAGATCAAGAAATTTAACATTTAACTCATATTCTAACTCACTTATCTGCGACTCAATATTTGCAATACTCTGTGGATCAATATAATCCATTGTAAGTCCAAGTTTAGTATCTTCTAAATACTGTCTCCGCTCTTCAAGTTCCCTTTGAGTTTTGGATATATCGTTAAACAAAGAATCTCTATTTTTTTCACGATCTCTCTTAACTTGCTCATCTTTCTCTTTACGTAGCTCTTTATAACGCTCCACTTCGAGGGCAATGTAATCAGCATTGCGCAGATGTGCTTGACCTGTCTCATCAACAGCAATTGCAACAGCAGGTAGTAATTTATATAACTCGTTCTGAACCGTAAGAAGCCTGTCGCCTTCTTCTGCATTTAAACTTGTTTTAGTGCTTAATTTCTCATACTCAACAGTCAGTTCAGCGATTTTATCTGGTGATTTAGAAAGTGACTCAATTCCCTTTTCCTGCTCTGCTTGAGTCTTTTTTAATTGCTCCGTGTAATCAGCAAACTTACCAATCAAACCTTCTAGTACAAAGCCTAAAGCAACAAATGCAGCTCCTACAACAGTTGTAGAAAATAAGCCTTTTAATTTAGTCTTTGCCACATCTGAGGATACTCCTAGTGAGTCAATGCCTTTTCCCATTGATACTATTGCAATTGTAGTGTCTCTGAAATTCTTGCTTAATCCACCCAGTGCCAAGCCTAAGATACCAAGCAAAGGTGGAACAACCCCAACCGAATCAACAACACTTGTAAACACATTTGCAAACCAAGTTAAACCATTAGTTAGAGCAACAATTGTATCACCAATAATTGCATCGCCCATAGCAAGTGAAAACTCTTGCCAAGCCGTTTTCATAAGATTGATACGTGCTTCATATGACTCCATATATGCCGCATTCTCTCGCATAGCTGAGCCTTCAGAGTTAATGGCTTTAGCTGTAGCTTCGTGGGCTATATTTCTATTGGAAACTAATGCCAAAAACCTCGAAAGTTGATAGCGACCAGCAATTGCAACTGCTGTATTTTGTTTAGTTTCATCGTTTACATTTTCATATGCTAAAGCAACTTCATCTAGGATTTTTGTTGCTGTTTTTAATTCTCCATTTGATTCGTGTATATTGATACCTAAATCAGCTAGTGCGTCTATTGCTGGTTGCATGGTTGTTAATCTAGAGTAAATTGTTTTTAAGCTGTTCCCAGCAACTGATCCGCTCTCACGAGTCTGAACCATAATTCCTGTGAGGTCTCCTGTCAACTCCTCAATAGAAACTCCAAAGGTTTTTGCGGCTGAAGCTGATTTTTGCATACCAATTGCTAAGTTTTGCGTCGTTACACTGAAGTTGTTATCAACTTCGTTAAACATATCTACAATGCCAATACTATCTCTAGCTTCAATATTAAAAACTGTCATAGCAGCAGTCAAAGCATCCATAGCTTCATCTGCCGTCAACTCAGAAATATTCTGAGCTAATGTTGCAGATTCAGTTAGATTGAGAATTTGACTCTCATCGAATCCTTGTCTAGCAAAACCAGTTAGAGCAACGTTTACCTCAGTAATAGAACGACCTAATTCCTTTGCTAATTCAATACTACCACTTAGCAAATTGTCAAAATTAGTATCCTGATCCATTACTCGTTTTAATTCTGTTACTTGCTTGTCTACTTCCAAGATGGTGTCTACAGCAGCTTGCATCCCACGGAGGGGCGCAAAAATGGCGGTAGAAGCCACTAGCCATACAGGAAATTTAGAAAATGCTTGCTTTAATGCATCTCCCATACTGATAGATTCCTGTCTCAGTGCTCTGAAACCGACTGTGGACTTGGCAATTTGAGTATTGATGTTCTTAAAGCTACTATCCCAATCTTTATTTGCAACTGTGATAGATTTAATTTGATCTTCGATTCCAGTTAAATTTGCTTTTACTTGATTATGATGACCAAATTTTTGTTGAGCAATTGCTAGCTTATTAAGACTATCTTGCTGTTTACGTGAGAAATTTTGCTCATTTAGAAGTCTCTTTTGATTAAACTGGTTATCTTCAATTAGAGCTAAATCATAAGCACGTTTTTGATCTTGGATGCGATTACCATGTAAATGCTTTTCCCTGCGTTCTTTTTCTTGGTATGCAGAGTATTCAGCAGCATCGACATTTTGTATTCTTTGCTTCTCAATGTTTTCAATAGCTTGCTGTAGTTTTAATTCTTCTTGATATCGTTTATCATAGTTTTCATCGATTCTATGAGTTGTATTGCCACCTTGATTAACTGTGGTAGATAACGTACTATAATCATCACCATATTGAGTGGTTCGACTCTTCACACTACCATCATCATTGAGACTTACACTCGAAGCTTTTTTACGTGCATTTGTTAACTCGTTAATTTGTTGAGTTAATTCTTCTGTTGTTTTAATTTCTCTCTTTTGTGTGTCAACAGATTTTTCTATCTTCTTTGTGACTTCGGTGATAACTTCACCATTGGCAAGGTGCTTTTTAGTTTGGTTAACAATTTCACCATTGGCATTTTTAATACTTACTGTCTCAGTTTTAATAACTTTATTTTGCTCTTGAATAATTTTATTTAACTGATTAGCAGCTTTAGTAAACTCTTTTATAGACTTTTGAAAACTTTGATTGACATCCACATTGAGATTAAGGGATTTCAACATGCCTGACTTTTGTATTTCTTTTATTGTTTTGTTGATATCTCCAATGGATTTACCCTTATTGACATCAGCACTGAGTAAAATCTTTAAATCATCCATACGCTTAATCTCACATCCCTCTATGGTTTATTTTCCCTTGCTATAATTGGGCTTGTATAACGCCATAAAAGGGAAATTTTATATTATGTTTTTTATTAATTCGGAAAGTAATTGTTCAATGTTACTGAGTTTCCAGTAAGGTATTTCAACTAATTTAATTTTTTTCTTTTGACAATAATTACGTTTTATATTGTCGTTTATTTGTTGCTGTTCAAACGCCTTAATCGATTTATTAATATCAGAACTCCATTTTGTTGTAGTCCCTTCATAATGTTGCTTGCCCTGAAATTCTATTAGACAGCGCAAATTCCCATCCCCATCGAAAACTGCAAAATCGAAAGGCAATGGTTTCTTATTACGACAATCTGAAAATCTGTACTGTTGCTCAAATGGAATTTGTTGTTCTTCGAAATAACCCCTAATTTTTTCTTCGCCCAATGAAACAGGTCTACAATTACACCCCAAATGTCCATCAAGTAAATGGTTGGGTTTTGAGCTAAACTGACTATTGCAATCATTGCAAAAAACCTTGACTTTAGTTTTAGAATTGACATATTTGCTTGTGACACTCAATTTATTTCCATGTAAACTCTCTATTTCCGAAAGGAATACGCTGTGCGACTTTGTTTGTTTTTTAATGCGACTTTCTCTAGCACAATGCTTGCAGCCTTTTCCACTGACAATTCCGCCCCAAGCAATGAATTGAGTTTCTGCTTTAATATGCTTGTAGCATTTGTAAGGCATTTTGGTTTCGTTATCTATATAGGTATCTGTTAGTAATAAATAACCTCTATTTTCAAATCCTTGTTTGACTTCATCAATGCTTCTCTTTCGATTTTCATTTCCTTTTGTTCGTCCACAAATAGTACAATAAGCACCATTTTTGATTTCATTCCAAGTTTTCTTAAAGATGCCATGTGCATTGCATTCAAACTCCATATCTTCAGTTGCTGTTTCTACGCTATCTGAAATCAGTTTTACAGTTGAACAGTTCCTACTGAGATAATTTTTAATGTTTTCAATCGTAAAAGGATTGTTCCGAAAGAATTGAGCAGGAACGCTATTTCTTCTTTTTATTACATTTAAATTGCTTTCAGATAAAGCGTATTGATACCCATGTTTGTCTATGTAAATGTTTCTGTCACATTTATTCTCCAATAGAGATAGGCCAATCTCATCAATTTTAAGCAATTAATCACCCAAATATCTTATTCTTCTCTTCAGCAAAATCACGTAAATCATAGTGTGCAATAGTTGTAGCAATGTTCTCATGATGTGCTACAAACTTAGATACAAGCTCAATTGGTATTTTCTTAACTTCTAATAGATAAGTCACACAGCTTGCTTTAAATAAGTGTGGATTGATTCTGCGACCTAATATGTTAGATAGTGTTTCTTTACAAAAATCATTTGCCCAAGTTTCAGAAACTGGATTGATCTGACCATTGTATCGAACGGTAAATATATGCTCATGTTCATACCCACGCTTTTCTAGCCATAGGTTCACATACTTAAGTGCTTCCTCATTGATCATGTAAGGCTCTTGCTTGCCATCCTCACCACGGCCTTTCAAGCGAACTATGTGTGACATAACATAACTTTGTCCTTCTGGAATCGCATAGTTAACAATTTCAGACTTAAATTGAGGTATCTCTGCTCTACGTGCACCCACGTTAAAAGCAAAAGCAACCCAAGCAGCTCCAAGATAATTCTCATCATCTAGCAAAGTTTGCATCATTAAATCGTAGTCATCTTTACTAATTTTCACTTTTTGGAACACATGATTTTTAGCTATAGCAGGTAAACCACGAGTAAAATTTCTAAATGTCTTGTAGTTTTTGTCATCCTCAGCAACTACGTTTTCAATATAGTTACAAAGACTTGAAACGCAAGCTTTCTTTAATGCAATTCCACTAGAAGACATTTTTCTAGTGTCTCTGAGATAACTGATGTATCTTAAAAAATCCCTTTTTGTGATGTTATACAATTTTTTATTATTCATGTTCTTGTATATGTAATAACCAAACTGACGTAGGCCTGACTTATACTGCTCTTTAGTTTTTGGACTATGAGCCTGTACTGATATGTACTCTTCAACCAAGCTGCGATAATCATTGTTCACTAGACTCCATTTGTCGTCATCCACTGGAGGAAGCTTATCAGCAATACTACGTAGCATGTTTTTATTAATATCACTCACTAAATCCTTCCTTTCACTTTGTCGCTATATCCCAATCAAACGCATGTTTTATTTCCTAAAAAAATAAATAAGAGTGCCTAATCGACTTATAATTTAAGTCAATCAACACTCTTATTTATCATATATGGCCTTGATTCCATCCTTTTTTAATTCTTCCTTCAAAGCATCAGTAAGCACATTTGTATGTTTCAATGTTTTTACTGTGGGTTCTACTGCATGTCGAGGAGCTTCGAATCCATATCCCCATATATCCTCTACTGAATATCGTTCTTTACCCTCAATAATCTCTAGCACGTTTACAGTTCTACCACCGAACTCTTCGCCTTTTCTAACGTTCTCGATACTTACCCCATTCTTGATTTTTTGAACATCAAAGTTTTCTCGATCAGTTAAACCACCCTTTTCCCTATCTCTCACATAGGGGTCTTTTGCAGGAGATTTATACGCATCATAAACATGCTCTTCAATGGATTCTTGAAATACTTTTATGGTCATTTCTTGCACTTCGGATTTATCCTTTTGTATTACTTGGTTTACTTTCTTTTGCAATTTATTTAATATATCATTCAGTTGCTTGTTGTTTGCCATTGTTAGCAGCTTCTTCTTTTTTATTTTTACGAGTGGTGCGCTTAGGTTTATCTGTTTTTGCTATTTCTTTTTTAGTTTTATTTAATATCTCTGTTACATTGTTTAACTGTGTAGCAACGTCATTAATAATACGTTCAAAATCTTGACCATAAGCCTCTACGATTTTTTTGAAATAGCCAGCACGAATTAATTGAACAACCATATCCGTGTAGTCTTCAAACGCATTTAACTCTACATCAATATTGGTTGTTTCCTTGAGTAACGAACCAATCATAAATTGCTGCAATGTTTCTGTTGTTGCTTTTGTTAAATCTACTGTTTCTTCTATTTGAAAAATTTCTACATAATTTTTAACGACTTTACTGATAATGTCCTCACTTGGATTTATCCGAACAGTTACACTGATTGAATCTGTTAATGCTACTTGAGTGTCGATATTATACTTATTATTATTTTCTTCTCTTAAGGCGTTAATATTTAATGCATTATTTTGTGACATATGTATACTCTCCCTTATATATTAATGTCCATATATAGTTATCATTATTAATTATCGGTCTATATATAGTATTGATTTTAATAAAATAGATAATGAAATGCGAATTTTATTGTATTTCAAGTAAAAATAAAAAAGAGAACCTAATAGCAAGATTCTCTTTTTTATTAAGGAGAGTATAACTCTCCTTTGATATTCAATTAGTCCTCGTAAACAATTTGATCAGCGATGGTATCTACGCCATCGACATTCACAGGGAACAAATCAAAAGTTAGTGTCAAAGTAGCTGGATCACCTTGAGAAGACATAGAGATAGAGAAGTTTGGCTGTAATTTTGCTTTATAGAAAATCATTTGTTGCGCAACCATCACTTGTGCCACTTCATCAGCAAGTAATGAATCACCTACTAATTTTACATATGGAGGGAATCCTTTAGCAGTATATGAAATAGTGTTTGCTTTAGGAGTTGAGTACTGGTAGTAAACTTGCACAGTTTCACCTACTACAAAATCAGCATCTGCGTTAAGTGTTACCGTATTACTCTCAACAGTGTCGATTGCTAATGGAGATGTATGATCAATCACTCCGTTTTTAAGATTGTAAACACTTACTCCGCTTGCACCTCCAATTGGAGTTTTACTTAGTTCAATAGTGCCACCAACCCCAACAATTGGTTCTTCCACCTTATAAATATCTTTAGCGCCTTTGACAATGGATTCGCCAGTCAGCATAGCCAAATGCTCCATTGTAAATACTTGTGTTTCTACTACTAGTGTATATTCTTTTTCACCGTCAAATGCGATTCTTCGTTGTCCTGCACCCCACGCGAATACACGTGAACTTGTGCCCTCATATGTAGCTGTATTAGCATAGTCAAAGTACATGATCGGCTTATTAAGTACATTGTATACTTGTAATTTTAGAATTTCACGAGAGCCGTAACGACCTAAATCCATAATAAATTTCCTCCGTTTTTATATAGTATTTCTTAAAATTTTGTCTTAACTAATAATTCTGGTAGCTTGCTTCCTTCTTTCAGATGGCCATTTGCCCAAACTGGAAGAATTGTATTTCTGTTGTATTTAATTCCAAGTCGCTCAAACTGCTCAGTGACTTGATAGACTGTCAATTTGTGAACATTAAATATATCAATCCCATTGCCCTCGTCAGCACAAAGAATTGATAGAAGGTCTTTTAACTCTAGTCCATCGTCGCTGCTCTTTTTGTTTTTTGCTCTCATTTTTTCAAGTTCCTTGGCCATCATTTCTGCTCGTTTGTTTTTATATTTTAACTTTTGAGTCGTTGTATGATTTGAACCATTGATCAAATGTAGTAAACTGACAAACTGCCTATAGTTTTCTGAGGTAATAAATAGCTTGTTGTTCACAGTAAAAGCACCAACACTATAATCAAATTCTATTTCATCGTCTAAAAAAAATGAGATTGAGTTACAAACTAATTTGATTATTCGCTGATCGCTAGTAAGAACCTGATAGTCATCTATATCAGAAAAGGTATCTAACTCTTTTTCAGTCATCTCGAATAAGATAGCTAGTGTTTTATCTTTATTAAAAGTAGATAGTAGATACTTAATTCTGTATTCTGTCTCTCCAATTTGTTCTATTTTTTCTATGCTCGGAGAACTAATTTTCACACCATTAAATAGAACTGGCTTTCCAAGAAATAACGAGAGTCGGTTATCTATCATAATAATCACTATCCATCATCTAGTTAAAATCCACTGGCCTATAGTGCAATATGTTCCCATGATAATCAGCATTAATCGAATATTCTCTCATTCCCTTGAACTCCAATTTTCCCATGCCAATACCCTCTTGCTGGTTGAGTAAATCGTGAACCTCGGAAATCAAGAAATCTGATCTTAAATAACCATAGTCTGTTTTAAATGAATCTCTATGTAGCAGTATGGAAACAAAAATACTCCCTGAATTAAACTTTACACCTCTCTGAGTTGGTTTTACATCAGTAATTGAGATAGTTATGTATGACTTTGCAAGTTTTAACTCTTCATCAGAAGTGGGTATAAAATTGAAAGGGAAAATATTGCTAAACAATAATTTGCTCTTAATTGTCTTGGAATCAAGATCAGGTTTATCCAAGAAATCTATATCATTGTAATACAGAGCCTTTACAATACTCTGATTTCCGACTATGCGCTGAATTATAGTATTGCGATAATCAGTTAATTCTTTTAATGCGCTCACTATTCTTCACCTGCTTCTAGGTGACAATATAATCTGGAGAAATTGAATACTCCAAATAGCCACCATCATAATCAATTGCTCGTGTATCATTGAAAGTAGAGATGGTAACTCGAATATTTTCAAGAGTGCTAGGAGTGGTGCGGTGAATTTCTTCGCCACGACTATTTTTTACAGTTAGGACATAGAGATTTCCGTTTTGCATCAGATTTCCAATATCGTAAGTCACACTTATACACTTAAGTGCATCAATTGCCTCTGCTTTAGTAGAGTGTTTGTCTTTACTAAAAGCAATCTTCAGCTTGTTATCATTGGCCACAGAATAAGCATAGTCATAGCCTTCAATTGGAACATCCAAATCAGCATCTACAATTTCAATTGAAGAAACTGTGCTTAGAAATACCGAACCATCCACACCGCTAGAATGCATTTTTGCATTTGGAAGTGCTTTGTACACCAACCAATTATTATTGATACCTTCGACAAATGAATCAAAACGCAACTCACCTAGTCGTTTAATAGCAGTGCTCAATTCGTTTCCACCTTTCTAATATTAAAAATATCCTTTGATTCTTATTGATTTACTACCTTTTATTAATTTGTTTTCACTCTCAACAAGCAATGTTATATTACCTGCTTTATTTTTACTGTTGGCCTTAATTGAAACGGTTTTACCCATTGTTGAGACAATAGTAGCTAACTCGCTATCTTGTTGCAGCACAAATAGAGGTACTTCGTCTATGACAGTACCACTGTCTTTAAATATAATTTGATAATCGGCAGTTTGCCCAAAACTAATCGAATCGTCACCAATGATGTCTACATAGTAGTTGTGAACAAGAATATCTCTAATTGTGATATTGAATTCTATGAAACTGTCTCGATAAGATGCTGTGACTTTAACTTGTCCTGATTTCGAAGGAGTAAACTCACCATATTTGCTTACTGTGCCATATTCAATATCATCAACTGAGAAATCTATTTCGCTAGTTTCAACTGAAATACCATTGTGATAGCCTGTAACATCTAGCAGCAACGTCTGATCAATCTTTATGGACATGTTTGAATCAGTTTTACTTACAAGTTTGTATAGGTCAGTTTTATAGTCAGCCACTCTTAATTCAACATTATCTTTTGCGGGGTTGATTCGAGATTCCTCTAATACGATATTTATTACTCCATCTGCAACATCGTCTAACGTAATAATCTTCCACGCTCTTCCGTCAACAATAAAGCGTTGTTCTTTCCTGAACTTCTGTGTTTGTTCATTGGATTGAATAATTATTTGTCTTCTCTCGTCTGGCATTGTTAAGGTTTTACTTCTGTCATCAATACCAAAGTTGGGTGACACATCTGTTTTTCGAGCAAACCATGCTTCATGAATTTCACCATATTCGTCTTGCCACTTCAGTGTCCCAACACACTTCTTCATTAAACCTTTAGTATATATTCGCTTATCTGGATCAACTTCATAAATCAAGTATCTTCCATTTTCCCAAGTAACTATTTCACCGTTATCGAAAGTCTCATTGGGTTTAGAAATAATTTTACTCAATTGATCTTTTGCTGAATATGTAACGAGAATCGTTTGCTCTCTTTCATCTATACTGACTTCAAAGGCTAACATACTATCATCAAATGACTGCAAAATTTGTCTCTTTGTATACTCAATATCCGCATCTCTTTTTTTACTCATTTTGTAAAGACCATTTATTTTCCTATAATAGTTAATATCCATTTAATCAGCTATTTCTTATATGCTGTTGCAGCGTAGTTTATTGTTTTATACTTACCAGTTAATCGGTCAATTGACATGTAATTTTTTATTGCTTTATCATTGTCAGATACAATTTTATCTACCATGTCTATAAATGTTTTACGCTCGTTAGCAGGTGAAAAAATGGTTAGGTCTTTAGGAGAAAAATGAATTGCAAATGCTTTGAGTTTTGAGGCATCACGTTGAAAATATTGTTCTCTCATCAAAGCAGATAAAAGTTCAATTTCATTGCCTGTTAAATCAAAATTAAATTGCTCTCGCTCACTATTGTAATCATGAAAATTGACATCAGGTGTACAAGCTAATGTGAGTCGAGTTACAGATTCAATAAGAAAATCTTTTGCTCTTTTTTGTGCGATTTCAATAGCTTCTTCATCTGTAACATTGAAATACACAAAGAAATCTCTATCGTTTTCAATTTTATTGAAAAACCGTTGGTAAATCACATCAAATGAAGTCATGAAATCACCATCTTCTATTCAGTTTTTTCTACTCTTGGACGACCACGAGTTGCTTTTTGTTTGACGTCTTCTGCAACATCTTTGTCACTCTCAGTTTGATTAGCACTTTGTTGTGCCATTAACAGTTGAGTAAGTTGCTCAAGTTGTGCTTGCATTGCACTCATCTTATCTTCACTTTCTTTCAGTTTGGCATCTGTTTCTGCTTTAACTTCTGCACGAATTTCATCCTCAGATTTCTGACGAGTTGGCACATTAATAGTGATTGAACTACGTGTCTTTCCTGCTTTTAATTCCTCGTAACGTTTACTAATAATTTCTCCAAGTCGAGAAGAAAGGTCATACAACTTAGTATTTTTTAACATAATATACTCGCCACGTACACGTTCAAAGTCAGCAGAATCCGTAATAGCAATAATTTTTTGATAATCATCAGCAGAAGGTGTTGGGTTAAGAATAATTTTACGAATCTCTTCCCATGACAACAGGTTTTTCCAATTCTTGATGCCCAATCTTTCGTAGATAGCTTGCTCATACTCTTTCTGGAAGCGTAGAATACCAGTCTTAAATGCATTCGTTTTAGAGTTCGCCTGACGAATTTCGCCAAAACTGATCGTTTCAATTACTGGATCACCCTCTTCTCGAACACCTTCAATTGTGTATCCATTTGGATTCAAATGTGTCGCAAGTACAACAGTGCTATCCGAATAATTTAGAACGTCAATCATAGTACTATCATTAATTTCAGTGCTTTTCAATTTATTCTCTCCCTTTTGTAAAAAATAAGAGAGGAATAATTATTCCCCTCTTTTATATAATATTATTTATTAAGCAAGTACAATTTTTGCAATTTTCTCTGTATCTGTAAACGCAACATCGTATTCAAAGCCAGTAACTTTGATTTCGACTTTTTCATTTTTGTTGTCAAAGTCTTCATACACACGAAGTTCTCCACGCATGTCAAGATCACCGATTTTACCAGCAATACCGAAAATACGCTTGTCAGGTAGCAACAAGCCACCATCAGCTAGTTTGTGAGCACCAGAGATTTGTCCAATTTGAATACCTTTGTACACATCAATGATACCAGTACGATTTAGTTTACCTTTCATGTCTTCTGTCATATATGCATTGAAGCCACTCATAGAGCCGATAGCTGTAGCATATTTAGACAAAGTGATAGCGATAGGAGACTCCGCACGATCATTGAGGTAGCTTGCTAGTTTGTCCATTGAAGCCATAGTAGGATTTGCGGAAGTTTCATTGATCAACTGATCTCCACCAGCGATAAGTGCATCTACTTTCCCAAAAACATCATAGAACAATTTATTAAGAAGTGCTTCACGAGAATATGTAGTTAGACGAGCAATTGTTTTGAAACCATCTCTGCGAAGATCGGAATAACGAAGTTCTGTATCAATTTGGAAGTGACGGTGTGTAGGTGTAGCATGACCAATATCGATAAAGGACTTATCTACAGTACCACCTTTAGCTGCTTCATGAACAACCAATGTATTTTTCGGTGCAACATCATAAATCTTAGTGTCAAACTCACCTAGAGAGCCACGGTTGAAAAGAAGATCAAGAATTTCGTTTGGTGCGTTGTAAATCTCAGGTTCAATTACACGTTGAATAAATGCTGCGATTTGACCTTCGTTGTCACGACCTGTTTTACCAATTTCTTTCGCCCAAGCATCGACAACTTGGGAGATTTCTTTGTCCTCTGCATCTAGGACTTGCTTGTATTGGACTTTTTCTGCCCATTCATACATCTTACCATCTTGACTCATTAAAGCTGAAATTTCAGTATTCATAAATATATTAACCTCTTTCTTTTATGTAAAATTTTATATATTAGTTTTTATTAAACGATTTCAACGATTGCTAGTTCATTGCCATTGTCATTGTGAATGCCACCGTAAACAAATTGACTAGTACCAGTATCAAGTTTCTTAAGTTTACCTTGATCGTCACCACCAGCAGTTTCAATAGTTAGGTAGTCACCTTCTACAAGTCCTACTTCTACAAATTCAGAAGTAGCGTAGCGTTCACCTTTTAGTGGTGCTACCAATAGTGCGAACTCATCTTGTGAAACAACTTCAAAGTTCTCATGATAGTCGCTCATGTTGTTGAAAATTACATTAATGCCACTTGGGATTTGTTCTTTATCTAGGAAATAAACTCCCTCTTGAGAAGTAGCAAGTTTGAATGTTTTATTTTTTTGATCTTTTTGAACTAGGCGACCACGAACCGTTTTAACTTCAGACTTGAATGATGCATCTACGTTTTTACCAGATACATGTTGTAATTGACGTAACATATTATTAATTCCTCCAAATTTTGTTTAGTTTTTATATATTATTTATTAAGAAAAGTACTCATCACTGACTTAAAATCGAGATAGTTATTGTCATTCAGAGTAGTTGTGCTAAGTGTTTCATCTTTTGAAGAAGTGATTAAACTATCTTCACCGTCAGCGTTCTTACCTACTTTTTTAACTGGTGTTGCGCCAGAAATAACCTTTTCAGCAATCATTAGCTTTAGACCATTTTCATCCTTTTCACTAATTAGTTTTTGCAATTCTTCTGATGTTTCCAGCTCTTCTTCTGTAAAGTAGCCACTATTAGAAGCGATTTCTTTTAACTCCTGACGTTTTTGCTCATCAAGACGCTCTTGTTCTGCTTGTGCTAACTCATCAGCCTTAACCTTGAATGGTGTTAATTCATCCACAGATGCTTGTAACTCAACAATTGTTTGACCTGCTTTGATAAGTTTATCGTCTTTTTCTGAAGCCTCCGAAGTTAGTGTTTTGATTTTTGCGCTAAGTTCCTTAATCTCTGCTTCCTTTTCAGCAATAAGTTTAGCTGTGTCCTCAACATTGATGTTTACATTTACAGATGATTGCTCAGGTGTATACATTTTGTATTCAGCAATTAGATCGCTAAGTTTTCTTTCTTTAACTTCACCAATTGTGACTTCGTCGTTTTCAACAGAGTAGGACACCACTACATAGTCATCTTCTGACTCACGATATTCGTTGTATGCCAATACTTTTTGTTCAGTAGGATACAACTCCCAAAGATAGTAGTAAGGGTTGCTATTGTATCCATTTTTATTTAATGATGCTTTAATCTTTTTACGCAAATCATAGGTTGTTAAAGCAGATTGTTCGTTTGTTTTGCCCAATTTATTTTCTTCCTCCTTGTTACTTAATTCAATATCACTTCTATAAGCAGCTTCCATTTGCTTTTCAAAGTCCTCAGAAGCTACTAGCAGTGTCTTAGATGCCTCACCATACGCAGGAGGAACATCGATTAAACAATTTGATAAGAACGTGTATGTAGAATAAATTTTTTGATTTTTTTCATTTGTGGTGTAATCGCCACCTTGAAGTTCCCATGACGACCAAAGCCCACCATTATACTTGTCAGGATCAGTCATTTTATTTGCGATTAGATTGACAACTGAACTAAACCTCTTCCAAATTCGACTTTTTGCAAACAGACATGGTACTGTTACTTGTCCAACGTCTGGAATATCAACCGTGTCATCAGCTTGCCAAACTTCAGTGTGTACACCATATGCGCTTGTGTTAAAAATAAATTTACCTTTATCATCAATCGCTACTTCATGACTTCCAAAACTATTACCAGATGCATTAATTTTAGCGACAACAGGCATACCCTCTAGCGATTTGTAACTATCTTCGCTACCAGAAGCCAAGCCTACACCATTCAAATTCGCATAATCTAGCCAACATAATCGGGTGGTTAATTCAATATAAGGTTTGTCATCATCAAGACCTGAAATCTGAATCGGACTATTTAACTTTAATATATCTCCCATTTTCTTCTTCACCACCTTTCAAGAGTAGTAATAAAATTTATATATTATTGTGCTTTTCGTCTGTCTTGGTCTTCATTCTGCTTGTCTGGATTATTGTTATCTACTGGTCTACCACCGTTGTTGTCAACAATATCTCCTGAAGCAGTGTAGGCATTTAATCTAGGTGTAAAGACTTCATCGACACCGTTATCTTTCTCTTCTCTGCGCCTTTGAACTTCTTCTTCTAGGCTGTACCCTAGTAATTCAAACGCTGTTTTATAACTCATATTCATTTTTGAGAATAATACTTCTACCAATTGTACTTTTACATCGTTACTGAAAGTTTCTGAATCAATAATTTTAACCTTTGGTACATACTCAGAACCTATTCCATTCTCACGCAAAACAACTTCGTACCATTTTTCAATACAACTCTCAACCTGCTCGGAAATCTTATTTATAACTTTCAATAGTTCCGCAATAGATATATTTGCAACTGTGAATGTTTGAGCTGTTTCATTGTTAACAAACGCAATACCCAAAGCAGTCATAGTTTTATTGCGGTACAACTTAATCTGGTTGGTATTATTTGTTTCTACTTTTGGCTCAATATATTTTAAGTCTTCAACAAACGGTGGAGCTGTATAGATAACGACTTCATTATTAAATGCCTGAATAAAAGCTTCGTGCGCATAAGCCATTTTATCCAAAGCCATATCATTAAAACTATCACCCATAATCTCCTTATGAAGCTTTTGCATAATGATTTTTTTAGAAACGGCACTAGCGTTTAGCTTATCTGCTTTCTCGTACATTTCTAACATTCCAGCAGACTTAAGTGTGCGAAAAATAGGTGTTAGACCATATTTCCTTTTTAGATTGTTTATTCTAATAACACCGCTTCTTTCGGTGTCTAATTTGGAATAAATCTCTTTGTTAATATAATCTTTATGAACTTCTACAGGATAACTCTTCTGAATCTCTTCTGCTGTTTTATTGAAGAAATAAGCTTTACCTTTTTTAGTCTTAACCATTGTTTTCTGCAATGCAGATTCTAGATATTTCAAATCAAGTAGAACAACAGGTTCTCCGTTTATCTCATAGTCACTAATTATAGAGAGTCCTAGAGGGTAATAATCAATAGAGTATCCTGTTGACTTGTTGCCACGTAGATAGGAAACATAGTTCCCTTCAGCATATGTCATTGGTATAGAATCTCTAATAAATCTATCAATTTTTACTTTTTTATTAAAATCACTGATTATCTTTTTAGCTTTTTCTATTGTTTGTTCATAGTTAGAAAGAGTTTTATCAACTTCATACGAAAGTCTAACGTTACTGTTTACATTACTACCTATGATTTCATAAACCTTACCAATTAAGTCGTCTTTATTTATAAATTGTCTTGAAAGCTGATTGATTCTCAATATACTAGCGAGATTCGATTGAGCGTCTTTGGACAATCGTGCATACTCATCATCTGTTAAGTCAGACTTTCCTATGAAATTATCTTTAGGAATTACTGAATACACATGACCATTTTTATTTGTATATCTATCCCAAGCTGCGCTCAGTATTTTATTGTAATCAATGCCTTCCATAGTTGTAATCACATCTGTAGAATCGTCATCGGTACTACTTATTAGAACTTGAAAATTCTCTTTTTCACTGCTCACCTAGTTTACTCACCTTCCTTTCTGCTAAAATGAAATCTTAGATACGAATATAGGAGCTTTAGACCAATCCTGTTTGGGTTTTGGTTTATTTATAGCATCTTTGCGTCTTAATTGAGTTAAAAAGTGTGCCAACATTAGAAGGGTGTAAAACCTATCATCTCCCATGGTGCTTTGCTTGTCTTTAGGTAGATCGTAACTTACGTTGTTACCGCTTTTAGTTTCTCGTATAGCAAAAGACTCTTCTTTCATGACATCAATGTTAGTTAAAGCAATTTGCTCTTCCATGGACAATTTATATTCTTCATAGTCCAAGTTCTCACCAACAGTAATATTTATATAATCTTTTCCATCGTAGTTCTGAGGAAATTTGATTAAATCAAGATTAAGCAATTGAATTAACTCTTCTACCATCTGTACTTTGTATTTTTTAGGACTTATTAACTGTACAATTCCCACGGCATCAGGATAGTTGTTTTTTTCATTGGTGTATTGTTCGTGATTTAAGTCAATTAGACCTTTGTGTTTTTCACCGTCATCACCTTTCCACTCCTCAAGCAAGCCATCTGCCAACGGAATGCCACCGCCACCTGCACCACTATCTATTAACACAGATAGGATGTTTTCATAGTCAGGACTTTTGTTTCCATTGTAGTCAAGTAGCATTCTTTTGAAGTACTTCACTTGATCTGGTGTTTTCATAGGAGTTTTCTTCTTTTTCGCAACATCGACGAAACTCACGCAATTGACCACTTCACCGTAGTACCCTACTTTTTCATCATGCGCTATTCTCATAACACTGCAAATAGAGTTATCATAGGTACGTGCAGGGTCGAATGCAAAGATGAATTTATCTTTATTATTTTCATTAAACATAACAGGTAAGACGTTAGTTGAGTTTCTTAGAACAACATGTCTTTTGATTGGTTGTGCATCTCCACCATCAGCAGAGAATTCATTGTAATATTCTCTACGCCCCTTTTCAGGTGATTGTGCTATTGCGTCATCTACCTGTTCTTGCTTCAACAAAGGTGGGAAAGGTTTTCCATTTTTCAATGGATTGAGTGGAATTGTACAAGGTATGTCAGCAACGAAATATCTTCTGTCTCCTGCAATCATATTTTTAGCAAACTCTTTGTACTTTTTATAAAAATAAGTATCAGTTGAGCTTGCAGATGAAGCATATATCAACTGAGTAGGTGTTTTCTTAAATAATGATTTTAAGTTGAAGTTTTCTTTTGTAGACATAATGAAATCACTATTTTGAGCACCAAATGCTTCTGCTACCATGATTTGCTCATCAGAGGCAAAGCCTATTTCATCAAAAAATACCAGACTAGACCTTTTCGATCTATTGTTGTTGTAGTTACCATTCAATGAATTTATCCTACTACCACTGTGACCAGCTACCGTAAAGCTCGCAGGATTATGTACGAAACCAGTTTTATTACTATGATTTGTTACTACTTCACTTAAAAATATGTCCTCAATATCAGGCATCGAGTTGATATTCTTCTTTGCTATATCCTCAATTTTTTTGAAAGTTTCTTGAGATTGTGAACCTGCTGGTGCAACTATATAAATCTTTTGATTTTCAAATAATAGAAATTTGAGCATCATGTAAACTGCACCTAACAAGCTTTTACCAAAGTTTCGAGAACAACACCATAGAGCATAAGGCTTAGTCCATGATTCCATAAGTATGTATTTTTGAGCATCTAAAAGTTCAATCCCAAGTAAGTCTTTACATGCTATGACAGGATTTCTTCTCCAAAACTGAATTATGGATGCATCTAAGCTAAACAATTCTTTTTTTCTGGCACTTAGGATTGCCATATCTTTTTTATTTTTCTTCATATTCAATCAACTCTTTGTTTTTTCCGTATTCTGCAACATAAGCATCGATTATTACGTTGTAAACTCTAATTTCTTCTTCAAGTTCTAACACCTTGTTGTTTAATTGAAGACAATCCTGTGTTTGCTTTTGAATAATATCAGCATAGTCACTTTCCGTTAGCTTCAACTGATTAAATATTGATTTTACACTTATGTCAGACGATATTTGCATACCTCTGGAGGTGTTCATATCATAAAAATTTTCCTCGGCATCTTTGAACCCTAGTTCACGATAATGTTTCATTTTATATCCGAGTGTACTTTTTTTTAATCCTGAGTCGCTTCTGTGTTTAACTGCTATGCTATTCTCTTTTGCTATTGTATTGACTGATTCTTGTAAAATTTTTTTGATTTTTGTGAGTCTATCTATTTCAACACTATTTATCTTCAAATCTTCAACAGTTGAACCTAATGTTGCAATAGCGTCATCTACCTTTTTAATCTGATGATTGCTTTTTACAATTTGAGTCACTATCGATATTAAAAACTGGTCTTCTAGTGTATCCTCGTCTAAATATGGGATTATATCTTGGTACATTTGTTTTCTATCAAAGCCTGAGTACTCAACGAAAGGATCATACCCAAGCAACCTAATAATATCTTTTTGTAGTTCTAAATCTTCGTCAGTTATCGTTAACTCGCTATCATCAAATTTCAAATTGTCTTTTTTTGCTTTTTTCTTTTCTTCTTTCTTTTCATCCTCAAGAGTAGAAGGTGTCATACCACGATTAATGCTTAGTTTACATATGTCATCTGATGATAAATTAACTTCACCATCGTCATATGTGAGAGATTCTTTAACTTGAGCAAGGTGCTTCATATACAGGCCGAATACATGCTTTCCATTCTTTTCTGCTTCGTTTATCGCAGTAGTCCACTGTTTAAGTAAAAAAGGATAGTTCATGGATTTTAGTAACCCCAAAACAGAAGTTACGAAGCCCCTGTCTTGAATTACTTTATATAAGTCACTTTGCTGGTTTACTCGATAATCTGGAAGCCTGTCTGTGATACAAGTCTTGCAAACAGGAAATCTTCCAGTGCTTTTATATAAAGGATTAGAACTTATATAAAACTGTGATGGGGCTTTTTCTTTGCCACATGTTCCAGTGCAAGTAATTTTTACTGTTTTTAGTATTTTTTCATTTTTTTTATCATCGTTAGTTGGTAAATTAAATTTTCTTCTTGTCAAATTTCTATGTCTCCCTTCGTAAATTAATAAAAGCAAGGAGGATGCAGCTAGGGAGAGTGGCTGCATCACTATCACTGTTCTTCAAGCAGATACAAACTTGCAGTTTTGCAAAAATATGCAAACGAAAAAGCCCAAACATAAGTTTAGGCTCAATTGTTCGAATATTTTAGATAATTTCGTGACACACACCTAGCTCCAATGCTTCCTCGCTGAAAAAGTGCCAATCTTTATTGCTGTTTAAGACTTCATCTAATTGTGAAATAGTAATATTAGTACGTTCGATAATAAAATCATCGCAAATATCACGTAGTTTTATAATATGGTCTGTACCACGTTTAATATCGGTGATAGTACCCTCAGTACCAAAAGAAACATCATGATACATGAAGTCGTTAAATCTACGTGCAAAGCGATAATGACCTGCTATATACAGCATAAAAGCCATTGAAGCCACCGTACATTCTGCATATGTGTATACAGGTGTGTTACTAGATACAATGGCGTTAACAGCTGTCAATCCGTCTAGAAGGCTTCCACCAACAGAATGAATGTGTATTTGAATTGGTAATCGTTCATCGATATCTATATCAGCCATTTCATCTTCTAGGTTATACATGTGAATCTTTTTAGTCACTAAATCATATATAGATTCGTCAATTTCATAATTAATATGTATAATACGATTTTGATGTTCGAATAACTCTTGATACTCATTTAGATCGAGAAATGCTGGTGATAGTGTTTGCTCATCTTCATTCACGTCATTGGTTGCAGAATGCTCACACAGTTTAAGTTTTTTATGCTTCATATTAAAATCTCCTTACATCAAAATTCGGAGCTACTACGCAACTCTTCTAATTGTTTTGCTTAATCTATGATTTGTGTTCGGTTATAATTTAATTTCATAATTCACAGTTCTGCCGACATTTTCTTCGATTATCATTAAATTTGCTCCGGCAGTGGAAGTTTTTTTCAGTTTCATAGAGTAATCATCTATACCCACAATGCTAGGTACTTGGACATATTTAATGTCACGTTGACCATTCATTCCTATCGTCTTTTCGTGTGAATGATGTAAATGTCCAGAGATCATTAAATCCACATGATGTCCATAAACTTTCGAATACTGTATTAAGCTATTTTCTAAATTTTTCTCCTCGTGACCATGAACACCTAACACTTTTGTTCCAAGGATGTCGGTATATACGTGATTCTTACAATTATGTATATTAATTCTTTCATTATTTTGTAAATTGCTTTTTATAATATGAGAGACTACTTTCTCCATATTTTCATGAGTGAAGTCACCACGTTGACCGTTTAACAAACGTAATTCTGTATGATTTCCTGCGGTAGCATAATAATCTATTAAAGTGTATTCTGACAGTTTGTTGAGCCATTGAGACATGAATTCAGCAAATTCTATAGCAGAATCAACATTACCCAAACGTATCCATTGAAGTTGACTCATTCTCAAGATACCGTCTAGACTATCGCCCAAATTAAACAGGTGAACGTGATTAATTTTATCCTGATCATTCCTCAGTACAAACTGCTCTAATAGACTCCACATGCGTTTCTGAGCAATTTCAGGACTGTATTGGTTTAATATCTCATCAAACCAACCAGTGACTGTAAACTCCGCAGAGTAGTGAATATCGGCAACAGGAAATAGATAATCTTTTTTAACTTCTTGTTTCTTAATAAGGATGTTTGGAACGCTAATACTAGGTCTATTAATGATAGCTTGAATTATTTTCTCTTCTATCAGCTCATTTCTAGCCTGTTCACGAATTAATTTGTTATATTCTACTTTTTCACTTTGAAGCTTTACTCTTTCTTTTTTTAAGTCAATAGTTTTATCTTCGATTTCTTTGAGTAATTCGTTGTCATCTAAATGTTCAATTATGTGTTTCTTCCACTTGATGTAACTAGCATAGTCTTTTCTATATTTAGACTCAGAATAATCTTCTTCGATTTCTGGTTGCTTATTCAATATTTCTGCTATTCTTACCCAATTCAAATCTAAAATCTCCATGTTACTGCCTAGTCTTATTAGGTAGTCATTAAAATTTTCATTGGGTAATCTATCAATGCTTTTCATGTCTCACCTCTTTGTGGCAGTCCCTGTGCGCCACTCTCCCATATTTCTATATCTCGACATATAAAAAAAGTGGAGAAAAAGTATCTCCACTGTAAAATTTATTATTTAGTTTTTAGTAATTAAAATTTACATTTTATCTGCTATTTCTGCTGCCCTACTACGATAAATCTTAGTAAATTCGACTTCACCGTATAAATCTTCACCACGGAATACTTTGCTCAATCTTTTCATTCCGTTCCGTGAGCCAGCAAAAGCCTTATCGTCAACTTGCGCTTTATCATCGCCATCGATAATCATTTTGCTTCCTTCTCCTAGACGCTGCACAGCTAGTTTCATAAGAGAGATATCCATGT